ACCACGCTGATCTGATGAAAGAGATGCAATTGGAACGTGAGGCCAGAGAAAATGCCAATGCGGACGTGCTGATGAAGGCAAAGTTGGAACAGGATGCCAAATTCAATTTGTCGATGCAGAAATTGAACGATGACCGTGATAAATTGAAAGAAACCGATTTGCGGCGGGAAAAAGACCACGCTGATCTGATGAAAGAGATGCAATTGGAACGTGAGGCCAGAGAAAATGCCAATGCGGACGTGCTGATGAAGGCAAAGTTGGAACAGGATGCCAAATTCAATTTGTCGATGCAGAAATTGAATGATGACCGTGATAAATTGAAAGAAACCGATTTGCGGCGGGAAAATGAACACATGGTTCTAATGAAAAAAATAAAATTGGAACGTGAGGCAAATGCAAAATCCAATGCTGATTGGTTGACTAATACAAAGTTGGAAATGGATTCCAAATTCAATTTGTCGATGCAGAAATTGAACGATGACCGTGATAAATTGAAAGAAACCGATTTGCGGCGGGAAAAGGAACACATGAATCTAATGAAAGAAATAAAATTGGAACGTCATGCAAATGCAAAACACAATGCTGATGCGCTCGATCAAAAAAACAGAGACCTGGATTCCAAATTCAATTTGGCGATGCAGAAATTGAACGATGAACGCGATGCATTAAAAGAAACCGATTTGCAGCGGAAAAATGAACACATTGCTCTATTGAAAGAGATGCAAATAGAACGTCATGCAAATGCCAAATCCAATGCTGATGCGCTCGATCAAAAAAACAGAGACCTGGATTCCAAATTCAATTTGGCGATGCAGAAATTGAACGATGAACGTCATGCATTAAAAGAAACCGATTTGCGGCGGAAAAATGAACACATTGCTCTATTGAAAGAGATGCAAATAGAACGTCATGCAAATGAAAAATCCAATGCGGATGCGCTCATGAAGGCAAAGTTGGACCTGGAAACCAAATTCAATTTGGCGATGCAGAAATTGAACGATGACCAAGATGAATTAAATGAAACTGATTTGCGGCGGGAAAAGGAACACATGGATCTAATGAAAGAAATAAAATTGGAACGCACAGCCAATGCAAAACACAATGCTGATGCGCTTCTCAATGCAAAATTGGAACAGGAATCCAAATTCAATGAGCGAATACATGCAATGATGGAAGATTGGACACAAAAAAATCATGACATTGAAACCGTAATGGAAAAACTACGACAGGATAAAACAACACTGGCCAAAGAGAGAGCCACATTGGAGAAAGAGAAAATGATGGCATTTGAAGAGAAACGACTTGCCGAAGAAGAGAGAATCAAACTTGCAAAAGAACAAGATGAAATCAAGTGCGAAAGACAATGTCAAACCGGATTGATGCAATCATTGATGAATGAAGTGGAACAGTTGAACATTCGACGACGCGAAGAACAAGAAAAGCACGTTCAAATTCAAACCCACATGAAACAACGCTTTGAAACGGACAACCCAATGTCCACGCAGTTGCATGACACGGTTGCCGCGAATTTAGCACACTTGCAACTAATATCCAGCATGGATTTTAAGGACAAACGAGTTGCCATTTACTCGCATTATTCCAGTTTGGATGAGGTTGAAAGCTATAACGTGTTGACAATCGAATGCATTCAACATTATTTTGATCACATCGTCATTTTGACAAACTGTCCAAACAGATGGAACATGAATTCGCCCAATCACAATAAAATACATTTATTGAATTACAACATGAAGAGCGATTTTCGCAACTATGGTGTGTTTATAATGCAAACCGAACTCAATCTGATGAACGCTTCGTCCTTGTGCCTTTTGAATGATTCATTTGTGGTGGTTGATGTGAACGCATTTGGACAATGCATTAAACGCGTGTTCAACGACAACATGTTGTCGTCGTATGATTTCATTGGTCTAACCAGTAGTCATGAAAACGTGTTCCACTTGCAATCCTTCTTTTTGCATTTCAATGCATCCACGCTGAAACATGTCCTGGATTACTTCAAAGAACAGGGTCTTCCCAACAACCACGACGGAGCCATTTCCAAATACGAATTGGGAATATCAATCTATTTGATTAACCATGGGTTTTCACAATTTGCATTTGTGTCGAACGATGACATGAAGTTCCCTCTCAACACCACGTGTGTCAAATGGTCGGAAGTTTTGAATGAAACTGGCATAATAAAACGCCAACACTTTTTTAAAAAATATGCATACAAATCCATGTCGGACAATGACATTTCGGAAGTTGCGGAAAAATACTCATACAACAAGCATTTCATAAATTTTTTGAAATACAACAATGTCAAAATCATAACAAATGTTTGAACACATTCCGTTAAGGAACAAAAATTTATTTGTTTAAATCATGTATAACACACAACGCAAAACACAACGCAAAACACAACGCAATTTATTTGACATTTGACATTTGACATTTGACAATGATTCGGCAATTCCATGACATTAAAAACGTGCTTTACATCAATCTTGATTCACGCATAGACCGTCGCACTCATTTTGAGCTGGAATTCAATAAAATTGGGCTTCAAACGCAGCGATTTCCCGCCATTAAAAAAAACAATGGTGCCGTGGGATGCACCATGAGCCACATCGCGTGCCTGGAACTCGCCATTCAGAACAAGTGGGACCACGTTCTCATATGTGAAGATGATGCAACAATCACTAATCCGGGACAATTGGTGTATCAATTTAATCAGTTTTTCAAAAATCTGGGAGATCACTGGGATGTCCTGTTGTTGGCCGGAAACAACTACCAACCATTTCGTCAAATCTCAACTGAGTGTGTGCGCGTGGGCAACTGTCAAACCACCACATGTTACTTAGTTAATTCTCATTATTTTGAAACATTATTGAACAACTTTAAGAAAGGCCTGAGTGAGTTGGCGACGACAAATGACCAACCCAAATATGCAATTGACCAATACTGGAAACATTTGCAACGCATGCATCGTTGGTATTTGATTACCCCCATTTCGGTCATTCAGCGGTCGGATTACAGCAACGTTTCTAATCAGCACACCGATTACACCAAGGAAATGCTGACCGTGAATAAAAAATGGTACGGTTCTTAAATCCCACGTAAATTCCGTCAACTCATCAACTCGTCAACTCATCAACTCATCAACTCATCAACTCATCAACCCATCAACCCATTGCAGCTCCCTCATTGGAGAGCGCGTCCGCCCGTTTATTGCTGTCGCGATACACGTGTTTAAAGTCAATTGTTGTCAGGGTGGATGCCAGACTGGTGGCATGCTGATGCAGCGGAATGAGTTTGGCCGAATTGACCTTGTATTTCCCTTGCATCTGTAGAATCACCAACTGACTGTCGCCGCACACGTGCAGCTCGTTTATTCCACGTTTCACGGCTTCATTTAGTCCTAGTATGAGCCCCGTGTATTCTGCCTCATTGTTTGTTGCGGCGTGTCCAACAAACACGGACACTGCAAACACCTCGCCGCCTTCTGCGTTGTAAAGCACCGCGCCTGCCCCTGCGCGTCCTGGATTTCCTTTGCTGCATCCATCAAAGAAGAGGGTGTACATCGGTTCTGGGTCTTATGAGTGTAGATGTCTGACTGCATGTGTTAATCAATTTTTATTATTTTGTATGCAAATAACATATAATTAACGGTGTTCATCATTTAAAAAAATCACAGTGTATTGTAATACCTCACTCCATACACACTCAAAATGAAAGGTTTGGAAGACATACATCACGCGCTTTACATCAATTTGGATTCGCGCAATGACCGGCGCGAACACGTGGAGATGCAGTTGGATGCACTCAAAGACAGAATGCGCAATTTGAAGCTCGAGAGATTCAATGCTATCAAAAATGCAAATGGTGCGGTCGGATGCAGCATGAGCCACTTGCGTTGCATTAAACTGGCGCAAGAGCGCAACTGGGATCACGTATTGGTGTGTGAGGATGACGTTCTGTTCACAAATGTTCCGTTGTTTTTGACGCAGTTGAATAAATTCCTTGCAACCGTTCCCGATTGGGACGTGGTTCTCTTGGCCGGCAACAACATTCCACCGTTCCACGTCATAAATGATGCGTGCATCAAAGTGAGCAATTGCCAAACAACCACCGCTTACATTGTGAAACAGCATTACTATGACACACTCATCGACAATTACCGCGAAGGAATCCACCAGTTGATGCGCACCCCCACGCAGAGAATTAATTATGCGATTGACCGGTTCTGGTTTGAACTGCAGCGCCGTGATAAATGGTTCCTCATTACGCCGCTCAGCGTGGTTCAGCGCGAAGACTACAGCGACATCGAAGAGCGCGTCACGGATTACAGTCATTTGATGTTGGACATTGACAAAGAAGCCCTCATTCGCAGGATGATGGAGCGCAATCAACACAACCAACCCAGTCAAACAATGCACCCCAATAAGTTGATTCCACCCACTCAGACAAGTCAGTCTATGCAACCCCAAATCGATAACAATCAACTGAATGTTCAACATATTCGCATGCAATTAAAAAAATAAAGGTTCATGGTTCATGGTTCATGGTTCATGGAGTTCCCGTTTCAAACTCGCATATTAACCGTGGAGTGGTTGCACGGTATGTGTAGTGGGTTGCATGACCAAACTCGTATTTTGGTTTTACATTTTCTGGCATTTGATGTTGTTTCTCTCTTTGGGTTGGGCATTGTTCTTGCACAAGTGGCCTGTTGTTGTTGTTATTTTTATTGTCATGGGTTCGAGGACTGCAGCAACAATTGTAGAGAGAAAATGGTTCAATGACTTCATTGACGCTATTAGTGGCGCTATTAGTGGCGCTATTAGTAGCATTTGATGCAGTCGGTCCAATGACTGGACTTTCTTTTGCATGCATGCTTGGCGTGGCGGGTCCTAGCACCGGACTTGCATCTGGACTCGTCAGTTTTTTATACATTATAAACATTTGAATTTGAATATGGATTTAAACGTTTTTTCAATGATGTAGTATACATTGATTTAATTTTTCACTCTTAAAATGGCTACAATGTCTGATGCAAATATCACGTTTTCGACTTGCTGGTACAACTTCAAGGCCAAGTTCGATTTCAGCGTGTACGCTCCCTGGATTCGCAACATGCTGTCCAACGTGCGCGCATACAACCTGGTCATTTACACCGATGAAGCGGGACAAGCCGCGTTTGATTTCAACGCGTATGCTGCCGTGAATCCGCGCATTCGCGTCATCATCAAACCCTTTGAGTCTTTCCGCAACTACGCGCTTAAAGACATGTGGATTGCCAACCACGAAAAAAATGTGCTGCTCAATGCATGGGTGGATTGGCGCGTGAATGCGCTGTGGTCCGAAAAGGTGCACTTTGTCAATGAGACGGTGACCCAAAAGTATTTCGACACGGAGTTTTACGGCTGGTGCGACATTGGGTACTTTCGGGGGCGCACCACTGGCCTGAATCGAGACCTGCCCATGGCGAATCTGCGCAACTGGCCCAACCCCGACAAGATTGCGGTTCTTAATCCCAGCAAAATTTATTATGGATGCGTGAACAACGACTGGAGCCAAATTGAGCACTGCATTCGAACCGTGAATGCAATGCGGCCGTTGGACCCGCGCGTCAATTACATTGCTGGTGGTTTTTTTATGCTGCACAAGTCCAAGGCGGAGTGGTGGGCTGTTGCATATGACGCTAAACTGCACCGCCAGCTGTCTCAAGGACGCACTGTGAAAGACGACCAGCAAATCATTGCAGATTGTGTGTTTTCAAAAGACACGCAATCCCATTTTCACATCTGCCGCGAAGAAGGCGGCAAGTATGATGTGTGGTTTCTGTTTCAACGCACGCTTCTTTAAACGTGGGATTTCCTTGTTCTCCTTATTTTCCTTTTGTTCATTGTTCTCCTCGATTTCTTTGATTTTTTTGATTTCCTTCGTTTGGAACCACCAAGTTCTGCATCATCCGGATGATGATGATGTCCATTCGAATTTGAAAACCTTGGCATTGAAGGCATTGAAGCCGTTGGCATTGAAAACTTTGGCATTGAAAACTTTGGCATTGAAAACCTTGGCATTGAAGGCATTGAAGCCGTTGGCATTGAAAACTTTGGCATTGTCAATTTTGAAGCAACGGATTGTGTCATCCTGTCAACCAAACTTGGCCGTAAACGACTTCTGAGGTCTTTCCACATTAGTATGAAAATGTCAATTGCTGTTATTTTTTTAATTTTATCGTCCATATCTTCTTGTTCATTTTTCCACGTCGATTTTTTTAGGCGTTTGTAATATTTAATCAACCCATTCAATGTGTCTATCTTTTCGTCGGTTGTTGGTAGAAACGCAATCCACGTGGTTGCCTCTGCAATTGCATGAGCAACAAGTGGAATCATGTCTGATTGTATTTGTGGATGTTTCAAACGTTTATCAAATGGACCGAACTTGGGTTTTGAGTCAACTTCGCCAACTCTCGCAAGAATGTATGCGTTTGGATTTGATATGATTTCATCCGTCCACGCGCGGATAATTGCATCATCAGCTGATTGCATGGTGTGTTATTTTATCACAATATTATTATTTGGAACGCAAAATGGATTTATTTGCGACGGGTTGTGGATTTTCGTTTTTTGCCTACAGTGCGTTTTTTGCCGCTACGCTTGCGACCAGTGCGTTTGCGTTTTTTGCCACTACGCTTGCGACCAGTGCGTTTGCGACCACCTGTTACAATTTCCTGCAATTCAGTTCCAAATTCGGCTCCATCAGGAAATAATTTTAAAAGTGATTTCACTATATTCATTTTTTTATTAATCCAATGTCTTTTTATATAAATTAAATCATTTTCTCTTGTGTTTGCATCATGCAAACCAAAAACCGTGGTGGGTTTCGGAATTTTCTCATATTCCGATTCAAGTTTGGGCAAATGTTGTTTCAATGCATCATATAAATCATGAACCACTCGTGGGTCCTCAGTCTTGCCGAAAAGATCAACAGTATGTTCCAGCTCTTCACCGAAAACAATAGTTTCTTCTGCTAACTGAATATTGAGATTAGCATTGGTTGTCACAGCATCGCCATCCCCGGGTTCGCTCATAACATTTGTCAAATGAAAATCCGATGGGTCTTCTTTTTTATGTTGTTTAGCTCGATCGATTTCAATTTTCGCCTCTTTAATCTTTGTTTCACATTCATTCTTATACAATTTTATAGAATTAACAAGTCGTTCCTTAAGTTGAGCAAGTCTATGCTTAAGTTGTGAATTACTCATTTTCCGTCGTTCTTGGTATAGACTAACTGCATAAATGAGACGTCCCACCAATTCCAAATTTAGTTTTGTAAAGAAATCAGTTTTGTTAAATAAATCCCAACTATATAAATCATCCATCGAGCCGCGTTCGGCTTTCAAGTCGTCTATAAAATGTAATTCGTCTTCTGCCGCAACCTTTATCAGACCTGTCGGATCATCATCCCCTACGCCGTGAACAACAAACCCCTTGAATTTATTAGTTTGGTAGTATTCCAATAGTTTAATTGCAGCAGTTTTATCACGTACATTGAGCAGTGCCTCCGCAAGATCTTTTTGTGTCTCCATAAAATCTTTATTATATTCCAAAAAAACTTTTAAAGTATTCCACCGGTTTGGGTCATCACTATCGACAATCTTCTTACATCGGATTTGCAGGTCTTCGGTAAATTTTAATGCATGAGTTGCCGTATATTTTTTATACCTTGTTCCACCTTCAATATGCGACTTTAATATCAATTTCTGACGTTCAAATGCATCATCAAAACTCTTGGACAAATTCGACATATTTTTCAAAAATATCCTTATACATCTATATTAATATATTTAATATATTATTTTTTGAAATCATGTCATCGCACAAACTTTCGAGCGCAGGCAGCGGCGAGTGCAGCCCCGCCGCATTCGGGTTATACACATGCTCCATTGCGAACGCGCTTGCTTCTTCCACATTTGGAACGCGGAAATCGCTTTCGTACACTTTGAGCCAGTGTGTAAAATAGATGTCCTCGGGCGTGTCATTGCCACTCTTGTACGGATGTCTGCGCGCAATCGCCATCATGGCGCGCACATTCCGGAGCGAAAGCCCGCCGTTTCCCACCGTGAGTTGCACATGGCGTTTATTTGGCGGCATCATCGCGCACATGCCGCCGTTCGCCCAAGGCGCGCCCACGTAATCGTATTTCAAAAACGAATCAACGGCGTCGCCGCCCTTCAGCAGCAACGTGTCGGTTTGAAACATGAGCGCGTGCTCGCAATTGAAGCACTTCCACATGGTCTCCCAAAACAGGGGGTTGGCGACCATGGCGCTGTATTCCCCGTTGGTTAAATTCTTCTTAATTAACCGCACGTAATGAACGCACTCGTCCGGAAACACGTCTTTCAACCCATCCTTAACAAACCGTTCGTTGTCGGGGCCGTGATACACGATGAGCCCCCACCCCGTGTGCTGCAGCAAATACATGAAGTTCTTGATCACGGGAATCAGATTGGGATGCTGGCGCGGCTCAATAATGACGCAAAACTTGCGCACCGCGTGTTTTTTCGGCATGTGCTTAAATGCGTCGGCATCCAGGGCTGCAAACCGTTGCAGATATTCCTTCCATCGTTGGGTAATCATTTGTTTAATGGGTTTGATGGGTTTGATGGGTTGTATGTCTTCTATTGGTTTTTAATACTGTCTTGTTTTTAATTATGAATTCATAATTGTTAATTAAAATGTAGATGATTTGATTTAAAAGTCGGGACCGCCCGTGAATGCGGCGACTTCTTTTGTCGCGGAACCACCACTCGCAGAGTGCTCTTCAAACTGCGCAATGATGTAAAACCCCGTCAACGACGACAAGTACACCAGAAGCGCATCGCGAATCAAGAACTTGAGCGGCTTGGGCTGCGTTGCCGATTCGTCTTCTTCATCGGATTTATTGGATGTCAGTCGCATTTCCACGAATTTCATGACCAAAAACACAAAGGCAATGATGCCGCTGACAATGTAAGCGTTGTTATTCATCTTAATGACTTTGCTAAAGTATATACTAACCAAAACGAAACAAATGGCCCTTTTTACGAATTCGAATTATCGTTTTATTTATTTTTATTTATTTTTCTTACGTTTTGACTGTTCAAACTGATTTCTCATAACTCGCAATGCATTGTCTGCATTGTCCGTTTCGGCTTCTATTGCATACCCGATCCACTGGCATGCTTCATCAAAAAGTGCTTGACTTTTCATTGCAGCTGCATCATCTCCATAACTAAACCCGATATACAATATGGCTTTGTCATTTCCTTGTTCCGCTGCAAGTTCGAGCAATCGACGCGCTTCTGTTTTATCTTGTTCCTTTGTGCCGCCCATATGACCACTGCTATAAAGTTCGGCCAATCCAATTTGCGCTTCATCAAAGTTTTGACTGGCTGCAAGAGAAAACCAATGATGTGCGCCGGCATAATTATGTTGGATTCTTTGAATCAGTCCGCAAACAAACTGGCCATATTTGCTCCCTGCAGCCGCACTTTGTGCTGCCAATGGGGCGGCTTCATTTAGCATGTTGTGCTTGAAATTGCAATATGCCAAAACACCCATGCAATCGGGGTCTTCATTTGCCACTTCAGAAACCAAATCCACTGCCATTGGCATGTGTTCCATTATGGGCGGTTTCACACCCACTTTGTCTCTGCTTAGATACATTTCTGCAAGCGCTGCGCGCGCTGGCAAGCACCTCAAATCCATCGCATCCTTCAGCCATTGTTCAGCTTCTTGGTTCATTCTTGCGCATTCTGCGACATTCTTAGAGCGGAATGATTGAGCCCGCATTCGGTGAGCACGTTTAAAATACATAATGCCCAAACCTTTTGCAATTCCACTGTCCGCAGGCAAACTTGTTATGGCGCTTGCTGCTCGTTCTTGCAAACTTCTATGTGCGGTTTTGAGCGGTTCAAACAATTGTGCACTAAGGTGCGTGTGAGAGCCGGACCCGGGCATGGTGAGCAATAACCCTTTGAATTTTGGGTCCACCTCGTCAAACTCCGTTAATATTTTTGTTTTGAAAAGGTCCGATTTGGGGTTGGGTTTGAACATTCCGCCCCTCCTTTTCTTGCTCAAAATCCTGCTCAAAGTCCGTTTTATGCGCCGAGTGTGCATGTTTCATGCATATTCGTGTGATTTTATATTTAATCGTGCGGGCATTTCGGTTTCAGTTCGGCCAAGTCATTTTGTGCTATTTGGCATCCTGCTTCCTTGCGAAACGTAAACCACTTTACGGCTTCCATGCAAGATGCCGGTTCGTCGGCATTCTTTTTATGTATGTTGGCAATTAATTGAAAAGCATATGTATTCCCTTGGAGAGCCGCAAGTTTGAACAACCGCAACGCTTCATCCTGATTGGGATGGGTGGCTCTAAGCCACAATTCACCCAGTGCAACTTGAGCCTGGTCGTAATTCTGTCTTGCGGCGAGGTTGAACTGTGCAAACGCCAGGTCCGCATTACCTTCCGACAATTCGATCAAACCAACGACCAACTGACCATATTTGCTGCCGGCATCCGCACTATGTTCTGCCGCATCACGAATTTCCTTCTGTCGGACAGGACCATGGCATTCTCTTTTAAAACGGAGATGTGCTAAAACTCCTTCGCAATCTGCCATCTGGTCTGGGCGTGCATGGGGAACATGACAAAGCACCCGCACTTCCTCAAAATTGGGAAGAACTCCCAATGTGGTGCCATTCAATAACATGTCTGCAAGGCATGCGCGCGCTTTCAAACTACCAAACCCTATGGCTTGTTTCAATAGTTCCACAGCATCTTGGTTATTTTGTCTACACTCGGCAACATTTTGAGACTGAAATGAAGTCGCGCGCAAACGTTCGGCGCGTTCGTATATCTCATTTGCCAATCCTTCCGTGGCCACACTGTACATCATGGCAGTCATTGATGCATCCACGCCACGACGAAATGGTTGGAGAGCGGGTGGTTGTTTGAAGAATCTACGTGTCAACATTTTGCCAATGCCCGAATTTGGGCTGGACAGTGCGGCTCTTAAACGCATTTCGCGATCCATGCCACCAGGCGGTCTGTACAGCACCATGGCAGTTGGGGGTGGATTTGGGTTTGGGTTTGGTTTTGATTTTTTTGATGACGGCATGCCACCATTCCTTTTTTTGCTGCGACAATGCTTTTTTGTCATGCGATGCCTTTGGGCCGTGCGATGCTTTTGGGCCATGGTTGACTTTATTACTATAATTAAACATAATAAAATTTATTTATATGGCGTTTCAGGCAAGGATTTCAATGTCATCCAGTTCGGGTGCGTCGAAATTCAGTTTTCGCAACGGTTCTTCCATGGGGTGCACGTCAAACACGTCCAGCTGCACGTCTTCGCCGATTTTCAGGCGGTCCAACCCATCCTCGTCATCCTCTTCCTCTTGCAGTTTGCGCTGCATGTATCTCTCGTTGCTGATTTGTTCCAACCGTTCTTCCGTCTTGGGAGCGTGAATCATGTGCTCCGAGTTGTTCATGTCAATTGCGCTGTCCATGTCGTTGAATTTGATGGAAGCAGCGGAAGCAGTGGAAGCAATGGAAGCAATGGAAGCAGCTGATGCCACGGAATCTGCTGAAACAGTTGATGAAGCAGAAGCAATCGCAGGAAACGCATCGGACTCAACCCCCGCCGCAATCATTGCGGCAGCATCCGTGGATGCACTCGGTGAGACAGACGCGTTGGTTGTTGGTTGTGATTGTTCATGTTCATTATCAAACACCGGTTCTTGAGAGATGATTTCCTCCTTTATTTTGATTTCGGTGTGGTCCTCTATGGTTTCGTCCATGTATGTCTTAAGTATCATTTCCAGCGGAATGCTCTCTCGGATGCTCTCCAAAATGCACTCCTTGATGATGATCTCCGTCTCTCTCATGTTCTTCTGCGTGGTCAAGGGCGGAATGCCGCGCTCGAACAAATACACGTTGGTGTACAACTTGCGCGCGCAATGCACGTACACCTTGTGCACAAATTCGTTCAGTTGCGGCACGTCAATGTCCACCTTCTTCTGCTTGCTGCCCACGCGCATGCACGTCAAGCTCTTCAGCTGAATGATGTGGACGCACGTCACCAGGTCAGCCAAATACCCGCACCCGCTGCGGTCCACTATCCGCTGCGTCTCCTGTGCGATAATGGTTGTATTCCATTTCGGCACGCGCGAGAGAAAATTCTGAAACGTCATCAAGTACTTGCCCGTCTCGTTGTTTTGCTCGCACAGTTTCCACGCTTCATCGAAAATGGAGCGAAACCCCTCCGACATCATTGGCGCTAAAATGTTGACCAAGCGCGCGCACCACTCGTTGCGCGATTCTTGCAAGCTAGGCAGAGAATAGTCGTCCATTTTTTTGCTTAGGTGGTGTGTGGTTATGGTTATGGTTATGGTTTTACATAAATGCTATATTTTCTAAACTCGCATCAGAACGAAATAGCATGAAATGCAACATGAACAACATCAACAATTTCTCGTTTCTAAATTCATGGCGCACCTTTTGGAAGGCAATGAGTTTCTCGTATTTTGTCTCCGGCGCAGCTTTGGATTTTTCCAGCCATTTCAACAAGTCAATGCTGCTATACGCCCGTTCATACAATTTATTGGCTAGCGATGTCAATTCGCTATACGTGTATTTCTGTTCGAACGACACTTCCCGTTCCAACCATTCGGTGCGCTGCTGCTTCAGCTTGTCGAATGCAAACGTTTTTTGCAGCAAGTGTGCGTGCAAATTCACTTGCTCGCCGTTGACAATGGGCTCGGGAACATGAATCTCGCAAAACCGCGACAGAATCGGGCGCAGCAGCTTGTACTTGTCCTCCACCACGATGAAAAACCGGGTGGAATGGTTGAACAACTCGATGCAGCGCCGCAGGGCGGATTGCGCGTCGGTCGTCAACTTGTCCGCATTCACCAGCACCACGCTCTTGAATATCTCTCCGTCCTTCAGGTCCACGTTGGTTTTGGCAAAGAACTTCAGGTCCTCGCGAATGAATCGGATGCCCTTGTTGTGCGCACAATTCACGTGCATGACGTAATCCTTCAGCGCCACCTTGTCGTTGCCATAAATGCTGCGCACAAAACTCCAGGCCAGCGTGTTCTTGCCGCAGCCCGACACCCCGTGAAATATGATGTTGGGTATTTTCCGGTGGTCAATGAAATGGCGCAGTTTATGCTTAATGTCGCCGTGAATGTCCAACAGTTCGACCGCCGCAGGCTTCTTCTTAATGACGCGCACGCGTCGGTGTAAAGTTGTTTCGCTCATTTGAGAGAAATGCTTGGTGTAAATGTTTGTGTTGGATATTTATGTGCAGTGTAATAACTTTAATACTTATTTCACAAATTAATCAAAGAAATTGATTTAAAACCATGTGTGCCACTAAACACAATGCAAGCAATCATCTGCGCGTCTAAACACCGATTCAATGTCTTGGGCCAGTATCGCCAAACGCAACTTACCATCCACGGCAACAACAACAGCAACAACAGCAACAACGGCAACAACGGCAACAACGGCAACAACAACAGCAACAACGGCAACAACAACAGCAACAACAGCAACAGCAACCACAAAGGATATACTAACAGTGCCAGCGACATTTGCACAGGACCTTTTTACAGCATCATTTGACCGCAATCGAGAATACATGTCCGAATTTGAAAAAGAAGAGCAGTCGCAGTGCAGGCCAACTCATTTCGGACTGAAGCGCCCGGATGCGCCCAAAGTGTTTCCCATTTTCAGAACAACCGACGAAGAATGGAGTTGGATACGCATGGAAGACGCTAAAAACAATGCGTATTCCACCGAAGTATTTGAAGAGCGCATGCAGAAATGGCGCATCAAAAACAACTGGCAGCTTCCGCCAATGAAAACCACAGTCACGCCGGATGAAATGCGCAAAGGATTTTACATTGCAACGGACGAGAATGACCACAAGAAGACGGAAGTGAGATACATCACGCCTTATAGCACCAAAACCGATTTGACTTATTTGAGATCGAGCTCCGATTTGAGCGATGAACTTGTCGAGATGATGTGGTGCCTGGTCCATTCGCGCTCCGACGAGCTCGTTGCATGCAAGACCGTCGCCGAATTCAAAGCACTCTTTGAACGCAACATTCATCTGGAACCCCGTTTGCGTCATGCGCACGGTTACAGTCGCCATCGCCACAAAGACACTTTCATCCTGAAAATTCTCTGGCTCTTTTCGCAAAAGGCCAATGTGTTTCCCGGCAAGGCGCGCCTAGGAACCGCTCGCTGGACCCAGGACCCGGTCATGAAACCGTCCGACCACGAGATACGCCGGCCGTCTTGGTTTGATGCGAAAATTCACACCAAGAGCATGGTGTTCTTCTCGTTGCGCGCATGTCGTGATGACGCCACTAATCGCATCATCATCGGTCAACATGGCGGCCGGGAAGAGACCGGCCTTTGCATCGTTGAACGTTTGAAACAGGACGGGGATGCAGCCAAGATTCGTTGGTTGCTGTCCGCAAAACAGCTGCGCGAAATGGAGCGGGTCGTCTTTTGGCCGGAATACTCACCATTTCACGAAGCCGATGATGACAGCGACCACTATTATTCGGATGATTGGTTGTGAAATGACTAATGCAAATCCAAAAATCAAAACCATATAAACATATGATTTTCATTATCCACAACCACAGCCACAACCACAGCACAAACCCAATGGGGGATTCCGTAATGAATGCAGTGAATTTGTTTATTTTTTACTTCGGACTCATCATATTGTATCATGCGACAACGCGCATCAAATGATTTTGAACATGACTTGCGTATCCTGCTGCACCATTTCAGCAATGAGTTGATGAAACGATGTCCGCGGCCGCCATCCTAAAACGCGGTTCGCCTTGGATGCGTCCCCCCAAAGAACATCCACCTCAGTGGGGCGATAATACTTCGGGTCAATGAAAATCAGGTCCTTGTTGGTGGCCTCGTCGTATCCCACTTCTTCCGCACCGGTTCCGCGCCAATTAATTCGAATATTGACCATGCTGAATGCCAGCTCAATCATTTCGCGGATGCTGTGCGTTTCCCCGGTCGCCAGCACGTAGTCATCCGGCACATCTTGTTGCAACATGAGCCACATTCCCTCCACATAATCCATTGCGTTCCCCAAGTCGCGCTTCGAATCAATGTTGCCCATGACGAGCCGGTCCGTTTCACCGCGCAGAATTTTCCCGAGCCCCAGCGTGATTTTGCGCTCCACGAAATTGTGACCGCGACGAACGCCCCCGTGATTGAACAGAATGCCATTGGACGCGTGCATTCCGTACGCTTCCCGGTAATTCTTGACAATCCAATATGCGTACAGCTTACCCACCGCATACGGCGACCGCGGATAAAACGGCGTCGTCTCGCGCTGCGGCATCTCCTGTACCTTGCCGAACAGTTCACTCGTGGATGCTTGATAAAACCGTGTAATCGCGTCCAAGTCATTGTTGCGCACGGCTTCCAACAGCTTCAACGTGCCAAATGCATCCGTGTCGGCCGTATACTCCGGCATTTCAAACGATATTTTTACGTGCGACTGTGCTGCCAGGTTGTAAATCTCCAGACGGTCCATTGCTGCGTGCGTCGTCTTGATGTGGTTCAGAATCTTGTACAGACACGCGCCATCCGTCATGTCGCCATAGTGCAGCTTCAGCGCGATGTCATGAAACAGGTGCTCAATGCGCGAAGTGTTCATCGTGGAAGAACGCCGAATTAAGCCGTGCACCTTGTATCCCTTTTGCAACAAGAGTTCGGCCAGGTACGACCCATCCTGCCCAGTGATTCCCGTGATGAACGCAACCCGATTGTGCAGATCCATGTTTATTTATGCAATATTTGTAATACAAATGTTAAACAATACCATTTAAATGCATTATGTTGATATTAATTTAAGAGTTTCATCATTACATCATCACCGTCATGCAACGCGTTTTAGTGACCGGCGGGTTTGGATTAGTGGGTTCTGCGCTTCGCAGCGTGGCTGGTGCAGATTTAAAGTATAAAATGACATTCATGTCTTCCAGCGAATGCGATTTGACTGATTATGACGCAACGCTGAAATATTTTCGAAGGGTTATGCCAGACGCCGTGATTCATTTGGCCGCAGCGGTGGGCGGCCTCTTCAAAAACATGAAAAGCAAAGTGGACATGTTTGAAACAAACATGCAAATCAACATGAACGTGCTGCGCGCGTCGCATGAAGTTGGGATTTACACGGTCGTGAGTTGTCTCTCCACCTGCATTTTCCCGGATGACAAGGCGAAGCACGGACCCATTGATGAAACCATGCTGCACATGGGGGCGCCGCATTCGTCCAATGACGCATACGCATACGCCAAGCGCATGCTGGAAGTCCAGTCGCGATGCTACAGAGAACAGTATGGGCGCAATTATGTGTGCGTCATTCCCACCAACATTTATGGTCCAAACGACAACTTTCACCTGGAAGACGCGCACGTCATTCCCGCTCTCATTCACAAGTGCTTTTTGGCCAAGAAGCAGGGGGTGCCTCTGGTGGTTGCGGGCAGCGGTGCGCCGTTGCGGCAGTTCATTCATTCCCGCGACTTGGCGCTGCTACTGATTTGGATGCTGGAGCATTACGATGCAAAAAATGACGATAAAAATGAAGGCGGGGATGGCACGCTCATCATCTCAGTGGATCCAGAGGATGAAATCAGCATCGCAGAAGTGGTGCAGCACATTGTCATCGCGTTCCGGTTTGACAACGACATCGTGTATGACACCGCGCAACCCGATGGCCAATTCAAAAAAACGGCAGACAATACCAAATTCAAGAACCTTTACGGATACAAACCGCCGTTTGCATTCACGCACATCAAAACGGGCATTCAGGAAACGGTGCAGTGGTTTGTCCAAAATTATCACATGGCAAGAAAATGAGGAAAAAATTGATTGGCAAAAATAAAACTCCTGAAACCTGCCATAATTCAGAAACCAGAACCCAGAACCCAGAACCCAGAATGTTGATCGGAGAGTGTGTTGTCATGGCAGGTTCATTTGCCGTCATATTTGCGATCCTGTTTTGCGGAATGAAGCCAGACCGAGAACGAAGACATTCGCGGCGAAGCAAAAAGTGTATAAAGTGTAAAAAGTGTAAAAAGTAATTAAACTCATGTCGCATTGTCATGCATGTATGCATCTGAATCTGAAATGTGGCGTGGAAAACACATTATGTCTATCATGTTCATGCCACTTGCATTTTCAACACTGCATTGGGGGGCCGCGCAAATGTATGCACAATTCTGCGCACCGCCGGGACTGCATGGGTTCATTGTTGCATTTTTTAATATTGCAAATCCGGTGTGTTCTTACACGCTTCAAGTCATGGACATGTCCAAATACTTCTACAATCAGTCATGGATTTTTATAGGGATTACCACAATAGGTGCATGCAAGCATTTATACGAAAAATGCACAAACTCAATACAATAATTGCACCAATTCGATTATTTTTGAATATGCATGGACATTTAAAAAAAAATTGAAAGCCTTCTTCTGAAACCAAATCAAAGTCAGTTTACCAAGAACAACAACACCACAACAACAAGCAAGCACAATATGGCCTCTACTGCAACTGAATTCTCTTCTGAACCCGTTTTCGTTTCCGACCCCGTCATTGATGTTCCCGTCATTGATGTTCCCGTCATTGATGAAGACCCCAACAACTCCACACAATCCGTCGCCGTCGCCGTCGCCGTCGATGGTCCAGCTGAGGCTGTCAAGGACATGGACGTCATCGTTGTGCAAGACGTCAGTGGCTCCATGCACGACCAGCGCCGTTCAGTTCAAACCGGCGTCAATGAAATCATCGGCGAATTGCAGACCCGCTACAAGGAGCCGTGCCCTCACAAGGCAACCTTCTGCATCATCACGTTCTCGTCGCACGACCGCATCAGCGTGGGACCCGCAGTTCCAGTGCACGATGTCGCAAAATTGGACAATCTGACGTGCGATGGCATGACCGCCCTGTGGGACGCGGTTGCCATTGCAATTGCCCAGATGAATGAAAAAAGCAACGGAGTTCCAGCGACCACTTACGTGTTCACCGACGGCGACAACAACGATTCCCGGGAACACACGCAATCCCGCGTCAATGAAATGATTGCCGACAACAAAAAGCGAAACCCCATGCATTCGATTCTCTTCATCGGTTCGGACCCGTCGACAAAGCGCAATGCAGAGGGCATGGGTCTTGACCGTGTTCACTCCATTCAGCACGATTCAGACAACACACCGGTTGCATACGAGGTGTGCCGTCGCGCGCTCGGACGTTGCATCAGTGGCGACACTCAAAGCACCGAATTCAACGAAGACGACATCGTGTACTCTTCGACGCCATCCGCACCGCGTGGTCATGCCAGTCCACCACAAATGGATTCACAATGCGATGACGATGTGCCCAGTCGAAGGTAAATGTTAAGTGCAAAACATGTGAACTTTAAAAAACTTGTATATTTTTTATTAATTTTTTTATATCATGTTATAATATAATCTTTTCACAATGAGCAACGAAAAAGTTCGTAGATTTGATATGTCTTATGGGGATGATGGGGATGAGGCAGATGCAGATGATGGAGCATATGTTGGTAGTGAATATCATACTTCGCCGGGGTCAACTTCTTTTAGCGAATTCGTGGTGATGGATCCAGCTGACAAGAAGGCCGCCCAAAAAGCAAAGAAAACGGAAAAACAACGTAAGAAAGCTGCAGAGGTGAATGCCGCCGCCGCCGCTGCTGCTGCGTTTAAAGCAAAGGCCGATTCAGCAGCAATATATGCAGAACTAGTTGCCAAACTCAAACGTGGGGAAACGGTCCCCGACGATGTGCGAACACAACACACATGCGAATTCTGCGGACAACTTGATTTTCCTCCTCACAATAACGACCGATGTGAACGAAGATTTGATGCCCAAATTGAAGCAAGTACGGCTGCCATGAGGAGGCTCCTTGACGCCGCCGCCGCCCCCGCCCCCGCCCCCGCCCCTAAAGGAGGTTATAGAACCAAATCCCATAAAAAACGCAGGTCCCACAAAAAACACAAGTCTCATAAAAAACGCAGGACACATAAAACCCGTCGTTGATCATTCATTCATTCATTCATTCATTCATTCATTTATTGTGAATAAATAAATTAGTTTAGAAATACATACATCATTATATTCAGCTTTATTCATGGAATCCTTAGTGCCCGAAGAAACAGCCATCGCCGACGCCAAAGAATTTTTCGTGTATTTGCTTGAATCGTCATGCAAGCGTGCCACATATGTGGGTGCAACCGTGAATTTGGAACGCCGCCTCAGGCAACACAACAAAGAGATTGCAGGCGGAGCGCATGCAACCGGCGCCCGAGTGGCCCGTGGCCAAACATGGCGCCGTGCGTGCCACATAACCGGCTTTCCCACCTGGCAGGCCGCCCTGCAGTTCGAATGGCGGTTTAAGCAGCTCACACGCCGCGAGCATTCAGATGTTAGCCAAACCCCGCTTGAACGTCGCCAAGCCGCCTTGCAACGACTGCTGGCCCTTCCGCAATCCACCAGCAAGGCGATCCCGTACGCCGAGTGGCCCTCCGGCGGCCCCGTCGTGGTATGGGAATGAACGCCATAATTATTATATGCATCATGCATGATGCATGTAAAAACAAATGAACACATGGGGATTTAATGCATGATCGCATTGTCCTGCGCCCTGACCGCCTTCAATTGCGTCTTCAGGCGGCGGTTAACGGCACCGCGCCATGATCTAGGGTGTGCCTTAATGGTCTTGAACAGAATTTTGTTCTGGGCTCGGTCGGCATTGAGCTGAACAACCATGCGGTGTTTTGCAGCGGACATGTTTCCGTATCTTGCGCTCTTAAGGGTGCTGATCAACTTCTCGTTTTGTTGGCGAATCTGCTTAAGTTGCAGCTTTTCGTTGTCGGCGACCGCCTTCTTCCATGAAGTGGTGCGTTTGGACAAAGCCATCATGAGCGCCCGGTTCTGCGCCTTAACTGCCTTAAGTTGCATCGTTTCATTCTTCTTAATCAAAGTGTGGCGTTTGGTGTGCCTGTGGTTTTTTCGGGTCTTTGCCATTGCAGGATGTTGGAGTATTCGGGTTGGTTATAACATATAATTACAAAAAAAAATTATGCATGCGCATGTTATTGCATAAAACGCATTGCACGAACATTGCAAAGAGAGATAACCCGGAAATCGACGCACATCAAATGACGCCACTGCATATATGGTCTCGCAATTATCGCCCCAAAAAGGTTCCGCAAAACACCTAGTGCCGCGCGTTTTTTCCCAAAAGGGTAACGGGGTATCCATTTTTGGACATACTTTCTTGTCCATTTCTCAGAATTTTTTTGACTTTTGTGCAAAGTTTTTCAGAAAAATAACAAAATTATTTTACAAGATTTGTATTAAAAAACGAGAGCATTATGCAGCGCTTAAAAAAAGGCACCATGAAGGGCGATTTTTCGGCCCAAAAAAAACTTAAAAAAAAGCACCAAAATGCGTGCATTTTTCGGACATGAGCCTAAAAAACAGCCTATTTAATAGGCTAAAATAGGCTGTTTTACGTGAAAAAATAGGCTAAAATAGTCTCAGACCCCTAGGTGAAAAGCCTATAATAGGCTAAAAATAGACACAATCATTTACCTGCGGACAATGTTTAACCAATGTGAAACATGCTTAAAGCATAAATTTTAATATTTTCATTGTGTATAAATCTCTCAAAATCATTGCAATGGACAATGTAAAATCCAAACCGAAGTATGTTTGCGAAGCATGCAAATATAGCTGCAACAAAAAGAGCCACTATGTGCAGCATTGTTGTACTGAAAAGCATAGGCAAAACTCTAAACCGAAATATGTTTGCGACGCATGCAAATATAGCTGCAACAAAAAGAGCCACTATGTGCAGCATTGTTATACTGAAAAGCATACACAGAATTCAAAAAAAGAGACACATGCAAACGATATGAAAAAGTTTATGGAAACTATGACAACCATGCACAAAGATATGCTCACCACGTTTGTTGAAACCATAAAAGAAAAACCCGCACAGGTGGCGCATGTCACGCACACGCACAACACGATTCACAACAATCAAATCAATGTGCAGGTGTTTTTGAACACGGAGTGCAAGGATGCGGTCAAGCTCAGCGACTTTATGAAAACGCTGAAAATCACGTTGCAGGACCTGGAATTCACGAAGACGAACGGCATTGTGGAGGGGGTAGGCTCCATCATTGCCAATAATTTGAAGGTTATGGACGTGCACAAGCGCCCGATCCACTGCACGGATGCCAAGCGCGAAACCATGTACATCAAAAGCGATGAATGGATCAAGGACGACATGCACGAACACGTGAAGAAATTCATTTACATGACGTCGTGCTATCAGACACGAGTCATACAAGACTGGATGGAGGCGCATCCGGGATGGGAGAACAAAGAGAAAATGCACGTGGAGTATCAAAACATATGCAAGGAGCTATACAAGAACATTGAAAGGGATGACGCCGCCCATCGAAAAATTCTGAAAATCATTGCAAAAGAGACACACATAAACAAGGCGGACATAATGGAGTTAATGCATGCTTAGAATGCGTGTGCGTGAAACTCGATGAAAATTTAATATATGATTTAAATATATCGTGCAATACAAAATATTTAAAGATGAAGTGCGTCATTTGCGGAACTGTCAAAAATTGTGAACCTTATCTTGCAAAAGTATTTCAAAACATTGAACAACTGGGAAAATTGTTTGATGATTATGCGATAGTGGTGTATTGCGACAAATCCAATGACAAATCATACAATGCACTGAATGAATACCGAAAAAGAAATCCACGCTTGATTTTTTATTACAATGAGACACCAGTCTCACGATTCAGAACACACCGTTTGGCTCATGCCAGAAACGAATGCATCAAAGTAATCCGCAATTGTTTCAGCGATTACCCTTATTTCATCATGATGGATTTTGACGATGTTTGCAGTCAAAGTGTGAAAATTGATGTGTTGCAGAAATATTTGCATGAGGACACGTGGGACGCATTGTCATTCAACAAAGACCCTTATTACGACATTTGGGCACTTTCCATACATCCATTTGCAGTTAGTTTTCAGCATTTGGAAAATAAAGACAACCTGCTCATTGTAATGAAGAAATACATTAGTGATATTCTGAAAAGTTCCAAAAATTTGGTGTCATGCATGTCTGCATTCAATGGTTTTGCAATTTACCGCACTTCTAAATTTTTGAATTGTCATTATGATGGAACTCTTCGATTGGATTTACTGTCCGCAGAATATGTGTCGCTCACTCTTAATAAAATCAAAAAAACATTTAATTTTTGTCCTCCGGGGTCAGAACGTTCCAGAGTGGAGGATTGCGAACATCGATCATTTCATCTAATGGCAATAAACAACAATGGAGCGCGAATACGAATTGCTCCTGAAATTTTGTTTTAGGTGGGGGGATTGTTGTGCTCACAAATATCCCAACACGGTTGCACCGCCAACCGGTTCTTGGTATGTGTTTGATTGGTTTTGCTTATTTCCGCTTTGCTTATTTCCGCTTTGCTTATTTCCGCTTTGCTTATTTCCGCTTTGCTTATTTCCGCTTTGCTTATTTCCGCTTTGCTTATCACCTTTGTGGTGATACACATTTATGGAACCGCCGTGTTGATGCTGATGGTTGATGGTGGAGCGATGTTTTGTGTTTTGGGGTTTGTCCATTGGATTGTCATCCACGTCTTCTGGAACGAATTCCTGTTTGGATGGCGCCTTGTCATTCGAGCACACTTTGTCCATTTTAACAAACTTTGAATAATCCAGAATGTACGATTTCTGTTTCTGGTTTTTGGTGGTTGGATCTACTTTTGTGTAGCATGGGTCGTTTGCGCCTTCGTCATACGATCCCCCTGGTGCAATGGGCGGACAATAGTATCCGTCTTCGCGTCCATCCATTCCAGGTAGTTTTTGTTTCGATTTTGAATTATACAAAAAACACCCTTCTTGAAATCGGTAGACATCATCGTCGCCGGGAAGGGGGGGGAAGGGAAGATTTCCACCATCGGACGAATAGCACCCCGGAAGCACGCATTTATTTTTACCCACATAATGATCGACATAACCGCACGTGCTGCAGATGGGATTGCCTGAGTCATCGCCTCCATCGCCACCGCCATCGTCGGGGTCGGGCATTGGCATTGCTCCCGACTGCATCGGCGGGTTGTATTTGTAATTTTTATCATACAATGTGCATCTTTTGGGGTCCTTTGGGTCCTCGCGCTTCAAGCATTTGGCAGAGTATGTATAGTATCCACATGTGGCACATTCTTCTGCATACGTCATATCATCATTTGGTTCCCACGCAGGGCAGTATTTTGTTGAATAGTCGGGTTCGCCAGTTTGTTTTATTATGGGATTAATGCAGTTCCCTTTTTGTAATGCAATCATGGGGTCTCCTTTTCCACCACCTATCAACGAGCATTTGTCCTTGTTGCATCCCGCCACTGGAATCGGCACGTTGTCTCCTCCCTCGTAGTCGGCGCCAGTGGATGCAACGCCCTTCTTTTTGGTTGTCGTTGCCGACACCCTCGATGCGCTTTTGCTGGCGTCGCGATTTTCAAACGCCTCTGCCAACCGGTCGTGCTTTTTGAGCAAGTGGTCCAGGAGGGCTTGGTTGTTGGAGCTGCCATCGGCCATGCCTGCCGTCCTCGACAAATTGAACTGACCCGCTGCAGTTGGCTGAGAGTTGTATTTGGGTTTGGGGTTGGTTTTGGGGTTGGTTTTGGGGTTGGTCTGAACAAAGACTTCTTGAATCGGCATGACATTCATGCGGTGATTCAACGGAGAGACCAGGATGACCACGCTCATAACAATGAGTGCAATGCTAAATAAAACAAAGTAGTTCATTGCGTAATATATGTTTACAATTATATATTGTAAATATAATTATTTGAAATCGGACAAATCATGCACAATGTTCACCGGCAGCAGTAGCTGTTCAAGCTTTGCGTGTACGGGTTGTTGCGGAATGCGTCCAAAATTTCGGGGTTGATTCTCTCGCACTCAATGGCGTTGCGCGGGTAGTTCTGCGGCATGCGCGCCTTGCCGTACGTTTCCACAGATGGCGGCATGTTCACGGTGTTCGGCCCCGGCGCAGCGGCGCCCATGTAGTTGTTGGCACATACGTTCTGCTTGCGCACGCTCAAATTCTCGTCGTGGTTCAGCAGGTTCATGTTGCCCTGGTTTGTCCACGACGTCTGCACCTTGTTGTTGTTGTTGCGCTGGTTGTAGGCGGCGTTGTAGACTTGGTTGCCCATGTGCGCCCCGTCGCCCCCGGCCGCGCCTAGATACTCCACGTCGGTGGTGGAGTCGCGCTGGTTCTCCACCGGCTGCTGGTCGGCGACCTGGTAGCCGGCATTCGTCTGGCGTTCGAAGTTCAAATGGTTGAAATCCAACAAGGTGGTGGTGGTTTCCTTAATGGTGGTGGGCAACCGGTCGGCCGGATTGAACACCGTGCCAGCCGGAACCGTGGTTCCCGCATTCGCATAAGCACGCAGGTTGCCGATGACGTTCTCTTTGCGCGACGGGCGCACCACTTCCAGCAAGGGCGCGACCACGGCGCGAATGGCGCCAAATACGCCACCCATGGGAACCGCATTCGTCGTGGTGCTGCGATTGTTGTGCAGCACTTTGAACCCGAGCCGCCCGTGGTCTGCAACCGAGGCGGGCTTTTGGTCGGATGCCGACATGTTGATCGCGTGGTGCTTGCTGGGGTCCATCTGCTGCCGCTTGGACTGCTCCACCGCAGGGGCGGCATACGTGGCACCGCCGTTCTGCTCGGCCCCCGCGCCAAAGTATTCGGCATTCGTGGAGGGACGGTTCACAAACCGGTCGGCTTGAATGGCGCGCGAAGTGGGAGCTATTTCTAAACCCGTGGTGGTCAGCCAGCGGTCCGGCGTGTTCAAATAAAACGTGTCCGGCAAATACTTTTCCACCTTGCCCTGCGTGGCGGCAGTGGGCGCGTTTTGAATGTAGTAGTATGCCGGACCCTCGTGCGTCTCCAAGCCGAACGACACCTTGGGATTCGTCTTCACGCGCAGCTCGTCGACGTTGCGGTCCACCCACTTGTCTCGCGCGTCCATGCCGGAATTGAAGCCGCCGCTGCCGACGTCCGTGTAGCCCTTGTCGAGTCCCGGCGCCACGTGCACCTCCTCCCACGGCTTCACGTTGGCCATGTTGCTGGACGGCATTTGGCGCGACTGCATGAAGTCGCTGGTGTTTGGAGTTCCATACACGTAGTTGTAATTCTCCTGCGGCTTGAACAGGGGGGCGGTCTCGGACTTGCTCACCCACTGCGACCCCGCGCCGTTCATGGTGTCCAGCACGGACTCCTGCACATTGGCGTCCGCCGTGCGACCCCGGATTTTTGCCCCGAAAAACGGCGCCATGTTGTTGTGCTTAAATTCGCCAGCGTCCATGGGCTTGCCCGACAGGGACATGACCTGGCGCCGCTGCTGGTAGTTGTCTCCAAATTGCGTCTTGCCGCCAAAGTCGGGGCCGCCGTTTGCCACCTCTTCGTATGCGGATTGCTCGTAGTACTTGTCTGTCGCCGCATTCGGGTTCGGGAAATTGGAGTACTCGTTTGCGTCGTAGCCCGTCTTGGGCTTGAACACGGGGTAGTTGTCCGGTGGAACTGCGGCATTTGGCATGTAATTCACGGGCTTCCCCATGTTTTCAAAGCCCTCTGCCAATGGAGCCGCCGCCGACGCGGAAGCAGCTAAAGGTTTGGGATTATTATTCTTCTTCTTTTGATTGGACATGATGTATGCGCCAGCCAACCCAAGGAGAGGGATTGCGATTTCAGCCATTGCAAATTATTATGTTTATGTGTTGTTGTGTCGAAGTTAAATACTAATATATAAATATACTTTTTATTTATATATTGCCATGACTAATAACTTGTGAATGGAACACGAATATTTTTAATAATTCGTTTGGCCGTCTTTCGCATGGCCGTCTTCACGGCGGGCGAATAATCGGTCGCTGGATTGAGTGGGGGGACCACGTCTCGCAGGGTCGGAAATGCATCGCGGTCAAATCGCTTCATCGTATGAAAGAAATACACGTAATGCTTAGTGATCGCATACGCCAGCGGCACGTCGGCGCCCACCTTCAAATACGGATTGCCGGCAAACCCCGACACAAGTTCGGAATAATACTGTTCCACCGGTTCGTCCAGTTCAACTTCAACCACGTCGCGACCGATGTAAAGGTATTTGAATCCATTGGATCCATTGGACCCAATCTGCGCGAGCAGCGAATTTCCGGCTAAACCAATGTCGCACACGTCCTTCACCGGGGTGCCATTCAGCATTCGCTTGGGCAGCCTTGCACCCGGTTTGAGACTGGAAGGCACAAAAAGTTTCTTAATGTTTGCCCGGTACACTTGCTTACCGGCGGTAATGTCCGGAGCGTATTTGCTGGTGTAAACGGTCAGCCGGTTGCCAAACACGCGCACCACAAATGCCGCCCCACCCGCAAAATGAATCAAATATTGCTTTCCTGCACGCTTGCGAAAAGTTATGTTTTTGCATGCCATGATTGCTACACTATGTATGCACTACGCAAATATATAAAAATGCTAAACTGGTGCAGTAAAAACGTTTTTGGGGATAGAAGGGGTCCCGGGGACGGAGGGGTTCGGGGAATGCATGTTCCCCGAGCATGGGATCCAGTAGTCTTTTTCCAGGATGCGCGTGCTCAAATTGTTCTGAAACGGGATGCACACGTTCTCTTGCGGGTTCAATGGCAAATAAGAAAAATTCGGCTGCTCTAAATCGCGGGCGGTCCATGCGGGGTTGGTGGCGCGCGGCTGCTCGACAAACGGCGTGCACGCGGGGTACTGGATCGGTTTGTCGCCCACTTTTGCAGCACTGGTTTTGTAATTAGTGCAGTCGCGTGAAATTGGCATGTTGAGACCGCGCAAGTCATTCTCTAGTTCCACCACATTCGTCCTTAAGTTGCCGCCCCATCCTTGGAGTCGGATGTAGGGGTCTTCCATGTAGCAGGGTTTGTCGCCGTTGCCGGGGACATTGAGAACGTAGCGGCCAACGCCGGTGGATTCTTGCACTTCCTTGGCAATGCGGCAAGGGTCGTCGTGAATGCGAGTGAAGGCCATGACAATGTAATGTGTATGTTGTGATTGGTGCTATATTTATGTAGATATTTAATTAATTGTGTATGAGATAATTAATTAATTATTTTGAAATGTGCGATGTTATTCAAATTCAATTATGGCGGGGTGGGGGTGGTGAGCGTGAAGACGATGATTTCACCAGTGGTTGAGTTGTAATACAATTGCTGAAATCCACTTGGCACCGCAGTATCAGACACCGCGCGAATAGGCGTAACAAAAAGCGAGTTAGAAGTTGTGGTATTTAATGGAGTTGAAGTTGCATTTATAATGATGCTATTAGCAGGTTGGCCGGTGGAACCGGCTTGATTTCCGATTGCAATGGCATAATCACCCTGCTGATATTGTCCGGCTTGATTGCCAATGGCAATGCATGAACCATTTGCACTACCTTGTCCGGTTTGCCCGGCTTGATAACCAAGCGCAACACTGTAATCACACTGGGTGGTTTGACCGGCTTGAAAACCAATGGCAATGCATGAACCCTGGGAAGTGCCTTGATTGTTTTGGCCGGCCTGATTGCCAATTGCAACTGAATTCTCTAATTGGCCGGTTTGGCCAGAATAAGCACCAATTGCAACTGAAGCAATGTTTTGACCGGTTTGGCCGGCTTGAAAACCAATTGCAACTGAGTAAGTGCTTTGATTGTATTGGCCGGCTTGATAACCAATGGCAATGCATGAACCATTTTGATTACCTTGACCGGTTTGGCCGGCTTGATAACCAATTGCAACTGAATACTCTAATTGGCCGGTGGCACCGGCTTGATAACCAATGGCAACACTGTAATCACCCTGGGTGGTTTGACCGGCTTGATTGCCAATAGCAATGCATGAACCATCTTGAGTACCTTGGCCGGTTTGGCCGGCTTGATTGCCAATTGCAATGCCGTAATCTAACTGATTTAGGTTTCCGGCATAAGCACCAATGGCGACACATGAACCCTGGGAAGTGCCTTGAGTGGTTTGACCGGCTAGAAACCCAATTGCAACCGATTGAAGAGATTGAAGAGATTGGCCAGAATAAGCACCAATTGCAACTGTAGAATCGTTTTGATTGTTTTGACCGGCCTGAAAACCAAGTGCAACTGATGCAATGCCTTGACCGGTTTGACCAGAATAAGCACCAACTGCAACTGAGTAAGTTTCTTGACCATATTGCCCAGCATTTGCACCAATTGCAACTGCATTAGACTCTTGACCGGTTTGCCCAGCGTAAGCACCAACGGCAACGGTGTAATGAGCTTGATTGAATTGACCAGCCCGAGCACCAAGTGCAACTGCATACTCTAATTGGCCGGTTTGGCCAGCTTGATTGCCAATGGCAATTGATGAACCAGTTAGACCACCTTGGCCGGTGGCACCGGCTTGATAACCAAGCGCAATGGCATAATCACCCTGCAGATATTGTCCGGCTTGATTGCCAATAGCAATGCATGAACCAGTTTGACCACCTTGTCCGGTTTGGCCGGCTTGATTGCCAATTGCAATGCCGTAATCGAACTGATTTATGCTTCCGGCTGCATTGCCAATGGCAATGCATGAACCATTGGTATCACCTTGACCGACTTGACCAGCATAGGATCCAATGGCAACTGATGAAATGCTTTGACCGGTTTGACCGGCGTCACCACCAATTGCAATTGCACCACCCGACTGCATGAATTGACCGGCATTATAACCAAGTGCAACTGCGGCTTGGCTTTGACCGGTTTGACCGGCCTGATAACCAATTGCTAGTGCTCCAAAAATTTGACCGGTTTGACCGGCTTGATAACCAATGGCAACACTGTAATCACCCTGGGTGGTTTGACCGGCTTGAAAACCAAGTGCAACGGATGAAGTGCCTTGACCAGTTTGACCAGAATAAGCACCAACTGCAACTGAGTAAGTTTCTTGACCATATTGCCCAGCATTTGCACCAATTGCAACTGCATTAGACTCTTGACCGGTTTGCCCAGCGTAAGCACCAATGGCAACGGTGTAATGAGCTTGATTGATTTGACCAGCCCGAGCACCAAGTGCAACTGCATACTCTAATTGGCCGGTTTGGCCAGCTTGATTGCCAATGGCAATTGATGAACCGGTTAGACCACCTTGGCCGGTGGCACCGGCTTGATAACCAAGAGCAATGGCATAATCTCCTTGGCCGGTTTGGCCGGCTTGATAACCAAGCGCAATGGCGTAGTCGCCCTGCTTGTGTTGACCAGCTTGAGCACCAAGTGCAACTGATGAATTGCCTTGACCGGTTTGACCGGCCTGAGCACCAATGGCAACTGCACTATCGCCCTGACCGGTTTGGCCGGCTTGATAACCAAGCGCAACGGCGTAGTCGCCCTGCTTGTGTTGACCAGCTCGAGCACCAAGTGCAACTGATGAATTGCCTTGACCGGTTTGACCGGCCTGAGCACCAATGGCAACTGCACTATCGCCCTGACCGGTGGCACCGGCCTTAGCACCAATGGCAACTGCCTGAGTGCCTTGAGTGTGTTGACCAGCATATGAACCAAGTGCAACTGCTTCAGCTCCTTGGCCGGTTTCACCCGCATTAGCACCAAGGTTGATGTTTGTGTCTCCAACTTTCCAAGAAGAAGTAGCCGAATCCCAATACAAGTAATCACCGTAATTGTTTCCGCTGTAAATTGGTTGATGCAATTCGTTGAGGCCAATCTCATGTGTTAATGGATTGTACCAAAGCGCTCCAGTGAATCCAAGCAAACCCGCAGAATTTCGAATGGGGTTGACGTAGAAACCAGTAGCTCCTGCATTCAGTGCGACACCAGACGCGTTCAACGCAATACTGTGGCTGTGCTGACCAGTGGCCCCGGCCAAAGCGCCGATGGCAACGGCAAAGGCGCCCTGACCGGTTTGACCGGCCTTGTAACCAAGTGCAACTGCCTTTTCACCCTGACCATTTTGTCCAGCACCTGCACCAATGGCAGTCGTGCCAGTGGCACCTTGACCGATTTGACCAGCGTTTATGCCAAGCGCGACTGCACTGTCACCTTGTGCCGTTTGGCCGGCCAGCGAACCAATTGCAACGGCACTATCAAATTGATTGTTCTGACCCGCGCCAAAACCAATGGCAACTGCACCAATGTTTTGGCCAGTTTGACCGGCTTGATAACCGAGCGCAATTGTGTAAGCACCCTGACCAGTTTGACCGGCTTGGTAACCAATTGCAATTGCGCCAGTGAGACCTTTACTGACTTGACCGGCTTGGTGTCCAATGGCAACTGCAACTGATCCTTGTTTGGTCAAACCAGCAGAAGCACCGATGGCAATGGCAAAGTCGCCCTGACCGGTTTGACCGGCCTGAGCACCAATGGCAACTGCACGATCGCCCTGACCGGTTTGACCGGCTCCAGCGCCGACGGCAACTGCCTGAGTGCCTTGAGTGTGTTGACCGGCATATGAACCAAGTGCAACCGCTTCAGCTCCTTGGCCGGTTTCACCCGCATTAGCACCAAGGTTGATGTTTGTGTCTCCAACTTTCCAAGAAGAAGTAGCAGAATCCCAATACAAGTAATCACCGTAATTGTTTCCGCTGTAAATTGGTTGATGCAATTCGTTGAGGCCAATCTCATGTGTTAATGGATTGTACCAAAGCGCTCCAGTGAATCCAGTTAAACTCGTAGAATTTCGAATGGGGTTGACGTAGAAACCAGTAGCTCCTGCATTCAGTGCGACGCCGGATGCGTTCAACGCAATACTGTGGCTGTGCTGACCAGTGGCTCCGGCCAAAGCACCGATGGCAACGGCAAAGTCGCCCTGACCGGTTTGACCGGCCTGAGCACCAATGGCAACTGCACGATCGCCCTGACCGGTTTGACCGGCTCCAGCGCCGACGGCAACTGCCTGAGTGCCTTGAGTGTGTTGACCGGCATATGAACCAAGTGCAACCGCTTCAGCTCCTTGGCCGGTTTCACCCGCATTAGCACCAAGGTTGATGTTTGTGTCTCCAACTTTCCAAGAAGAAGTAGCAGAATCCCAATACAAGTAATCACCGTAATTGTTTCCGCTGTAAATTGGTTGATGCAATTCGTTGAGGCCAATCTCATGTGTTAATGGATTGTACCAAAGCGCTCCAGTGAATCCAGTCAAACTCGTAGAATTTCGAATGGGATTGACGTAGAAACCAGTAGCTCCTGCATTCAGTGCGACGCCGGATGCGTTCAACGCAATACTGTGGCTGTGCTGACCAGTGGCTCCGGCCAAAGCACCGATGGCAACGGCAAAGGCGCCCTGACCGGTTTGACCGGCTCCAGCACCAAGTGCAACTGCCTGAATGCCTTGAGTGTGTTGACCGGCAAAATCACCAACGGCAACTGCCAGACTGCCTTGAACCGTTTGACCGGCCACATAACCGATTGCAACTGCCCCAAGGCCTTGATTGAATGCACCCGAGTCGTGGCCAAGCGCAACTGATCCATTCTGACCGGTTTGACCTGCACCATTGCCAATGGCAATAGAATGATCACTTTGGGCGTTTTGACCGGCCTGAGCACCAAGCGCAACTGCGTAATCACCCTGACCGGTTTCACCCGCATGGGCGCCAAGGTTGATTTTTGTGTCTCCAACCGTCCACGAGCCAGTGGAACCAGTTGGTGTCCAATACAAATAATCTCCATAATTTGTTCCATTATCGGCTATGGAATATGGATTGGCCGTTTTAACCAATGGAATGTAATACAAACCATCGCCAACGCCGTTTGTGAATCTGGCTTGGATGAAATTTTCCACTACAGATGATGGAGTAGCTGGAACTGGCCATGTCGTTCTTGACCCACCAATTCCAAATTCACGATTGACCTGAGTAACTGCACCATTGCCAAGCAAAACGCAATTGCTGCTGCTGAAGGCATCAGTGTTGTGTCCAAGGGACACATTATTGTCGCTGTTGGTGTTTTTGGAAAGGGAATTGTTGCCAATCGCAATGTTGGAATCACCAAATTGAGCAATGGTCGGGCTGGTGAAATTGAACAAGGCGTTTTCACCGATTGCTATGTTGTTATTTCCCTGCAAATTGTGATTCAACGCATTCACACCCACTGCAATGTTGTGTTGTCCTCCAGTGTTGTTTCGCAGTGCGCCGTAACCAACAGCCGTGTTGTTCAAATTTCCAGAACTGCTTGGTGGAATTGTGGTGCTCGAACTAAATGTGCCGATCGTAGTGTTTCCACTCAAATCACTGACATACGGCCCTGATAGTTGGTTGAATGAAAGCATATTGGATGTATGAGATTATAATATTACTTAATATAATATTTTAACCATTTATTCCATTTATTAACAATATCAATGAATTTGAGGATTTGAATCATTGCTTAATTGCAACAATTGACATCGGTTTCAATTCGGAACCGGAAATGGACGTTGGAATTTTTCAACTACTAAAGGATCCGGCATGACAAGCTGCATGCGTCCAAAGAATGACACATCTGGCAAAGTTTTCAGTTGTGGAACCACTGGTTTTTGCGTTTCAACTAAATTGGTCGAATTTATGCCAAACAATGCAGACTCAATGTCGATTGAATTGTGCGAGAATGCTTCACGTGGCATCTGACCCGGAATTATACCCATGCACGGGAGAGCAGGATTGTATGCAGCACCAGATGCACCATTCTTGTATTCATTATAATCCAGTGATTTCGTGATGATCCGTTGTTCTAAACAATAGTTTGAACACGTGTTTTTATTTCTAGTGGAGGCCATTTGAGAGAAAATGCGATATTCAATATGCAATGATATATCACTATATTATTATTTTGCATTTTAATCCATGCATGAATATGCTTTGAGTAATTTATCACGATTCGTTTCCAGTATACTTCCGGTTTTGAATGCATCAATCAGGCATAAATGAAAAGCATCCATTGTGGGATAAGCAAACAAACAACCTAACAACATGTCAATTATCGCATCATTCGCATCATTCGCATCATTCGCATCATTCGCATCATCATTGTTTGTTTGCATGCACTCATTGTATAACTTGATTTTTGCATGGTGCGGATGTTGCAACACCAATGCTTTCAACTCTGGCAACTCAATGACTTTTGATTTGACATGTTTAAGCGACGCATTAATCGCGGCTTGATCGTAATCCATGAGTCCAAACACCTGCAGAAATTGGGCCCGGTACATCATGTCTGCATCAACTTCATCGTCCTCAATTTGCTCAAATGTTTTATATGTGCACACAAAATCCGTTTTGTACATGGTTCCCCAGTTTATGCATATTTTGCATCGTTCTATCTAAATGTGTTTTTCACAATTTCAATTTCAAATATATTTGTCAGGGATAATTGATATAAACAAAAAGCATTTGATTTAATAAAAAGAGATGACAACGACAACCCCTGAATTCAATAAAATAATTTCGGATTTTGTGGCCGACATTGCAACCGTGTTTCCCGAACACGCGGATGCGTGTGCCGCGGTGCGCAGCACGGACATGGTTCAAGTGTATGAACATTGTAAGCGCATTTATGCGCCCCAATTTTTCAACATTTTGTATCGAAATGACACCGTCTTATTTGCGGACCCGATTGAGTTGTTGCCCGGTTTGAATTTTAAGGCGCTGTGGGAGACGTCGGATATTAGCAATGCGACAAAGGAAGCGGTTTGGAAGTATCTGCAACTCGTCATGTTTTCGGTGGTTTCGGATTTGTCGGACACATCCACCTTTGGCGATGCGGCCAAATTGTTCGAAGCGATTGATGAGAGCGTGCTGAAGTCCAAGTTGGAAGAGGTCATGCAGCAGATGCAGGACATGTTTAAGGACGGCACTGAACAAACCCCGCCGCCGCCATCTGAACCGGATGGGGGCGCAGAAGGGGGCACCGAGGGGGCTCCCCCAAAGGGGTTCCCAGCAGGTATGGACCCCAATTCCATGCACGAGCATTTGAACGGGCTGCTTGGTGGCAAAATCGGGAACCTTGCTAAAGAAATTGCCGAAGAAACCGCGGCGGAGCTGAATTTGGATGCAACGGATGAAGCATCGGTTCAATCGGTCTTTCAGAACCTGTTCAAGAACCCGGGAAAGCTGATGGGAATTGTCAAGAGCGTGGGACAGAAACTGGATGCCAAGCTGAAGTCGGGAGAAATCAAAGAGAGCGAAATCATGCAGGAAGCCAGCGATTTGATGAACAAGATGAAGAAAATGCCGGGCGTGAACAATGTCGCCGACCTGCTGAAAAAAATGGGAATGGACGGCGGCATGGGCGGAATGGCAGACATGGCGAAAATGGCAGCGAGCATGGGGCTGGGTGGAAAAAACACCAAAGTCAACATGGGCGCAATGCAGAGCCATTTGAATCAAAACATAAAGACCGCCAAGATGAAAGAGAGAATGCAGCAGAAATTGGAGCAGCGCAAGGCCGATGCCCAAGCCGCCGCCGCTAAACCGCTCGTGTTTAGCACGGGTGAAAAGGTGGAGCGCACGCCTCGATTTCCGGCCCCAACCGCTGATGTGGCGTCCTCGGACCCTTCTCCTGTAGTGGGGTCCGCCGAACCAACCGCTGCTAAGAAAAAGAAAAACAAGAACAAGAAATAAAGAATGAATAAATAAAGAATCTATCAGTAAATATAAATAATAGTTCCATTTATATATACTCATAAGCATTGCATATAAATAGAAACACAATGACTGCATTTTGGCTGAATGACCCCACAGTGTTGTTTAATAATGCGGGCATCACGGAGATTGTTCCCATGACCGGCATGAATCGTGAATCCAGGCTGAATGCCATTAGTAGAATGATCATATTGCTGACAATTTTAGGATATTTGCTGACGCTGTCTTATAAAATCATTCTACTTGGTGTCATTTCTTTAGCCATGATTGCGTTTTTATACGTTGCACAAGGCAGCAGCAGCGCAGCAGCCATGCCAACGCCATCAGGCAAAAAAGAAGGGTTTTCAAATTATGCAAACTACAACACCGGGCGACGACGCATGACGAAGGTTGCAGCGGCTTCCTCTCCCTCCGGGTTGACATTTCAGGCCCCCACGCCGCAAGACCCGCTCATGAATGTGCTGCTGACCGACATCGTGGATAGACCCAACCGTCCCGCAGCAGAGCCGGCATTCAATCCGAAAGTGGAGCACGCAATCAATGAGTCCACGAAGCAATTTGTCGTGGACGATTTGGGCGGCAACCCCAATTTAGAAGACCGTCTCTTCCGTGATTTAGGCGACAACTACGAATTCAGCAATTCCATGCGCAATTATTTTGCAACCCCGAACACCCGAATTCCCAATGACCAGCACGCCTTTGCGGAATACTGCTACGGCGACATGATTTCATGCAAGGAGGGCAACATGATGGCATGCGCTCGTGCCAATCCGGTTCTTGGGTCCATCACCGGCGCACAATAACGCCCGGTTTAATGCAAAATCCACAATCCACAATTAATAAAATATATTTATTAAATATATCATATTTGTTAAATATATCACACCCACAACACAACACAACACAATACAACACAACACAATGGTTGACAATCAGGTTATGGCGGCGTATGTCAAGGACTACGCTTTTGACAATCTCTCCCGCATTGGCGAGGATGGCTGCAGTTTAGGGCAACGCGGCATCCAAAACGTGGAAGCGTCCAACTACATGCTGCAGAACTTTTTTTCGGATGACTGCACCATGAAGCGTCCCATCGAGTTCGCCACCAGCCAGCCCAACATCAACTTCACGGGCGGGCATCAAGTCGGCGCCGGAGGGTGCAACATTGACACCAATTCACAGCTGCTCATCGGCGGCAGCGCGCTGACTCGTCCCCGTTGCCGTATCAGCCTGTTTCAGCGCCCCTTTGCAACCGTGCCGTTCATGGGCCGCGGCCAGTCCAACCCGTATCTGGAGTCCCAGCTGCAGCAGGGCGATTACATGACCAACAAGCGCAGCATCAACCTCCTTTCGGAGCAGACCATGTCCACCAACTATCCCCTCATTCCGTCCATCGCATCCACCATCACGAATCCCGCCAACTTGGTGGAAGGCGTGGCGTCCGATGGCTGGGTGCGCGGCGGTGCAACCACCCGGGACATGTATTATGGCGACGGACAATGCAAATACTAAATTTTTAGTCCTGGTTAAATTATCATTTGTGTAAAACATTTTGCACACATGATACAATGATACAATGATATGAATCAAAATCACTGCACCTCCCCGTGCAGCGTCGCCAGTTTTGTCAGATTCTGAATGTATTTCATAGTTTTGGCCTGATTTTCGGGTCCCATCTCTCGCACCGGTTTGCGAAACGTGTCCACCTTTTGCATAACCGCGTTCCCCATGTATTCTAAATCCTGCGTGTAATCCTTATCCAAAAAGAACCCAATGTCTCCCCCCTCGATCTGGTCAGCGTATGGTTCGACAATGAAAGTGATCCAGGTATTCAACAATGCGCGCGGGTTTGTTTTTTTTAAGAGAAACAGCGCAGTCTTTGCGGAATCAATGTCCGCATTGTCCGGAAACACGCTCTGGATGTCCTCCACAAAGTCGGTGAATTGACTCAAGAACGCCTTCAACACGATTGATTTATCCGACATTGAGAGAAAATGAAGATAATAGTATGCATTCTTACTATTATTTTAAATGCATTTTTATCATAATTTAAATTTGGTTAAGGTTTATCGACGCATGCCTTGTTGTTGCCCTTGTTGTTGCCCTTGGTGCGCCTGCATGATTTGAGCATTTCTCTCCTTTTCTAGCTTTTCAAGTGTGACATCGGGCCCAATGCGCGCCTGTTTCTCCTCAATTGCTGGACACTCGATGCTTTGATTGAAGTCAATGGTTGCGTAGTTGTAAAGTTGGCGCAGGCCGCCGCCCCCCTTTGCTGAAAGGTCGTCGCTGCTCTGGTCCAAAAAGCTGTAATTGTCGGACACCACCCCAAACCCGCCCATGAACTCGCTGGAAGTTGAAAACGGCGACGGCTCGCCATTGAACCCCGTCGCAATGTTGTTTTGCTGCGTGTCCATCGGTTTCAAGTGGTTCGTGATTTGGTCGCCGTAAAGCACCGCGTGGTTCTGGTTGAGCAGCAACAGGGCCGGCACCCGGTTCACGTGCGGCGGCAAAATGATTTGCTGCCCGTCCTCCAGCACAATGTACCAGGCCCCGGTTTCGCCCTTGACGCGCTTGTCGATGCACATGTAGTGTATTCCTTCCTTAATTTTGCTCTTGGCCAAACGCTGCAAGAGAGATTTCGATTTGTCGCAAAAATTGCTGTAATAAAGTATGCTGCTCATGGTGCCGGTTTAGTAACATGCATCTTAATATTATCATTTTTTTAACTCATTGTTTTCAACATGAAATAAATGAATCAAATCAGTCAATGCATCAAACCATCAAACATCAAACAATATCAAACAATGCATCCGCATCAAATAAATGATTTTGTTTGCATTTATTCGGGAGGTGGTAAACATTCTAGGTCATTTTCATATTCATTGGGTTGGTTTAACAGATAATCCCATTGTATTAATCCGATTAAAAGTCTGCACTCGTTCGCACAAGTATTGATGTTTTCGGAAAATAATTTAAACGTTAAATTGTTTGGACGATTCGTTTGAGAAAGCCAAAACACTCTATCATATGTGTTTGCATTCCAATATGGCAAATACTTTGAATATTTTTCATGAGGAATTGGATATGTTGGGTTTTGTTGAGGATATTTGTATCCAGAATACTGATGTCTTGGTTCCACCGGGGTGTTGTTTTTCCACCATTCCTCTGTTGAAACCTTGTACAGGGTGGAATTATTCAGATTTTCGACTGTTCCGCCTTGTTTAAAATAAATATAACATTGAACCAACTGATTGGTCAATGCTTGTATGTTGGCATGTTTAAATGGCACTACTATATTTTTTCCTCTCATGGATGCATTGGTGAATATATTTATTGCAGTAGTGGCATCATACGGTTGTGAACAATTGTCCCACCCAAATACAAGAACTGGAATACTCAATGCCCATGCACTAAAATGGGCGGTTTGCTGCGAACGGATTGCCACATTACCAGATTTATTTATGTCCATGTGAGCATTTGTTGTGACAATGGTTGTTATAGGGTAGCCATTCATTCCTAAATCATTGATAAAATTTGGAAGTTTTATGGAGCGATATATTCCATTGCAGTCCAGATTATAATATGTGTCCTGATTTGTCGGATCTGCATAATTGTCCAACATTATTTCACCATGCCTAATAATGAAAATATTGGAAGGGCCCATTGGAAGATGTGTATAATTGTCCGGATTCGTCAATTGTAATAAATTGTTTTGAATGTAAGTTGGTGTGAATGTTTTTTCATATTTAGCGTGCATGCTATACATGATATCATCATCCGTCAGCGAGGATGAATTGGATGCCAGATTGGATTTAGCCAATCCAGGTATGATTCCGTCTGGAAATTTATTCACGGGACAACCGGCATTGCATTTATTATTATTATTATTATTATGGGTTGTTTCGTCCGGCTGTGTTGGGTCGGAAGTAGGGGTGGTGGCATCGAACAAATGGCTTGATATTTTACCTTGCCACCACGTGAACAACAATATTATAAGCAATAGTAGAACAAACAAAATAGTCAATATTTTGTGCATTGTGTATATACATATATATGGATTCATATATTTATTAATAATAAATTATCACAATTATACATAATAGACATACATTGAATTTGAATTTAATATGAAACTAAATGGTGCCCGCAGAGACATCAATGGCTGGATTTATCTCTCCATCTACGGCGATCCGTATAAGCGCGGGTTCGCGCACGGCCATTTAGTCGCCCCCGAGTTGGTTCAAATCATGGAGATGTTGGAGTTTTTCTTGTATGAAGAATACGGCCGCACGTTTGCGTTCTTCTGCGAAGTGGCGGATGACTTCTTTCGCCCGCAGATTGAGGCGCACTTTCCGGAGTTCTACGAAGAGATGCGCGGCATTGCCGACGGCTCCAAGCAGCCGCTGCGCAAGATCGTGTTTTGGAACTGCTTTGTCAGTTTTGACTACATGTTCTCCCACTTGTCCGACGTGCTGAACGAGCCGCACAACCAGCACTTGAAGTCGAAGCCCATTTATGCTGATTTTGTGGAAGGCGTCGTTAATAAAAAGGCGAGCGGTGGCCTGGAGGGCGGCGGCGCCCAGGACCGCTGCAGCGCGTTCATTGCGGTGGGCGACTACACGACGGACGGCAAGATTGTGTGCGCGCACAACTCGTTTGACAACTACATCAACGGGCAGTATTCGCGCGTCATTATGGACTTGCGTCCCAGCGGCGGGCACCGCATCCTCATGCAGTCGTTCCCCGGCGGCATTCATTCAGGGACCGACATGTTTGTCACCAGCCGCGGGCTGTTTGGAACGGAGACCACGATGGGCGGGTTTCATGCGTATGAAAACAAGGACCCGGTATGCTGCCGCATTCGACGGGCCATGCAGTACGGCAATTCCATGGATGACTACGTTGCAATGCTGACCAAAGGGAATTCGGGCGACTACGCGAATGCGTGGCTCTTTGGCGACACGCGCACGAATGAAATCATGCGACTGGAGCTGGGACTCAAATATGTGGATGTCCAGCGCACCAAGAACGGCTGCTTCATCGGGTTCAATGTCGCGTTCGACCCGCGCATCCGCAACCTGGAGTCGTCCAACACGGGATGGGACGACATTCGCCGCCATCAGGGCGCGCGCCGTGTGCGCTTGGAGCAAATGATGGAGGAACACAAGGGCCGGCTGGATGTTGACACTGCAATGCGGCTCATCGGCGACCATTACGACGTGTATTTGAACAAGATTAACCCCTGTTCGCGCACCACGTGCTCGCACTACGACCTGGACGCGCGCGAGTTCATGTCGCAGGCCGACCGTCCGAAACCGTTTCAGCCGCGTGGAGCAGTGGACGGCACGGCGATTGACACCGAGACGGCCAAGCGGATGCAGCTGTGGGGGCGCTGGGGCAGCTCATGCGGGACAGGATTTTTTAAGGACGCGTTTTGCGACCGCAACATGATTTGGAACACGTATCGCCCGTACCTGCATGACCGCCCGTCGCAGCCGTGGACGCTGTTTAGTCTGAATGGCGCGCATGCGCATCATAAAACGCGCCGATTATTCCGCACCAGTGGCAAAACCCGAAAACGTGTCTAACAAATGTTTACTGTTTTCCTATATAATTTCATGCAATGAATGTGCATTTCATGAACCAATTTGTTTAGGTGCGTTTCTTCCTGTAAGTGCGTTTCTTCTTATTCATACTCTTTTTCCTGTAAGTGCGCTTCTTCTTATTCATACTCTTTTTCTTGTGTGTGCGTTTCTTCGAATATCCACTTTGCTTTCGCTTATGGCCGCTTCGCTTGTGTCTTGTTTTTCCGCCTTTATCAGCTGCATCATCATCTTCATCATATTCAGCCATCATGGCCTTAAGATCAGCATCGCTAATGCCATGTTCTTTAGGTGGGTTCAATTTGTTGGCTTCTTCGTCGGCTTTATATTTGGCTGACATTTCATTTGCTTCTTTGTTTAAACGACGCAAGTTTTCGTCATTTTGTTTTTGCTCTCTGATTAAACGAGCATAATCTGCGGCATGTTCTTCTTGGGTTGTTATGTTTGACCATGACAAATCTGACAAATCTGGTTGGTCATTAGCTCCAGCCATTAATTCCTGCATTAATGCTTCAACATCATCATCATTAATCTCAGGAACCTTGGACATTTTGTATTATTATTGCTTATACATTAACTCAACAAAAACATTGGTAAAAATGAGTAAAGAAACAATGATTTAAACATATGTCATTATGCACAAGTATTTACTCATTTTAATCGTTTGATGGAAGATTTGCTTAAACAGCTGTGTCATAAATACGCGGACGATGAGTTCATGATGGGGAAACTGGCCGCGCACATCAATCAACTGCCCGCGGCAATGGATGCCGCCGTTCAGGCGCGCGACGACAAGGCGCAACGCAAGCAAATGTTGATAACCGCGTCCGACGAGTTCATCGAGCAGTTTTTGAACGAGTCGCCGCAGTACCATTATAACGCCAACGTGGAACTGTTTTTCGTGTATAATCCGGACGCGGAGTGCAACTACAGCGTGATCAACGAGGACGACATACTGCACCCCATTCTGACCCAGATCAGCGGCAACCGCGAACTCATGCCGTGGAAATACAAAATCAAGAACCAGGTGCTGCGCCGCATCAAGGACCGGGACTTGCTTTCGTCCATCCCCGAATCGCAAACCATCCAGCGCACGCTGAACATGCTGTGTCCGTCTCTGTTTCGGACGCGGGACTGTGCGAAATACTTTCTCACGGTCATCGGCGATGTCATATTGAAGAAGACGGTTGTCATAGATGATTCGTCTGATTCGTCTAAATCCGGCGTGGAACCCATTTACATTGCAAATCCAAAGTCGCGGCAGTTCATAAAAGGACTCAGCCAAGAGTGTAGCACGATGTTTGGCATGACGTTGCTGTCCGCGTTCAAATTTAAATTTTACGAGTACGCATTCAGCGAATGTCGTCTGATGGACATGAACGATGTGGCCATGGATGCCTTTTCAGCGCCGTTCAAACACCGGCTGATTGACATTTTTTGCGTGGCGGCACACTATTCGCAGCGGTATGAAAACGCAGAACAGTTTTTGAATGTGCAGTGCAAGGACACGGCCGCGCATCATCGGGTTCTGTATTTGAAGCATCATCCAGAAGACGCCCTCATTGACAAATTCGTGTCGACCTGCACGGAGCCATCGCCGCAAAGCAACATGAGCATTTCGTGGAAGAACATGATGTATTTGTGGAAGGTGTTTATTGATGACGAGAGAATTCCGAACGTGTTTTTCGCGCACGCGCTTAAGGCACGCCTGATGCAACGGTTGTCCGGTTATTCCGAAACGGCGGATTCGTTTATGCAGTTGACCAGCAAGCACCTGCCGCTGGTTGCGCGCTTCAAGGATTTCTGGACGCAGACCATAACCGTGAATCAGAATGACGAAGACGAGCTGGAAATCGACGAAATGACCGCGTTGTTCAAGCAGCACCATCATCATCAATTGCAACAGCTGGAGCAGCCGTCTCCGCAACTGCAGAGCCACAACCACACGGATGCCGCATTTCTCGGGCTCATTCGACATTTTTATCCCGACGTGGTCATCGAAAACGACAAGTACTTGATGCACACGAGTTGCTCGCTCTGGAACAAGCGCGGGGATGTGCTGGCCGCCATGCACAATTACGTGGTTTCAACCACCGCACAGCCCACGCCTTACAAGGCGTATGAATTCTACTGCCAACAACAGAGATTGAAACACAAGAACAACTCAAACACGCTGAATGTCAGTAAAAAGTATTTCGAAAAAGTATACAACGAGAATAAATTTTAGAGACATAATATAAGTCATTGCATAGTTGTATAGTTATAGTTTGTTATTTGATTTAGGTTGAACATGTCCGCCGTGCCTCCAACGCCTGCAGCAGCAGTAGCAACAGTAGTGGAAGCGGCAGATATGCCAGCGTCTCCTGCAGCAGCAGTGGCAACAGTAGTGGACGCGGCAGATGCGACAGCGTCTGCAATAAAAGCAGTAGAAGCTGTAGTAGAAGCAGAACCTGCACCTGCACCTGCACCTCAGCCAGTGGTGGCAGACGAAGCTGTGCTTCCAGAAGAAGCCATCAGTCCAATGGCGCGATTGTATCAAGAATTGTCATCCATGAATCTTTTTGAAGGCCAAACGCAAGAACATATCATTGGCATAAGACAGCAAGTTGAAACTGGACTGCAAGCATTCAATGCAGTTCCAAATGCGTGCCAAATCATGCATGATGCCATTGTGGCCATTGCCGCCATAAGAGCAAATGGTGTGCGGTTCAATCCCGAAATCGGACGTCTGTCTGATTTTGTGGACCATTGCAAGCTGTTGATATCCATTAATGATGGGAACGCTGCTGCAGATGGGTCTGTGTCTGTCTCTGTGAAAGCAACATTAGAAACATTAAAAGAAGACCCGCGATTCAATAACAGTTCATATAGACTAACTGTTGACCAAGCTAAAATTGGCGACATTGAAACCCAACCCCAAATTGGAACCCAAATTTCTCTCGTTTTAAGGATTGGAGAAGTGTTTAATGTTCCCGTGTTTACGGTTTACGTCATGCAGAACGTGTTTGACAACACACAATTCGATTCCAAACCAGCAACCCAAAACATCGTCGCGTCTCCGCTGACGCACAATTTGAAAACCATTGCAACCTGCAGTCGAGTGGACCTCATGCTTGAGCTATTGCTGCATGCGACGCAGTCCGACCCCTACGACCAGGTGAATGTCTTGATTGCTCACAGCATAAATGAATCGAGTGTTTCGAAGTTCAGAGACTCAAATCCGAATGAGGTCATTGCAGCAGAACGCGCCCAATTTTTCAAATTGCTTCTACTTCCAAATGAACACTTGCAATCTCTCATGACAAAGGCATTGCTCATTGCAATTATCCAAAATCAGAGTGTCATGACCTCTGATGGAAAGCGATTTTCTGACATGTTTCCAAGCGGACAATATGGCCAATACTTTGGGGATGCTGTGTATAAAGCGACAACTAATCCACAAGAACAAGGACCAATCATGCTTCCATCCCATCCAATGACCCGAACCGACATCATTGTTGCTGCCATAACGGCGGCAAATGACGCAATGGGCCGCAATGCAAACATTGTGGCAGCGGGCGGTGCCGCGGTGTCGTATTACATGACCGATTTTGTGAGGGGCATGCACAACGGGGAGTTTGAAGGTGTCATTGCAGAGTCTGGATTGGATGTTCTTGCTCTTGACGCTCTTGAAAAGGGCTGTGCCGGCATCCCAATGAACGACATCGACTGCTTTGTTTTTGGCGACGTCTCGCGCCAATTTTTGATGCTGTTTTCTCTCTACATGATGATTCTGTATGCCAATTTTTATGAGCGTCCAAAGCAGTATGGCGTGAAGGAAGCAGTACGCACGCAAGACACGCGCATTCAATTCAAGCTTTCGCCTGATGACAACATTGACTTGTTCATGTATGGAGATCACAATGAGGACGCAAACACCAGGTTGATTAGCAAGACGTTGAAAAAAAATCCGAAAGTACAGCTGGTGACACAAGAAACCAAGTGTTTTTCTCAACTGTCGACCCCATTGTGTAGCGGCAATTCATGCGCCGTGGATGGATACTACACCCAGCCGATTGATTTGGTCAAAAAGGACATTGATGATTTTTTGGCATTGTATGAATCTCTCTATTTTGATGTTGCAAAAGATAAAGATAATACAGACCGGCTGAGAGCGCTGTTGACAAGCCAATACGCAGCCAATGTGGACAACATGGTTTCCATGAAAACCACGATGCTGGACCTCATTTGCATTTTTTGCAACGAGGACAAGGCGCTGTTCATTCGCATTTTCATGGCGCGTAAAAACCCGAAAGACTTTGCCCGGTTGCGCGTCTTCATCGAGATTTATTTGCTGCAGCTGCTTCGAAAAAAGGATGCCACGTTTTTGAAATACAATGCCGTGTTGATTGGTGAAATTAAAAAACTCCGTGTCATGATGAGTGCATTGAATGAAAAGTATTACTTGGAACAGGGCAACATTGCGGCGGTACACGCTGCAACTGCGGAAACCCTGAATGCCGACCGTGCCAATTTTTTGAAATTGCTGCGCAGCATCGGACGAAAAATTGTGCTTATCCCGGACCCGTTAAATGACGTAGTTCCTGCAACATTCCGCAAAGAAACTGGACGGCAGACAATCGACTTCTTTGAAGATGCACGAAATCCGCAAATGAAGTATCCATTCAACATGCGCCGACACATGGTGGACCTTTATGGAACGTATGTGCGCGCAACAACTCATGCTGACACTGACCAATCGTTCATCAATCATGTATATGATATGTGGTTGGACAATGTGTTTCAAGAAATGCCCTTCATTCCAAAGGTCAAAGAAGCATTTCGAGAGAAAATGGGTCAAATAATTGACAAAACCCAAAATCCCCTGTATTTTGAAGTGGGATTTGCAAACATGATTGTTAGGTCGCCCGAAATGCTCGGATTGCTCACTCTTCTCAATCAAGTAAAAGGAAGCGATGCCATGTTCAAACCAGATGTGAATCGCGCAGAAAAAAGAAAGTTCACTGGAAGGTTGTTGGGTCCTCTTAGAAATTTAATCAGTAAAGACGGCCCTGAGCCCAAAGCATCCTATGTTCTCCAAATATACAAGTGTCATGCTGATTCGAGAGCGATGTTGCCAGCATTTGTGAGGAGTGTGTTGCCCATTGGACCAGACGAACCGAGGTTGTTGTCAACTATCGATCGCCCCCATGAGTATGATGATGCAGTTAATGAAGCCATTGGGCGCATCATATTGGAATGGAACAGGGCCACGAGTGTCCCCAAAGGTGGTGCCACAAGGAAACGCAAACGGGTGTGCAAATTGAGTGCGAAGACACGACGACGTGTCAGTAAATGGTTTAAAGGGAAGCGACGTGCTACGCGTAGAAAAAACAAGGCGAACAGTGGAAAGCATGCGCGCACCCGCAGGGCCTAGATGTCGATGATTATGCATTCAAAAAAATGAATCAACCCTGATTTATTCATTTTTAGATTTTTAGAAATCATTGATAGCTTAATGCTTCCTGTGCTTGCGGCTCTTCTTAAGATCGGAGATGCGAACGGCGCCGAACTTGCCCTTCTTGGCGGTCCAGCCGTGCTTTGCTAAACGCTTCTCTCGCTTGGCGGTTGCGTGCTTCTTGGCGCTGACAATGCGGCCGTACTTGTTCATGAGCAGCTTCTCCTTGGTGAGACCGGGAGTGCCGTCGGTCTTGTACGCGGTGCCGTGAAACACCTGGGCGCGAGAGCCGCGAATGAATTCGAACTTCTTGCCGTGGATGTGATAAAACCCGTCGGCCGAACGCGTGTGGTTTCTTCCCATTGGATTTGATTGATGTATTATATTTTAACGAAAGAAAAAAAAACATTGCAAAACATTTGGCAGGTTGATTAAATTTAAATTTAATTAAATTGATTCCGTATAGGCTGGCCGTAACCCGCCGGCGCACCCGTCCAGCTTCTGTAAACATTGGTCGGGCGATTGGCCTGCGTAAAACAATCGTTGCGTTGTGCCGTTGCAGTCCGAATGATTATGCTAAACACTTTGAAATTGACCACAATGGGCACAACTTCGCCGCCAGTGCCCGTTTCCACAAGCTTTTTGTTGATGGGTAGATAGCACCGACATTTCTTAAGAGAATAATAATTGTATCCTGACATTTTATTGTGTGCGTGCGTAATAAAATGTGTGTATAAATAAAATAATAATCAATCACAACGACACAATTGTAATGGATCCTTTTCATTTGTTTAATCGTGGTTCTCGAAATTACGAGAATGAGCGTGTAGTTAAAAATGTTTCTACTCCTCCAGTTTTCCCAGATAAACAATACACCAAAATATTGTTTATAGTTGGACATTCCACTGTGTGTGAAGACACGAATCTAGGTTGCAGTTCGTTGCCAGTGTTTAGTCCACCGGTCGATGTTCTCTTCACTGCAAGTTATGGCGACTTGCTTGGAATGCATGGTCTTTTTTATGATGTTTTGCGACGATTTTGTTCCGGACTAAGAGTGCAACAACCACCCCAATTTTCATTGCCAACAATTGCAAAGGTATTAACACACATGAACCGGTCTCCACCTCCGGGCTCAACCGGTTATTTTCACAACCTTAATTTGAGTTTTCATGAACAAAGAAGCGAAACAAGTAATATGTTTTTGTTTCAACCAGGAGAAGGGTTAGACAGAATCGAAGCAAGTGGTGTCTACCTTATTGACCCCACTAACATTCGCAGTTTACTTCCCACAACTAGGAATGGTGATATTGAAAGCCATAATTTATTTTCAAATGCTGATTTATTGACCCGTCTTGGAATCACCAGGCCTGTAAGAGATGTTGTTCAATCCAGAGTCAATGATAAAGGAAATGCGGTTTACAGATACAATAATCCGTCATTTGCAAAAACTAGAGGTGCAGATCCTAGGGCGCAACGAATCAAACTGTCTTATCTTTTGTCTGAATTTGAAACCAAAGAACCAGGCATATTAAACAATGCGCTCGTGGTGGTTGCATCATGTCGTGGATTTGAAGGCGCTGATGAAAGCTATGGCATTGGTTATGAAAGTCCACACACACACGAGTTTGGGTTCGACCCAGGTGCAATGAGTGATGGCGGCGGAAACAAAAAGAGAAGCAAGCACAAGAGGCGGAATCATAAGAAGAGGAGTCATAAGAAGATGAGTCATAAGAAGAGGAGTCATACGAGGCGGCATTGACCACATGAAAAATAATAATCCCAATAAAACAAAAAATTGAAGGAACTTAAAGCGAATAAATGGATGTCATGTATCTCTTTATTTCATACAACAATCAGAACAATGGCCTCATCAACCGAATCAACTCTATCCAGCAAGTATCAGAAAATGACGGACTTGGAGCACATTCTCAAGAAGCCCGACACCTACATTGGGTCCATCCAGATGACCGAATGCACCGAATACACGACTATAACTGATGAGAAAGAAGGTGGGGCGACAAACATCGGTCTGGCGACCTTCACGCACATTCCCGCGCTCTACAAGCTGGTGGACGAAGGACTCGTGAACATGCGCGACCATGTCATTCGCCAGGCGCAGGCAATCAAGGACGGCAAGCCCGACGCGCTCCCTGTCTCATCGATTGAGGTGGAGGTGGACGCCGCGACGGGAACAATGACAATGACCAACGACGGCAACGGCATCGACATTGCGCAGCACCCCGAGCACAAGATGTGGATTCCCGAGATGATTTTCGGGCACCTGCGCACATCCACGAATTACGCGGAGGACAAGAAGGAGAAAATCGTCGGCGGGAAGAACGGTTTCGGATTCAAGCTCGTGCTCGTGTGGTCGACCTGGGGGTCGGTGGAAACCGTGGACCACGTGCGCGGTTTAAAGTATATCCAGGAATTCAAGGCGAATTTGACCGAGATTTGCCCGCCAAAAATCACCAAATGCTCCAGCAAGAAGCCGTACACGCGCATCTCATTCCGTCCCGACTACGCGCGCCTCGGCATTGCAGGGTTGACGCCGGACATGACCGCGTTGTTTGCAAAGCGCGTGTATGACATCGCCGCCGTGACGGATCGCAGCATCCGCGTCAAGTACAACGGCGTCGTCGTTCCCGTCAAAGATTTCAAGCAATACATCGGCCTCTACATTCGCCCTGAGGTCAAGCGCGTGTATGAGGCGCCCTCAGAACGCTGGGAATACGCCGTGTGCCTGACCAACACGGACGAGTTCGCGCACGTGTCATTCGTGAACGGCATTTGCACGTCCAAGGGCGGCAAGCACGTGGAATACGTCATGGGCCAGCTGCTGCGCAAGCTGGCGGCGTACATCAAGACCAAGAAGAAAGTGGACGTCAGGCCGGCGACAATCAAGGAGCAGCTGACACTGTTCTTGCGATGCGACGTGGAGAATCCCGCGTTTTCCAGCCAGACGAAGGACGAGCTGACGACGACGAGCGCAAACTTCGGCTCGGCCTGCACCGTGAGCGACGAGTTCGTGGAAAAAGTCGCGAAGATGGGCGTCATGGAGGCGGCCTGCGCTTTAACGGAAGTCAAAGAAGCCAAAGCGGCGAAGAAGACGGACGGCGCCAAGACGCGCACGATTCGCGGCATCCCCAAACTCATCGACGCGAATTTCGCGGGGACGGAGAAGTCAGGGCAGTGCACCATCATCTTTTGCGAGGGAGATTCGGCCAAGGCGGGCATTGTGTCGGGACTGAGCAAGGAGGACCGCAACACGATTGGCGTGTATCCCGTGAAGGGCAAGTTCATGAACGTGCGCGGCGAGGCGGCCAAGCGCATTGCAGAAAACACGGAAATCGCGGAAATCAAGCGCATCCTGGGACTGGAGAACAGGCGCGACTACACGGCGGAAGACGTGGCCAAGCGGCTGCGATACGGCAAGGTGCTGTTCATGACGGACCAGGATTTGGACGGGTCGCACATCAAGGGCCTCGGCATCAACCTGTTTCAGAGCGAGTGGCCCACCCTGACGCACATCCCCGGGTTCATCGGGTTCATGAACACGCCGATTCTGAAGGCGCGCAAGGGACAACAAGAGCGCGTGTTTTACAACGAGGGCGAGTTTGAAGCGTGGAAAAGCGCTGGTGTAAGCGGAGCGGCTGGTGGAAGCGGAGCGGCAATCGACGTGTCAACGTGGAATGTCAAGTATTACAAGGGTTTGGGAACCAGCACGGGGCGCGAATTCCGCGAGTATTTCGAGCACAAGAAGATTGTGGACTTTGCACACACGGGCGAGCAAAGCGACGACGCGATTGACCTCGTGTTCAACAAGAAGCGCGCCGACGACCGCAAGCAGTGGCTGTCCACTTATAATCGCGCCGACCATCTGGACACCAGCCACAAGAACGTGTCGTATGAGGATTTTATGACGCGTGAGATGAAGCACTTCTCCATCTACGACAACCAGCGCTCCATTGCAAACGGCATGGACGGGCTGAAAATCTCGCTGCGCAAAATCTTGTTTGCGGCGTTCAAGAAGGGCGGGCTCAAGACCGAAATCAAGGTTGCGCAGTTCAGCGGCTACGTGTCGGAGCACTCCGGATATCACCACGGCGAGGCGAGCCTGAACGGGGCCATTGTTGGCATGGCACAGAACTTCGTCGGCAGCAACAACATCAACCTGTTCGAGCCCAATGGTCAGTTTGGGACCAGGTTAGCCGGAGGGAAAGATTCTGCCAGTGAAAGATACATCTTCACGCAACTCAATGCAATCACGCGGCTCATTTACCGCGCGGAGGACGACGCCGTCTTGGAGTATCTGGACGACGACGGCCAGCTGGTGGAGCCCACATTTTACGCGCCGATTGTCCCCATGATTCTGGTCAACGGCACGAAAGGCATCGGCACGGGGTTCAGCACCGACATCATGTGCCACAACCCGCTGCAAATCATGGACCACATCCGAAACATGCTGCAGAAAAAGCCCGAGGCGGAATGGGGGCCAATCGAGCCGTATTACCGCGGGTTCAAGGGAACCATAACACCACTTGCATCCGCAACATCATCCGCAGCAGCTACTGCATCAACCAAGTTCCTGGTTAAAGGGATGCACAACGTGGACGCTGCAAAAAAGCAGGTGCGCGTGTCGGAGCTCCCGGTTGGTTATTGGACGGAGGATTTCAAGAAGCACTTGGAGTCGCTCATTGAAACCGGTGCGATCAAGGACTACGTGGACATGAGCACGGACACGGTGGTGGATTTCACGGTCACGTTTCCGGCCACGGCCGACTTTGGCGCACTTGCGTCAATGGTGGACCACGGGTCTTGCACGGCCGTGGAAAAGTTGCTGAAGCTTTACACGACGGAATCCACGAGCAACATGCACCTGTTTGACAGCCAGGACCAGTTGAAGAAATACGGCAGCGTGCACGACATTGTGCGGGACTACTACGCGACACGCCTGGCCCTGTATGGCAAGCGCAAGACGCACCAGCTGGCGGCCATGTCGGCGGAGCTCCGAATGTTAAGCAACAAGGCGCGCTACGTCCAAGAGCTGCTGGACGGCAGCATCGACTTGAGGCGCAAGCGCGGGGATGAGTTGATGGCCATGCTGCAGTCCAAAGGCTACGACCATGTGGAAGGCGACGAGCAATACAAGTATCTGCTGAAGCTGCCGATGGACAGCGTGAGCGAGGAGAACGTGCAGAAGCTGCTGAAGGAGAAGGGGCAGAGGGAAGCACAGCATGCCGCGCTGCAAGGCACCAGCATTGAACAGCTGTGGCTGGCCGATTTGGCGGAGCTGCGCGCCGAATACGTGAAACAGGAGGAGAAACGGGTGGCTTCCATGACGAGCGTGCCAATGGTTGTTGCAAAGGCGAAGGTCATAAAGGCCACTGTCAAGGCCAAGACCAACCCGAATCCCGTCCCTAGCAAAGCATAACTTGCATATTGAATTTATTGGATTGAAATGATGTGAGAGAGAATGAATAAAAAAAAAATGTTTTTATTGGTTTTCTCTCTTTTTAGATGTTCAAAGGTTCAAAGAACGAATGAACAAATGGTTTCGTGTTTGGTGGAAAGGCACGCGCGAATGGCTGCGGCGATTTCTTTTTCAGCGCATGAGCCCGATGGGTTGGTGGCGATGATTTCCTGAACTTGAGCGGCGAGTTCCACGCCCAAGCAGCCGGCATTGCGGTCAATGCACTGGCTCATGTGCAGTAGTAATTTATTCCATTTTGCGAGCCAGAGGGTGCCGGTCTTGCTGCGATAATGGCGAAGCGCGACAACGCAGATGATGCCGTAAATGCCGCAATAGCCGGGATTGTGCGTGTCTGAACCGTAGTTGATGTTGTATTTGGGGGAGATGGTGGTGTAATCTTTGGTGACGTTTTTTAGGGGTTTAACATGGTCGTGGTCGTCCAAGATGCGAATGCCGCAGAACCCGTTGCGGCCGTTGGATTCAAAGATGGCAATGTGGTGGGGGTTGGACTTGATTGCGCGGCTCTTAATCAGGACCAAGGAATGCGCATTGCCTCCACGGTGCTGCACATTGATGATGCGGAAACTTTCGAACGGCATGGCGTCGGCCTTGCCCTTGGTTCTTTTTGCAGTTCTGTTTGACACAAAGTAAGAGAGAGGCAGTGTTATGACATACGAGCGCGTGCTGTCCAAAGTGATGATGGGCCCACTTGGTTTGGGTTCAGACGAAACCAAATATCTTTCAAACTCGGTATTTCGACTGGCAGATTTCCTGAATAGTTCAATTCGGGCCATGGTTCTGGTTGGTGCTGTCATGGAAAACCCAATTGTCAAAGTAATTCAATTTTTTATTTTATTTTTATAATTCATACTAAAATAAAAATTATAAAGCACAATGACGCCGTTGCACCATTTATTGATGAGTGCATTGAAGAATGCGCTCATTGTCATCGCGGCATTCGCATTGTACGAGACAATTGAGGAGATGAAGCTGTTGTGGAAAACGCGCTTCCCCGAAAGCGTGAACATGCACGTGCATTATGGCCGGTTATTGCATTTAGTCAGCATATTCATATCGGATTTTCTGATTGGGTTGTTGATGTATCAATTGTTCAATTATGTGTATTGATTCATGACAATAAATAAAATAAATATTATGGTATGTCATAATATGTTTAAAAATATTGCGAACTTCAACAACACCAGTGATTATTTGCCATTATTTAATGGTGTTTTGATCACCGACTTGTTTGTCATATTGCTGTCAAACATGAAACTCATCAAATCATCCGTTTTGATAAAATGGTATGCAGATTACAATTTATCTGCCGTCATTGCAGATGTTTTGATTATCCTCATCGGTCTCATCATTGTTCGAGCCATTTATTATTATGTTTTTGCCGAATTTTCCATCCTGAAATTCATATCACTGGCTGTGGTTGTTCAATTTATACATGACCTGTTGTTTTATGCATTTTTTTCGGGGGTTCCAAGAGGCATGAACCGAATGTTGGACACATTCAAAGATTATGCAAAAGAAGTGTCTTACAAGGCAGTTTTGGCTGATGGCGGCATGATGATCATGGCATCGCTGATCGCATCATATCTAGCTGGTAGAAATTTGAATACGAATTTGATTGTCATGATTTTGTCCTTGTATATTCTGCCATACATATTATACAATTGAGAAAGGGAAAGGTTCGGTTCGGGGAACGTAGTTCCCCGGTCCGTAGGTTTTCTGAAAAGGAGGGGTTCGGGGAACTACGTTCCCCGGCTAGAACCACGGCTGCAGTTCCAGCGTCTTGTCGTTTTCGGCGGAGTAAATGGGACGATCAATCGGTTTGTACATGGTGCTGGCATCGCGCTTATATTGAATGTACGCCCGTGCTTCATTGTAGAGTTTTGGCACAAACATGTCGACCACAATCTTGTTGAGCGCGGCAATTTGACCGGGAATGTTGGTTGCCAAATTCATGGAGCTCTGCAGGAACACGCTGCGCATGATCATTTTCAGGTTGTCGCAGTCTTGCGGGCCGATCAAGTATGCGCCCTTGGACATGGCGTAGACGCCGTTGCGCAGCCCGTTCTGCACGATTTCCATGTTGCCCGTGCTGAAAAAAGCGTCGCTCAGCGCGGTGTTTTCCCAGTTGCCAATCATGGCGTCGCGAAACGACGAGCACGCGCTAGAATTCGGAATCTTGTCGTACATGGCGAACTGCTGCTCCACGGTTGGGCCTAAAATGTCAATGCGGCCATTGGACTTCATCGGCTTGCGCCCCGACGACACATTGGTCGGTTTGGACGAATAAGTTGAACCGTGAATTTGCTGGTGCTGCATGTTGATGCGTTAATGGGATTGTGTTGTGTGTATAAGTTATTGAATTATACACATATAATTATTTTTATTTATGTCGAAAAACTGCATTTAGTTTTCAACTCGGGGGGCATGTTGGCACTCCTTCGGTTCCTGCAGGTATGCCATTGAATTCACAAGGAACGTCGGGAGTTGGCTTCTTGCATTTTCCGGTTGAGTCGAACGTCCAAAAATCGGGACACTTCGGCACTTCGGGAGGCCATGAGACATCGCTTGACTTCTGATATAGAGCATACCCAATGAAAATCATGGCTGCAATCAGCATGACGATTGCAATGGTCAGCACAATGCGCTGAAAATTAAAGGAACCCAAATATGAGCCCGAATCCGGTGTGGTGGTGGGGTCCATTGTTGGATTGCGCGGATGTGGGATGCAGTGGGGATGTTGCTAAAATGGATGAAAATATATACTATGTTTTTATTATTATATTATTCTTCAAGATGGAAATAAATTCATTCAACACAATTCAATATTAAACACAATTCTAATTTCAATACTAATCCCGGTTGGCTTAACTCTTACCAACTTCTGCTTAAGTTGGACCGAATGAAATCTGCGTCAGACACTGATGCTCCAAAACCCAAGCTCAATGCATGCATTCAGCCAAGCCCGAGTGAAATAAATTACAACCACGTGTTGGAGAGAGAATCGATTGCAAAAGAAATTGCGAATATATTGGAGACATTTTACACAAAAAAAAATGATTTCATGATGAAGCGAGGCATATACGTGTATGGAAACCCAGGGGTTGGGAAGACCGAATTTGTGGTGCAGCTATTAAAAACCTTGAATTACGACATGGTTCGGTATGATGCAGGCGACATCCGCAACAAATCGGTCATTGACCTGATCACCAATCACAACATGAGCGAGCACAGCGTGATTTCGATGTTTCAAAAAAAACCGAAGCGCATTGCAATTGTCATGGACGAGATAGACGGAATGAACAACGGCGACAAGGGCGGCATCAACGCGCTGATTAAACTCATGCGTCCTAAAAAGACGAAAAAGCAGCGACTGGAGGACGTGACCATGAATCCAATTATATGCATTGGAAATTATCACATGGACAAAAAAATACGGGAGTTGATGAAAGTGTGCATAACGTTTGAACTCAAAACCCCCACTTTGGAGCAGGTTGGGGTCATACTTAAATCGTCGTTGAATACGGTGAATGCGACGCTGCACAAGAATGTGGCACGGTTCATGCAGGGAGACCTTCGGAAAATAGAGACAATTAGCGGGATATTCAACAAGCAGTCATCGGGTTCAGATTCGGACACTTATAACAGCGCGCTCATTCAAACCATATTTCAACCCAAGGCTAACAATGAAGACAGCAAAACCATTGTTAAAAAACTCATAAATTCGCCGTGCAAACTGACGGAGCATTCCGCCATGATGAATGAAACCGACCGCACCATCGTGGGCTTGTTGTGGCACGAAAACGTGGTGGACGTGTTGGCGAAACAGCCGAATCAAATGGAGGCGTTTCGGTTTTACAAGGATGCGCTGGACAACATTTGCCTGGCCGATTACATTGACCGCATCACGTTTCAGAAACAGATTTGGCAGTTCAATGAAATGAGCTCTCTCATTAAAACGTTTTACACAAACAAAATGTACCATGAACGATTCGCGATGCACCCGCGGTTCAATCCGTCGGAAGTGCGTTTCACCAAGGTGTTGACAAAATACAGCACCGAGTACAACAACACGCTCTTCATTCAAATGATGTGCCAAAAATTTGGCATGGACAAGAAGGATTTGTTTGCATTTTTCTTGAACGTGTTTGCGATGAAAAATGACAACAAGGGGGCGAATGACAAGGGGGCGAATGACAAGGGGGCAAGCGAAGACAACCTGGATGCGGATGCATGTGATAAAAAAATCAACGAAATTATCGAAGAATTTGAAATTACCAAATTAGACATTCAGCGCATGCATCGCTATTTGAACAAGTGCACTTGTCCGAGCGAGATTTTACCGGACGATGAAGTGGAAGAAGATTGACCAAATCAAATCAAATCAAATTGCACTCATGATCAATCATTGCGCTCTGCCGCTCAATTGTTTCTAAATGAGCGACGATGACTTCGTCGCGATCCTTGATGGTCGAAAGCAGGTCCGAATTCTCTCTGATTTTTTTATTGCACAGCTCCCTCATCTTTTCCAGTTTGTCGGCCTGCATTTGAACCGTCTGTATCAACTCTTCCACCGTCATGCTGCGGGTTTCAGCGTTCGGGGCTTTGAATTTAATGACTGCATTTAAAATTGCGTTCTGGCTTTGTTGTTGTTGCTGCTGTTGTTGTTGCTGTTGTTGCGGTTGATGTTTCTGCATTTTCTCTCGAATTTGTTGAAGCACATCGGGTTTCATGGAGGGATGGCCTGGTTCATACGCATCCAGTGCCGCCTCAATGTCGTGCATGTAGAATTGCAATAGGTTCGGTTCTTTTATGAAATCCGTAACCAGTTTTGCACTGACTTGCATGTTGGGGTCTATGTCCTTTCGATTGAGGTTTGCAAGCAAAATGCGCTTGTCAAACGTGTTGTGTTCGTGTGAAAACACCAGAATGACCTTCATGGGGTCCAGCTGCGCCATGGGAATCGTGTACCCGTGCAAAAATGCGCGTTCTTCTGCCACGCACGCGTGCTCGTCGTATTTCAGCTTTGATTCTGACAGCAGCTCTTTCCAGAACGCAAACGTGGCGGCGGTTGCATGATTCGGGCCGTATGGACCAAACTGCACCATTAGGGCGCGGCCTTGGTTTGTGGTTGTGGGTTCTAAAGGGAAAGGTTCGGAAAACCGTAGGTTTTCTGATTTGAAATAAATGTACATTTCGCTGCTCCCTGCCAACTTGATTCCGGTTTTCCGGGTTTTGTGGTCCAACAGCGTCTCCACCGCATGCGAAACGCGCTCCGGCGGGTAGTAATCGTCATCATCCATGTAGACAATGATGTCGCCGCGCGCCTTTTTGTGCATCATGTTCCGTTTTTTTCCGAGAGACACCTTGTCATCGAGTCGGACGTATTGGACGCACGGATGGGATGCGACGAGGTCTTCAATTGGGTCGGTGCCATCATCAATGATGACCCACTCCATGCGTTCGCGCGGATAAGTTTGGTGGTCGAAGCACTCCAGCATGGCTTGCACAAAGGGGCGACGGTTGAACGTGGGGGTGCACACGCTGACCATGGGCAAAGATGACATTGGCGCTGAAGACATTGGCGCTGAAGACATTGGCGCTGAAGACATTGGCGCTGAAGACATTGGCGCTGAAGACATTGGCAATGTTGTTATCCGGGGATTTTATTGAATACACGGATTGCGTTTATGCGGGTTGTTTATATAAACTTTTATTTTTCATGAACAGTATTGCCAAAAACGTGACGCTTGCAATGATTCCGGCGCTGATTGGGGGCAATTGGATTATCGCAACGATTGCTGCCACTATGACAAATACGACAATTAAGTTTGACATGCGTTTTGCAAATTCGGAACCGTACTCGTCCGATTGGATCAATTGTTTGATAAAAAAGAGATACAATAAATAGAAAAATTCATAGATGACCGGAAAGATGGAAACCCATCCAAAACAAAGGGTCAAGAATGCGGACAAACACAACAACCCAAATTTGTTGATGTCATTCGTCTGCAGTTTCATGAATGCAAACAACCCTCCAAACCATCCGGGAATGAAAATGATCCATATGGTGCACAGCAACACCACCATTGAAATCAGTGTCAGTATTCCAAAAATAGTCCATCTGGCAAAAGAAATGTATCCAGTGTAAGGGATTCCAGGTGGAAATGAAATGCACCACTTTTGCAAAAAATTAAAATAGTAATGCAACATTGTTCCGGCCACGCGATAACATGATTCCTGTGTGGTTTGAAACCACCAGCTGAACTTGGGCACGTTCTCCGATTTATTCAGTGGAACTTGGTTGCATTTCACAAAAGAATTGCAATACGGGCTTTCTGGGGAAATGTTCTTCGATGAATTCGACTTCATGAGGCCCTTCAATGTCTCGCCGACTGGGTAATCCACTTTAACGTCAAAGTTTTTGGCATTTAAATAATTGTTCGTAGTCATGAAACAGAATAAAAATATGTACATCAATATTTCAAGCATGGTGTAAAGGTAGTTCACAAACGGTTTGGGAGAATACGTGGTGTCTTTGTCTTCGGGTCTGGTTCCTGTTCCTTTGAGAGAATTCACGTGTTTAAGATTCATTTCGCGGCGACCCATGGGTTGGTATTTGGTGTGAACGAATCAACAAAACAAAGTATTATAATACTACATTATTATAATATTATTATTGCTGTTTTTGAACAATGGGATGGGGGCTGAATGAGTTGAGAATGTGCTAAAAATGCGCGGAGGGGTCTTATCTTGCATACATGAGCGCGCAGTTTCCGCCAATGAATGTCAGCACATTGTATCTTTCTTCCAGCACGGTCAGGTCATAATTGTAGTCGTAAATGCGCCACGTCGGCTTGTTCACGCCGATGGGGATGCCGGTTGCGGGGTCGCATATCGTGTAAAAGTTGGCGCTCGGGTCCAGCGGCGGCGGATACGTGGTGAACTCCAGCTCAATGGTGGAGAACTTGCTCATGTTGATGGCGCCGCTGGGCTGATACGTGTCGACATCTGCATCCAGGCCGAAGTTGTAAATGTAGAGCCCAAATGGGGCCGAACCCGCAGTGCGGATATATTTTTCAACGTAGTTATAAATACCGGATTCGAGGAGGTTTTCGCGATACGACCCGTTCAGCAGGATGCCGAGCTGCTGCAGAATCTCGCGCTGGTTCTCCACGTTGTAGTACGGGGTTACAAAAATGCCGGATGGCGTGCCGTCGTCTGGTTCCGCATATGGTTCCCTACCAGGACCAATAAGGGTTTCATAATCATCACATGGGTTTGGAAAACCATTTTCTTCCGTTATATGTAATGATAACGCAGACACAACATCCGCCGGGATGACGTTCGAGTACGGCCAGTTCGTGTAGTTGCTCCACTGGTTGCGCAGGTTGATGTCGCTTCGCTGAAACAAGAACATCCACGTGGCAACCATACCCATCGTGTTTTGCAGCTCGACACGTTGAGTTCCCGTGACGTTCTTGAAATCCCATTCGTATGCTTCCTTAAGCAAATACTTTTGTTCTTGAGATGCAAAGACGCGCGACTCTTCCGCCGACAAAAAGCAATACGTGGACAAAAGGTGCACGTCCGCGTTCCAGTCCGTGCGCTTGTCCAGATACACATCAGACGTTACTATGTCTGCGGCCGGAGGCGGCTGCAAGAATCGGTAAAATTGGTAATCTGGCTCATTGAAATTGGGCTGAATGAAGTGCGCTTGGGCAACTTGCACAGGCGTCGTTGCGGGAAAGGTTATATCGCGTGTGACAAAGAGGTCGCGCACCGGGCGCATGACCACATCAATCTGCAGCTCGTTGTATTGAAGTGAGACCAGCGGAAATGCGGTGCGACTGTTGTTGCAGAACCACGCGTTCAGCGGAATGTAGAGCTTGCGCCCGCGAATGGAGGGCTCCGGCCCCTGCGGGTTCGTGGGTGTCGCCGGGGTGTAATACACGTTGGGATACGTGTTTTTGCGTCCGGAAAAGTTGGCGGGGTCGTTGAACTCCGCCGTGTTTCCGGTCATACTGTCATACAGGAAACGCTTGGTGCCGTTCAAGTCGCGCTGCACGAGTGCAAGCAAGTACTTGCCCGTCATGCGCTGCAGAATTTGACCCCCCACGGAAAACACCACTTCTTTTATCATTTGCGTGCCCAGGTTTTCGATCCAGCGGAACTCGTAGGGGTGCCACACGTCGCTGCACCCCAGGGGCGGATAAATCGGGCTCCAAATGGTGGGCAGCGTGACCACGAGGTAGGTGTCCATGAGCAGCTCGGCATAGCGGGGAACGGTGAATGTGAAACGCGACTCCTCGCTCATGCGCAGGTTGCGAAGTCCGGTGAAATCAATTCTAAACTTCTGCATGCCGAAGTTGGTGTATTTGGCATACGTGGTCTTGAAAAACGACTTCTTGGGATTGGAATTTAGAATGACATTTTGATTGCCATAAGACACAATGTTTAGTAAACCGCCCGTCATTTTGTTATATTAATGTTGTTATTTTTATTATTTTATTGCGACAATGTAATTGAATATATAAGTTATATTTAAATCATTGCATAAACATTGCATTAATAGTCGTATCATATAGTATCAACATAATACAAGAATCGAAAAGATGGCTGAATACACCGAAGACACAGACGCACCTGAATACAATCAGGCAGATGCAAATGACGAGCCACAAACCAATGCACCCTCTAAATTTGCAAATGCGGCAGCGGCAGCATCCCTCTTTGCGGGCTCAATGGTTTCTCGGATGCAATCAGCCGACCCACTGCAGATTGGACTTTTTGTTGTATTGGCACTTGCAATTGCCGTGATAATTTGGTACATTATTTACAAAGTGAACCAAAAACAAAATGAGGTTGCCTCAACGTTTGTCATAACAAACAATAACATTAAAGCATTCGGTGGCGCAAGTGCTGCGACTAGTGCGGGCGTGGATGTGTCGACGCTGCCGTTGCGTAATTTCTACATCAAAACCGCATTGAATTGCTGCTGTTTGGGTGAGTGGAAAAACAACTACATGGATGTGGTTGCAGTCCAAAGTGCCATTGCCAATGGATATCGCTGCCTAGATTTTGAAATCTACAGTGAGGACGACAAGCCCGTCGTGGCGGCGTCCACAAAAGGCAGCTTTTACTACAAGGAAACGTACAATTCGATTCCGTTTTCAGATGCGATGGCCGCCGTTTCGCAGATCGCATTCACCGTGACAAAGGCAGTGAACAGCGTCGACCCGTTGTTCATCCACCTGCGACTCAAAAGCAACAACGCGAAAATTTTGCCGGAGATGGTCTCTGCAATCAATGCGCAGTTTGGCAACAAGTTGTTGAATGAGAATTACAATTACTTGTATGGCGGGAACAATTTAGGACAAGTGCCGATGTCTGAACTGGTCGGAAAAGTCATTATTATGGCCGACATATCCAATCCGTTGTGCGTCGACAAAGACTTGCCATTGTTCCAAATCATAAACTTTGGTTCAAACTCGCCGTTTTTACACCAGCTGCAATACGAAATGGGAGTGAAAAACACGCCGGACATGGACGAATTGATTGACCACAACAAAAAGAACATGAGCATCGTGTTTCCAGATGCTCCGTTCAAAGAAAACGCGAATTTCAACGTCTCGAAAGTGTTTGGGTGCCAATTCATTGGCATGATGACACAAGTGAAAGACATCAATCTGGAAATATACAACAAGGCATTTGAAGACGCGGGCACTGCGTTCATATTGAAACCGCCTGAGTTGTGCTACCAACCGGTGGTCATTGAAACCCCGCCACCGCAAGACCCAGCGCTGTCTTTCGCCGGTCGAAATTACAAGACCGATTTTGCATCTTGGAGCGTTTAAATGCTCGTCGGCTCTTGGTCTTGATCCTGTTGTTGGTCCGGTTGTTGGTCCGGTTGTTGGTCCGGGTTTTGCTGTTGCTGTTGCTGTTGCTGTTGCTGTTGATATTGTTCAATGCGTTCTTGATACTTTCGACGCTGCTCGTTCATTTCTTTATGCCGGTTGTATTGGCGGGCACCTGCGTCCATGAATTTCCGAATCTCTCCATATTTCATTTTATTTTTCGAGTTGCAAGCAGGTTGGGATGATGGAACCTTGCTTTCGCCCAAATACTCTTGGATGACCTTCATGGGGTCTTTCAATGCATCGAGTTTTTCATTTGCAACATCATCAGTGTAATCGGTTTGGCGGAGAATGAATGCAATGGCCTGAACGCGGTATTCCTCTTTAATGGCAGCGTGCAGCTCTTCGCCCTTGAGATGTTGCATGTGGGGTGGCAGATGAACTGGAATTGGATTCATGTGAAAAAATGTTTTATTGTATAAAATAAATAATTCAATTGTTTTTAATTACTTTCGCAATTGAAAACAATATTGAGCCTGTCATGACACAATAAAATGTATTGAAAATCATATTAAACAAATGACGGTGGATGAATGTATCTTGTGTCTAACAATTGACCCCGTTATGACAAACACCGCTGACTCCATTGTTTCACTCCTGTTGGAAGAACTTTCTCAATCATTGAGACCGAAGATACGGAGTGCATTGGCCGATCATGATTTATACAAGGAAACTCACGACGCCGTCTTGAAAATCCCATTTGTCCAACGGTTGTTGGAGAATCAATGCAGATGCTTGACAAAACAACAGGAGCCGATTCAATTGGAGATCATCGACACAGAAGTTGAACATGCATGCGGGTTGAAAAATTTAGACTCAATCAGTGAATACATTAATTCAACCAAGGAATTTGAATGTGACACGGAAGAAGAAGAGGAAGCAGAAGAGGAAGCTGAAGAGGAGGAACAAGAAGCTGAAGAGGAAGCTGAAGAGGAGGAACAAGAAGCAGAAGAAGAGGAAGCAGAAGAAGAGGAAGCAGAAGCTGACGCAAAATCAAACTTGGAAGAGGAACAAGAAGCAGAAGAAGAGGAAGCAGAAGCTGACGCAAAATCAAACTTGGAAGAGGATCAAGAAGCTGAAGAGGATGAACAAGAAGCTGACGCAAAATCAAACTTGGAAGAGGATCAAGAAGCTGAAGAGGAACAAGAAGCTGAAGAGGATCAAGAAGCTGAAGAGGAGGAACAAGAAGCTGAAGAGGAACAAGAAGCAAAAAAAGATGAAAAAGTGGTGTCATCATTTCAGTGTTCACCTGCGATGGCGTCGTGTGATGGAATGTATTCTATTTCAAACGCTGCAAACACTTTGGCATCATCGATTCATCCGATAGAGGCAAAGGTTGAGGTTGAGGTTGAGGCAGAGGCAGACGAGGAACCAGCCGAAGAAGAGGAAGAAGAGCTTGAATTGTTTGAAGTGGAAATTAAAGGAAAGACATACGTCACCAATGATGAAACAAACGGCGACATTTATGAATACGCGAACGATGAAGTGGGTGAAATTGTGGGCGCATTTAAGAATGGCGTTGCCAAACTTGCAAAGAAACAAAAGTCGAAGACATCGCAATAAATTTGAATTGAAGTTTCCATGCGATGATGCAAAATAATATATTCGCATATGTTATATTGCTTTTTTTGGTATAACAATGATAATAGACTCGTTGTGTCCACCGGCGGTACTGTATCTTGGATTTTCAATCATCCAGATTGTCATTGATTTATTTAGAGGGCAACAAAACAGCGCCTTTTTAAAGGTCATTGTCATGATTGTTTTTACGATTCTGTTGAATCAATTGTGCGTAGGAGGTCTCACCATTCTCTCATGGTTCATTGTCTTCATTCCTTTCATCCTGATGACTTACGTCACCACCATTTTGCTGTACGTGTTTGGATTGAACCCTTCCAAAGGGAAGCATGCGGCGCCTGACCCGCGCCGGCGGCACAAATCTCGTCCTCATCCCCGTCCTTACAATCCTCAGGACGTGGGCGGATGTGCCGGAACCGAATTCGGGTGCTGTCCCGATGGCGTAACTGCAAGCAATGAGCGGGGCTCCAACTGCTACGGTCCTGGACCCGGCCCTCAGCCCCAGCCCAGCCCTCAGCCTCCCCATCATCACCATCATCACCATTATAGCACAATTGGTTGGAACTGTGGGGTTGATGGCAAGTGCGTGCAAACTCCGAATGGCAAGTATGATGATGAAATGACATGCAATTCGGTTTGCGGCACTCAACCGCAACCGCAACCTCAACCGAACATGGGATGGAATTGTGGATATGGTGGCAATTGCGTGCAAACTCCGAATGGCAAGTATGATGATGAAACGACATGCAAGACGGCTTGCGGCAAACCCAAGACAAAACAATACGGTTGCGAGGGTGGTTTTTGCGTCATGAAGAAATGCAAGGTCGACCCAAAAAATAATTGCTATGCTTCAGTTGATGATTGCAACAAAAATTGCAAAAAACCCAATCCTGCGTCTTCCACTTATTCATGCAATGATAATTGTGCCCCCCAAACGGGGCGCAATGCATGCACTGTGGACGGCAACACATGTTTTGGAACTAATTCTGCATGCAAACAGAATTGCCCTTAGCCAGGGCATATTAAATTTAATTTTTGGAAGTGTTGTATCCGCCGCAGCCGCCACATTTCATGCCATACGGATGAAACGTTGCATCGCCCGTGAACCCACAGTCGTTGCATTTTATCACAAACATGTGATCTTCCTGTATTGGAAACTGTTCAATTAATGCATCCATCCGTTCATTGTATTTGGACCAGGCCTCGGGTGAAAGCATGGATTTTCGACAAAGGGGGCATCCGATTCGATTCTGTTGAAAGCACCCCTGCATGCAGTGCACGTGCATGGTGTGTCCGCAAGGAAGCGCATTTGATGGTTTAGTGGAATAAAACAAATTTTCCAGACACACGGGGCAGTCCGCATGAAACTGCTCGCGCTTGCACCTGTGATTGTTCACCGCGACGCACGTGCCGCATGTGTCGCAATGCACGTAATCGTGTTCGCCTTTGACCCGACACAGTCCGCACTTGTCGCAATGGTAATAATTTCTCTCGGTTCGGTCGTCGAAGAAGTTGCACGTCGCGCAAAAGTAGGCGGCGAACTGGATGCCGCATGCAATGTTGCAGCACGTCTGGGACACTGGCTGCTGCACATTGCATGCAGCGCACACCACCTCTTTGACCGCGTGTCGGTCCATTTCATGTGTCTCGGCATCGTTGTGGCAGTGCCGACACACGTACACTTTGTTGCAACACGGGGCCACAAGGCTGCATCGTCTGACATAGTGTTCGCAATCCGTCATTTTCCTGGTTAATCTGGTGTATGTTCTACTGTTTGCTGTTTGCTGTTTATTGTTGTGTTAGTTTCTAAATCAATTCTTCGAATAAATCATCGAACAAATGATTTTATAAAATGAATTTATTGGTTTCACTGCAATACAGTTTGGCGATTTTGGGCGACTGTTGCAATAGCGGTGGTATTGGTTTATGCACTCCGAAATAGCCGTCAACCAATATGCGGTTGACGCAAAAATGCGAACACGCTTCATCATCTCCGATTGGCAGATCAAGAAAATAACACCCCAGGGTGAAATAAACATCCTCCGCATCGGTTTGCATTTTGCGTGATTGCGCAACTGCGGTTGGTTCCGTCCTGAACAAGTTGATAATTTTAATCATGTCGAACCGTTTTCGCAGAGACATTCCTCCATTGAAGTTTCGTTCTATTGGATTGACGACAATTATTTTCTCTCTAATCAATTCCATCCAATTATGGTCCATGTTTCCTCCAATATAACTTTTGTTCATGTCGATGAAGTGTTGAATCGTGTGAGGTGGCTGATTAATGATGTAGGTGTCAAACTGAAACGTCAGAACAAAATTTCCGTATAATGATTCCCATACATCTTTGCGTTTCATGAAGTCGCTGTATTCATCCAAATGATTGAAATTGTCGACTTCCAATTCTCTCACTTCCACTTCCGGATTCAAGCGTTCTGTCATTTTGCTTTTGAGAGATTTGCCGCAATAAAACACGATGACCCATTCGGATCCTAGCTTCTGTTGAAAATCGTGTATCAAGTGTGTGATTCGCACATCATCCCTTGGCTCGACTATGAGTGCAGTGTTTTTGTTTTTGTTCATGTGTATAACGACCAAATAATTTGTTATTATTGCATTGAATGCATTTAAATGATTATTAATACATATGTAATACAAACTAACCCATCAATAATCCATGTCAACCTTGAATAGCGCGACCCGTGTTAGGCACGTTTCGGCCGATCGCGCCACGTTTCTCAAAAATTTGGCGGAGACGCCGAACCACACCGTGTTGAAGTTGACGGCGACGTGGTGCGGGCCGTGCAAGCAGATTGCGGAGTACACGCGCATGGCATCCCTGCAGTTGCCCGCCAATGTGGACCTGATTGAGTGCGACGTGGACGAGTCGTTTGATTTGTATGCTTCGTTGAAGCAGAAGAAAATGGTGAACGGCATTCCCGTGTTTCTGTTTTACAAGCACGGGAACGCGACGCTGATCAGCGACCTGTCGGTCACAGGAGCGGACATTAAGGCGCTGGATGCGTTCTTTTTCCGGGTTGTGGCCGCGGCAAACCCAGGGGGAACGGCAACCAGTAATTATATTGGTAAATGAGTTTTTGTATCATTTTCTTTTCGTTCGGTTTAATATGAACGAACGAACAATACCATGGATGATTTATACTCCACCGTTAGAAAACTCATTGATCGTCAGACCGCCATTTTTAATGGAGGAGATGATTTGCCTGTTTCTGGGCGAGAGGCGCATGCGCACTTAATTGAAGTATGCAATGACGCATTTACTGTCTTGGAAGAAAACGCAGAGGAACTAGAAGATGAAGACACAGACGATTTGGATAAATTCATCAAATATGGAATTTGCACAATTTCTCATAATTTTGAAAACGGTAAACCCATTGGTCCCAACGTGATGAATGCATTAATTCGCGCAGTTCGATTGTATAACAGTGCATCCACCAGACCATTTCAATTCGATTCAGCCTGTGATTTGACGACACTGGAGGGGATGTTGTTTTTGTCCAACACGGTCCTGGACATTGTGTATAACCCCGACTTGCAATTTTTTCCACCGGACTATCCGCCGTGGCAATTGCACATAGAGCCACGACCACGACCAGCATCAACTTTCGTCTCAGAAGAACCATTGATACTACCACCGCAGGTAATAATATTCCACACTCATGCAATTATGCCGGTGGTGACTGGTGCTGAAGAAAATCCGAAACTCCCGAGGTTCAAAAATTCATTTGATGGACCTGCATTAGGACCTGGCGGAGAACGGATGCTCGTGAGCTGCAGAGATTACAGAAAGAATAGGGTCGCTGAATTTGAAACTAAGGTTGATGTCTGCACAGCTACCCAATTTGGCATGCCGTTGCACTGGTTCATGGCAGATGAGCCTCCACAACTCGTATTTGCAAAAAACTTGTTAGAAATGGTTCCCGCCAGTGAACGCCATACAAAAAGTGCATTCAGACAACTCGTCAAAGGTGCTCTTTGCAAAATGCGAGAGGATTACATTCCCGACAAAAAAAGCACATGCAAAGTTCGTTGTCATCATGCTGGATACGACATGGCAGATTTATTGCTATTTTGTGGAAAAGGTGCTGCAACCGTTGAAGGCATTGTAAGCATAGATGTCCAAACCAGAATGATTGACCACATGACTCCCCGGTTCGGACTTGTAAGCAAAGAAACGCATGGACACGTGCTTCGCGAATATCCAAAGTCAGAACAACCACCCAGTAAATACAGGCTAGACGAATATGGAAATGCAATGGAACGTGCTCGAACGGAATTGGCAGCATTTCAAGGTGCCCATGTTGCCGACCCGGTAAACTACAGAATGTATGCATTGCAAAAACATGTGAAAAATTTAGAGCTGGGCATCCGAGGCATGCACCGAGAGTCCGAATTCGAATGGAGCCCTGAGCTGAAACAAATTCATGGTCATGGCATACGGTTGTCTGTATTGTTGCGAATTGGAATCGATGCCGGGTTAATTGACCCAAACGCCATTGTGGTTGTTTTGTGCTGCAGAACACCGGAAAAACATTTGCCAATTGGTACAAAAACTCCGCGTCGTGACGAAGAATCTGACAGCGAAGGCGGAGGAAAAAATTTAAAAAAACACAAAAGATTTAACCAATCGAAAAAACGCAAGGGTAAAATGCAACGAACCACATCCAGAAAATCCAGAAAATCCAGAAAATCCAGAAAATCCAACAAACACTGAACATATGTTTCGAAAAATAACATAATAAAACTAATAATGCAAACACAACTATTCGCATTATTATTAACATTTGTATTACATTTGTGCCATTTTCTCTCAAATCATGGATCTAGATCTAGATTTAGACATTCGCAACTATGAGTTGCGCGACATTCTCAACTTGTTCAACATGCCGTCCGTGTTTACCGATGTGCATATGCGCGAGGCCAAGTCGACGGTCATGCGCACGCACCCCGACAAGTCCGGCCTGGACAAAGAGTACTTCCTCTTTTTCTCCAAAGCTTACAAAATTCTGCACGAGGTGTATCAAGTGCGTGCCGGGTTGTCGCGGCAAAAGAATGCCAAATACGACGACGTGAAAGAGGACATCGACGCGCGCCGCAATGCCAATTCCGACAAGCTGAAGCGCATGAACGCCGACGAGTTCAACCGCTGGTTCAACCAAACGTTTGAACAGAATAAATTGTATGACGAGGAGCAGGACAGCGGCTACGGGGACTGGCTCAGAAGCAATGATGCAGATGATGCAGAAAACGATGATGACAACAAAGATAATGATGCTATGGACGAGGGCTCCACGTGGGCCCAGCGCATGGAGCAGCTGGAACGCCGGAAAAAGAAGTTAAGGGACCAAGCGCTCGTGGTGCGCAGCGAGGTCCAAACATTTGACTCAGTGGGTGTTGGTGGCGGCTACGGCTTGTCGCGCGAGCGCCCCGAAGAGCACTCCAGCGGCCTGAATTTTGGCGGCTCTGCACTGGCGTTCGAAGACCTCCGCAAGGCGCACACCGAGTCGGTCATCCCCATCACGCACGAAGACTACGAAGCCGTGCGCAAATACAAAAACATAAATGAATTGCAAATGTCGCGAGACATAGATCGTCGGACATTTAATTACTCCGAAACGGAATCTCAAATGGCTCGGTCGCAACAGCTGCAGACGGAGGACGACATGCGGCGGGCATTCAAGCTGGCGCAGCAGGATGAAATTGTGCGGGACCTGAACAAGAAATGGATGGCGCAGTTCAATGCGATTGAGAACTGACCCCACGGGGATGCCAAGCCCAATAAAAACAAAAAAAACATTTTTTTGCGACAAAATGTGATTCCAAAAATCAATACAACCCAAAAAAAATTGAATTGAGTTCAAAGTATTTGAAACCAATATCAGTGTTAAGAGAAAATTGGATAGATGAAATATTGTGGATGCTTGAGGAACGACAAGGGTGAATTTGGATTGAGATTGAAAGAAATTTGGGATGAAGTGGTTGAGGTATGTGAGGCTGGAAACTGGGAAGAATTGAAGGATGAGGTGAGTGATGTCATGTTTGGGTTTGGGAGGTTGTTGGGGTATATGTGTGGTCGTGTGTATGTGAAGATGTGGTTTGATGGGAGACACGTGAAGAAGATTGAAGGAAGAATGGAAGAGTGTGGATGTGTGAGAAGCAAGAGACATCTGGTGAATGGTGTGTGTCCATCGGTAGGGAAAGTGTAGAATGGAAAGGTGGAAAGGTGAGTGATAAGGTGAGTCATTCAAAGGTAAGCAAATGTGTATATTCTAACACTTTTTCTTATGAAATGGTTCAAACCGTGGCCATATGTCAAAACACGGCTACTAACCAATGGACTGGGTGAACCAATCAATTCATAAATCTTTGACAACCGCCCGGCCAACGTCGTGCATCCAATCCTTTTCCGCGCGGTCAATGGTGTCATTTCGATAAATAACTGCATCCACTAAAGTGTGTTGCACATCGACCTCAGCCATTTGCGCGCGCAAGCTGCTGATGTCCTTGGGGAAACAGGTTCCGCCAAACCCAAGCCGCCCGTCGTGTCCAGGAACCGCCGTGTGGCTTTTGCAAATGCGCGCATCTTCTGCGGCGACATCCACCATTCGGGCATAATCGATGCCCTGTTTATTGCAAAAGGCGTGGATTTCATTGCAGAATGAGATTTTGGTTGCCAAAAACGTGTTGCGAAAGTATTTCACCATTTCGGCTTCCTTGTTGTGCATGAACGTCAAGCGGTCATGGGCGATTTTCTTGTGCGCATGTGCCGCGCGAATGATGCTTGTCATGAGCGCCATGAATGCGTCCTTGTTTTCATCATCGTTGCATCCGAAAATCCAGTTCGAATTGTTTATGAAATCATTGATTGCATTCTTCTCGGTTAAAAATTCGGGCATGAAGCAGCAGTTATAATGGTCGGACGTTCCCACTGGAACGGTTGAGCGGATGACCGTCAGTCCGCCGTAGCTCAATTCTCTCAATTGCGCGAGGACGGCGTCGACGTATTTCATGGAGGTCTTGCCAGCAGCATTAATTGGGGTGGGCACTGACACGAACACGGCGCAGCAGGCCATCAAATCGTGCAGCGTGGTTCCCTTGGGCACGCACAGCTCCGGGTTTATGTCATAGCAGAGCACCTCGATGTCGTCGCACTGAAGCGTCATGGTCGCTTTTCCAACAAAGCCGTTTCCAATGATTCCGATTTTATGCATTTATTGTGTTGTTTAATGTGTTGTTAATGTTATGTTCTCTCAAATACATAACATTAATAAGATATTTTCCCCATTTTCACGAATCTCACTTTATTTGTCATTTGACAGCAGCAAATACTTGCCGACGACGGTATTGGAGGTCAACACTTGGCGCGGTGATAACCGAGCGAACCATTGAAACGCCAGCCGATTCAGGATTTGATCCGAAGGGATGTAAATGCCATATGCGTCTTTTGCAAAATCAACGTCTTCCTCGCCGAGCAGCTCTTCAATGACCACCGGCCTTCCATCCGTGGTTTTGGTGCCGATCAAAGAGCCGCACAGCATGGATATTTGCGGGGGCGAACTGATGAGTTGTTTATACAACCAGCGGTCATTCTGTCCTAAAAATTCGTACTCATTAGTGTAATCGGATGTGACCAATGGTTCTAAATAAGTCATGTATTGCTTCATGACGGGGCTCTCCTTTGTGCAACCCATGAGCGCGCTGTCGGGGAAAAACGACACACTTGCTGCAGCCGAATTGCGGGCCACAAACTCGCCGGCAAACATGCTTTTTCCGGCACCCTTCAACAAATCCGAGTACGCGGACTTCAAATCCTTCAAGCAGATGAAGGACGCGGGGACGGTCATGCCGCCGTATTTGTAGAGCACCTTTGCCATTGCGAGGTCCCTTAAATGCTGCTTCAACGGGGACGGCATGTTCTGCACCTTAATGGTCCAGTCCGGCAACAGGCGCTGAAAGGCGGCATCATCCACGAGAACCACGTTGAACGACTTGCCGCACTGTTCCACAATGCTGCGAATGGTCAAATACATGTACGGCTGATTCAAATTGGAGTTGGAGTTGCGCGACCCCCAGCTGGACCAGTTGCGCGCGTTCACTTCGTAATCAATGAAAATCCACAGGAACGGTCTGCGCGTGTCGGCGAGAGATTTGTCGTTGAGCAAATACTTTTTGATTAAATTGTAGTCGTCGCTCATATTGTTGCCTTCCTGTGATTTACTATATCGGTTATACACGATTCCAGCTAAAATGATGACTAAATAAAATGCAACGAGTTTGAGGGACAGCATTGGTATTTGGTATTAGTATTTTCTTGGAGTTGATATAATATTGATGTATTGATATAATATTGATATATAAATATATTAATATCTGAAACAATTCATTTCATGTCGCATCGTGAATGTAATACACAATGTGTGTTTTAGATTTATCGTATTTGCGTTCTGACCGGCATTCAATTGAATTGTGCCGACATATCTGTCTTAAAATGGTGTTCAAATTGTTATACGACATCTTTCTCGTGAGAAAAAACTGCTTGTCCTTGCAATAATATGGCATCAAATCCTCACAAAATTTTTGCAATAATGATTGACTTGGAGAGGCATGTTCAGTGCCAGTGCCAGTGCTAATCACGTCTTCAAAATAGGTTGCCTTCTTGTATGCAAACAAGTCAATCAAAAAACAATCAGAATTCGGCATTTTATGCGAAATTTTCTTAATAAAATCATAAAACAATTCATTTGGAACAGACGTTTTCAATAACTTATGAGACGTCGTGAAACCTGGTTCTGTTCCTGTTTTATTTTCATCCGTGGCCATAATTAAGACCATATTTTCAACTATTATAACATTATATAAATATTTTGCTCAATTCATCGACAAAGATGAGTGAAGGAACAGTTCGCGCAGGTTGTTCGTGAAAAGTGCCAATTCAATCTCGTCTTCATGAATGTTGTGAAAGATGCTGATGTATTTGCATATAATGGCAATCGTTTTGTATTGAACCGTTTCATCAATGGTGTCCGTATTTTTAATGAAAATGAAATAATTGTCTAGAATGTCCATGACGGAGTAGCCTTGATCGTGCAAAGCATACAGATGTGAAATGCATTGCGAAATCGACGCATTTTTGCACAAACAGTCCTGCGTGTATCTCTCAAACACGCTGAAGCTGATGTTGGTGCACAATTGGTTGGCCAGCTCCAAAGTCATGGGAAGCCCGATGATTTTGAATTTTTCCATGTAGTTGATCAAAATGCGCACCGACCCATTGCACACTCGCAGGACAAATTGCTCGGCGTCGGCATGAATGTCCAAATGTTCGCGGCGGCGGATTTTATCCAAAATTTTATGCAAACATGCGGGGTCAATCGGGTTGATTTTGACAATGATTTGACGGGACTGCAAATTGTCGATGACCTTTTGCACGTTGATGCACGACGCAATGAAACACACGTTGTGCTTGTATTTGTCGATGCAGTTCCGAAACACCTGCTGGCTTTGTTCGTTGATGGAGTCGATGTCGTCCAGAATGATCAGTTTCTTTTTGCCCGGAATGAGAGAGCTTGTCTGACAAAATATCTTCATGTCGTTTCGATAGAATTGAATGCCTTGGTCCTTCAAGCTGTTCAACACCATGACGTTTTCAGGGTTGTTGTTTGCGCCATAGTATTCGCGAACAAGGGCATTTACCAGCGACGTTTTGCCGGAACCCGAATCACCGACGATCAGCAAATTCAGTTCGTGCATTTGAATGAGAGACTGCAACAACTCCACCATGAGGGGCGTCAGCTGTTCAAACTCGTTAAACAGTCGGGGTTGGTATTTGTTTATGAAGGGGTCGTTCATTGTCATTATCACGTTGCATTTCACAATGGGTTCTTTTTATGATTTTTTTTTGCGAATGATTTAAGAAATTGAGATATATTCATTCTTATTTATTATGATTTTTATATACATGAAAATATTACAATACATCAATGACCACAAACACACACGAGCATACGTTTAAAACCGGCGACATATTGCTTTACAACACCACAAAGTACTGGTATTCTCGATTGATTGAGCGCTTCACTTCATCGGACTACAGCCATGTCAGCATGGTGCTTCACCGTCCCACGTGGCTTGACCCCGCATTGACCGAAGAGGAGTACTACGTGCTGGAGAGCGGCAGCGAGTGCTTTCCGGATGCCGTTTCCGGAGAGTTCAAATTCGGGGTGCAGGTGGCCCCGTTTTCCAAAGTGTGGGCGGAATACGCGTCTCAGGGCTACGGCCATCTCTGCGTGCGCCGCATCCAACTACCCGATTCTCACCAACAGCTGATTGATGGAATCAAGGCGGCGTATGCCAAGGCCAAGTCGTGTCCGTATGACATGAACCCCTGCGACTGGATCAAATGCTATTTTGACGAGCACAAGACCCTGGAACAGATTGAGACCTCGGCACAGCACAATCAAAAAACCACGTCGTTTTGGTGCAGCGCGCTGATATCATTCGTGCTCGTGGTCGCCGGGGTTTTGGACAAATCGGTTCCATGGACGGTCATCACGCCGTACGACTTCAGCGCGTTTTGCAAACCGCAGCGACTGGTTTTTCAAGGATGCACATATGACGCGGAGGTCAAGCTGTGTTGAAACATTCAAACTGTGTTAAAACATTAAGAAATGCATATAAACCCTTTGTGCGCAATCAATGCATCTGCATGCGATGCAAGTGCAGGACGAGCTGCCCACCATATATGGTGTAGAAAAAAACGGAAAAACAAAGTCATGGACTGCACGCGTATATCTCGACATCCTCAATGGAAACGCAACCGCCGAAATAGTCTATGGTCAGCTGGACGGCAAAAAGCAGACCACCACTCGCGAATACACGGAAGGAAAGAACCTCGGCAAAAAGAACGAGACGACTCCGTTGCAACAATGCATGTCCGAAACCCGGCGAAAATGGCAAGACAAGATGGAAAAAGAGGGATATTCTCTCGTTCCACCTATTTTAGAATCTGAATTAGAACCAAACTCAACCTCCGAATCAAATCCATCAACATCCGGCGGCAAAGTGTTTCCAATGTTGGCACACACGTATGAACCTCTTAGTTCAAAGAACAAAAAGAATGACATCGTGTTCCCGTGCTACGTTCAGCCCAAACTGGACGGATTGAGATGCGTGTGCTACACGATGCCGTGCGGCAACAACAGCAACAGCAACAGCAATGATTGTAAAGTGGTTGCCCAGTCGCGCACGGGGGCCTACTTTGAAACCGTGGAGCACATTTGCGACGAGTTGCGGCCCATCCTGCTGAAAAACCAGGGCCTAGTGTTGGACGGCGAGCTTTATACCACCGACATTCCGTTCGAAGAGCTGGCGGGTCTCATTAAACGAAAAAAAGCCTCCGATGCGGACGTGCAGCAACGGAAGTGCATCCGGTACCACGTGTATGACGTTGTCGTGGACGGCGCGCCGTATTCTGAACGGCACGACCGCATTCTTGCCACAGTCGGCCGCACAAAGTGCGAGCATGTGGAAGTGGTGCACACGCAACTGATCCACACACTCGGCGAATTCAGGCAGGCGTTCGGCGAGTATGTTGCTGGCGGTTACGAGGGCATCATGCTGCGAAATGTGCATGGACCGTATCGGCAGAATTATCGCAGCCACGACCTGCAGAAGTACAAGGAATTCATGGAATCTGAGTATCCGATTGTGGGCTTCAAAGAAGCCGATGGTCGGGACAAGGGAACCGTGGTGTGGGTGTGCAGAACGGCGGAGGAGCGAGAATTCAGCGTGCGTCCGAGAGGCACGCAGGAACAACGGCGGCAGTGGTTTCAGGACGGCCACAAATATAAGGGAAAACTGCTGACCGTCATTTATCAAGAGCTGAGCGAGTTGAACGTCCCCCGGTTCCCTGTTGGCAAAGCCATCCGGGACGGGTATTAACATTAACCCAGGTTCAGCGCAGTGGTATTAGTATTATTATTATGCAACGCAAAATGATAATAAAAGCATTCAAACATTGTGTCATATATAACCAAATCAATCAAATTCATGCCACGTTCGCATTATGATGTGTTGCAGCTTGATTCTTCAAAGGCCACGCATGATGAAATCAAGCGCGCATTTCGCCGGTTGTCAATGGATTTGCACCCCGACAAAAACGGGAACTCGGAAGAGTCCAAGCGCGCGTTCCAAGAACTCAACGAGGCGTACACCGTGTTGAGCGACCCTCAAAAACGGGGCAACTACGATTTTGAGTTGCAGATGGGGAACCGAATACCCGGACACATGCACATGCATAACATGGGGCCAATGGGCATGGGAGTCAATCCGCTGGACATGCTATTTGCCGCAATGCATCAATCACAACACCAACAACAACAACAACACCAACAACACCAACCACATAACCCAGCGCAGCACATTTTTGAAGCCATGTTCGGAGGGAATGGTTTGGGGATGGGCGGGATGGGCATGGGCCCGCAAATCATCATCCACAATTTCACTGCATCGCCCAACACGACACACCCGACGCCACACTCCGATGAGAACGAGTGTGATGAATGCGACCACATTGAGATGGTGGTCATTTCTCTATCAGATGCTTACAATGGATTCACGCAACGGCCCATAAATGTGTCATATCATGATGATAATTACAACAAACAAACCGACATTGTCTTGATTGATGTTCCTCCCCGTGTTGCAAATGGACACAAGATGCACCTTAAACGCCACGGAACACGACCCGCCATGACCATTCAAATCAACATTGCGGAGCACCCCGTGTTTATCCGCGAGGGGGGGGATGATTTGCTTGTGGAACATCGCGTGTCTTTGAAAGACGCGCTGTGCGGGTTCACATTCGAGTTGACGCATTTGAGCGGCCGCAGCTACAAATTCAATTGCAAATCATGCTCAATCACGTCAGTTAACGAAACAAAAGTCATGCCGGGATTGGGATACAATGAAACCGGCGCACTTAAAATCCGATTCTCCATTGCGTTTCCCGCGGCTCTCACCGAAGAGCAGATTTCTGCACTGTCCAGTGTGCTGTGAATGAACTGGGTTCATCCATACAATGACCGCATTTCCGAGTAGGTCATGTTGCGACCGTGCTCGGCCTTAAACTCATCATTGCCTTGTTCGATGATGTTTAACAACGTTTTATCAGACACGTTGTCCGTCTTGATTAACTCGGCGACTTTTCTCTCGCCTTCTTGTTCTAAATGTTTCATTGAGAAGGGTAAATGTTCGGACATCGATGCAAGGTGGCTGCGTGTTGGCTAAATGTTTTGGATGGGGGGGGGTGGTTCTTGGATGATTGCATTGTGAAATGTTTAAATTTGTTATTCAAACATTTACATATTATTTAAAACGCATGCTTAATGCTTGCGGCAAGTGCGACGGGTCCTGCGGCCTCCACGGTGAGCCTTGCGGCAAGTCTTGCGACCAGTTCTGCGACGATGAGCCATTTGATTTAGTTTGTTATAACATTCATAAAGAAAAAAAAATTTTCCTAAATGTTTCAGTTTGAGCAAATACATCAATTGATGCGTTTGGTGGGAATATCGTTGCTAACAATGTAAATGGAGTTTTCCGTCATGATGATGTACTCGGTCTCCACCTTGTAAATCTTTGCAATGGTGCTAGTGTACTCATCCTCGCTCTTCACCAGCAGCTTGTCCTTGTTTTCACTGACACCAATGATAACCGACTTGTCTAATGACGCGGTCCAATAATCCATCATGATCGGCTTGTCTTCCACGATTGCAAGCTTCATGGCATGACTAATGCACACATTGCTGGGCAAACGATAAGAAGAAGCATCCTTAGATTGTGTGGCAATGGCTGTGTTGTTGTTGCTGCTGTTGCTGTTATTGCTGTTGTTGTTGTTTCCACTAGCATTCGCATTCGCATTGGAAGGGGCAGCTGCGGCGCCACCACGGACGGGAGGTTGATTGCTCATTGTTATTTATATTGTTTATTTTTTCGTCAAATTATGTTCTAAAACGACTCTGTATCTTTAAATACTTATTCATTATTTTATTATATTATTTCGGAACTATGGCATCATGGCATCATGGCATCATGGCATATCATTTATGGTTTGAGCCCTCCTCCCTCGCTGAACACAAGCACTTTGCGTCTCACTTTGGGAACCCGTTTTTTCTCCAAGGACGCGTCGATTGAAACCAGGCATTTGCCGATGGTCATGTATTCCGTCTCCAGCATGGTCTTGATGAAGTCGTAAATTTCATGCAGCACGTCCTCGTTGCACTTTCCAACAATGAGCACGCTGCCCGTTCTGAAAATCATGAACGATATTTCGTAATGCGGTTTCGTGTCATTGCGCGCTTTTTTGTGCTTGTTGGTTTCATCCCCCATGAAATGCACCGGCTGCTGCCCGGTTTGCTCGCCCGATCCCTGGACGTAAAAGAACTTGCACTGAATGCCCGGATACGAGCACGCGTCGTAATTGCAGTTGATGCGGTACTTGTATTTCAACAACTGGTAGAGCGCATCACGGTTGATGTAATAGCCGCACTTGAAATTGGAATTGATAAGCACCGTTTCGCACTGGTCGCGCTGAAAATCGAGGTCGTCGCCCACGATGGGCTTTAAAATCTGCACCAACAGGGTCTGCACCTTGTGCAGCATTGTGTCGGTTTTCACGCCCGGTATTTCCAGTTTCCCGGTGTTGAACACCTTCACATGCATTTCCTTGAAATTGCCGTGCTCATCGTCCTCATCAACCACGCGCAGAATGACGACGAAACAGTTGAAGAATGCACGTTTTTGTTTGATGCGATAGCTCACGATGTCTTTTTTGCAAAGACCAATGCTGATTTTGCGCTGGTCCTTGAATTTGATGCGCCCCTCCGGGTTTTCAATGTGCTCGATGACAAACTCGTTCACGCACGCCACTTCTTTCTTCAACCTGTCTTGTATCGCCGCCAATTCAAGCGGGTCGGTTGTGGAGAATTTCATCTGTTTTTTTATGGTCCCCTCTTTTGGAACCGCATATTTCAATACGGGAATTTCCCAAAACACGGAATTAATGTCGACCGGCTTTGACAAATACGAAATTTTGGTTTTCGTGCTCACGTAAATTGGGGTGCATTTTGGTTTTGTCTCTTCTGTCAACGTCAATGCAGAAACAACAACGCAGTCATCTTCTTCTTCATTTTCATTGTGAAGACACTCGTCGGCCTCCTCATCACTTGATTCTTCTTTGTCTTCATCCAGTTCCAATGAGCTTGTGCTTGGTGGTGCCTTTGTTCTTGGTGGTGCCTTTGTGCTTGGTGGTGCCTTTGTGCTTGGCGATGCCTTTGTGCTTGGCGATGCCTTTGTGCTCGGCGCCTTTGCCAGTGGCGGGAACAGAGCCATCGAGGATGTATCTCCTCCATTGTCCGGTTGATTCAAAAATTGTTCCCATTCCAAATCAAGCATCGCCATTTCAGCAGTGGTTATTTTGATAATGACTGTCTCTTTAAGTTGAAATGGAATCAATTCTTTTTTTAAATGGATGTATTAAATGGCAAAATCATGTTGTGGCGCTAAAACATTTGGCTAAATTTAAAATGAGGTAGTGCATCAAATGGTCCGTGTTGCATTCCGCAATGTGCATGACGTTTTCAATCTTGTTCAAAAGGGCGGTGGTTATGAGCGCGGGTTGATTTCGGACCAGGTAATTTGCATACATTTTCATCATGTTGTTTCTGCCGGAATTGCACTGTCGGCTTATTTCGTTCATTTTATCACAGACACGGCGAACCGATGTTTCGTCGCCAGGAGTTGTGAGAACGCGCGTGATTTCATTCCACGTGGAATCAGTGATGATGACGTGTTGGTCAATGTTGGTGTCCTGGTTGGTTTGCATGTAATTTATCATGCTGCGAATGTCCGAATTGAACTGTTTTTGGATGGATCGTATCATTTCATCCGACATGTTCAAGCCCTCGCTTGCGCTGACCTTTGTTATGAATTTGGTTATTTCTGCAACGGGCAACTGGTTGAAGCGCATGCGCACAAACTCGGTTTGCAGCGCCTCGTCAATGCGGCTGATGTAGTTGCATATCAGACAAAACCGCACGTTGTGCTGGCTGTAGTTGTAGCTGTTGAGCAAGTGTCGCAGCGCCATTTGCGCGTTCTTCGTCATGTAATCCACTTCATCCAGTATTACAAATTTTGTTCCGTCGCCAAAGAGAGATTTTGTCGTGACGAAACTGTTGATTTGAATTCGGATAATGTCGATGCCTCTTTCATCGGACGCATTCAAATGAATCATCAAGCCGCTATTGACACAGTTCATTCTGGCTTGTTGATACTCGTTTACCAGATTTATGATGGTCGTGGTTTTTCCTGTTCCGGGTGGCCCATAAAACAGCAGATTGGGAAAATGCCCCGTTGCAATGATGTTGCGCATCATCAGCTTGTTCAGCGGGTCCAGCACAATGTCGTTGAAGTTGGTTGGACGGTACTTTTCCACCCAGGGCGTGGATTTGTTGATGGTTGAATTGGTCATTCAAATATTTTTGTTGGGTTTGTTGGATGGGTGGAGTATTTAAACATTTGAACGTATTTTTATATTGATATTTGTGAAGTCATTGACGACCCATCAACGATGCAACGATGTTTGTCATGATGTTGCACTAAATACAAATGTTTATTTTCAAATTAAAGAAAAAATTGATGAATAAAATGTTGTTCCTGTTTTAGAGAACATGCAATTATTACAACATTCTCATTCTCGACCTACCATGACCACCACTGGATATTTGGAATTATCAATCGGCCCCATGTTCTCCGGCAAAACCACGTGGCTGACCAATTTGCACAAGCAGTGCACCTTTTGCAACATGCGCGTGGTTGTCGTGAATTTTGCCGGGGACACCCGCTATGCCGCCGCAGAAGCCGCGCTGCTTTCAACGCATGACCGAACAATGATTCCTTGTTTCATGTGCTCATCCATTGAAGAGCTGGAATCAAAACACATGGACGAAGTGTCTGCGGCCGAGGTGCTCCTCATCAACGAAGGCCAGTTCTTTGGCGACATTATGCGCATCCTACGCTGGGTTGATGCCGGGAAACGCGTTTACATATGCGGATTGGACGGCGACTTTGAGAAGAAACGCATCGGCGCATTCCTGGATTTGATTCCACACTGCGACAAGGTGTGCAAATTGACGTCGCTTTGCAGCATTTGCCGCAGCGGAAAAGAAGCCATTTTCAGTTTCAGAACCACGCGTGAAACCGACCAAATTGTGATCGGAAGCGACAACTACCTTCCGTTGTGTCGCGCATGCTATCAAACGGAAACCGACAAAAAATATAATAAAACAACTTAAAATGTATGACACAGTTCATGATACAAGTTAAATAAACCTTTTTTTACAATGCAAAAGTCAAGAGCAACTGCCAGTAAGAAGAAATTGACAACAACCGCGACAGCGGCAACCGCGACAGCGGCAACTGCAACAACAACAACAACAACAACAGCAACCTTAGTAACAGCAACAGCGACAGACACTAAAAGAGGGCGCAAAAAACTGACACCAATTCTCATTAACCCATCCCAACCAGAGCCACAGCCACAGCCACAGCCAGAACCACACCCACAGCCGCCTTCTGAAAATGTGGTGATTTCGGTTGTGAAAAAAAGAGCAAATAAAAAAAAAACGGCAGATGCAGATGCAGATGCAGATGCAGCAGACACAGAGACAGGGACAAAGACAAAGACAAACACAAACACAAACACAAACACAAAGACAAAGACAGGAACAGGAACAGAGACAGGGACAAAGACAAAGACAAAGACAAAGACAAAGACAGAGACAAACACCGATTCCGAGCATGTGGCGCCCGACGTGGATGTTCTAACGCCGACTCTGTCTCTGTCTCCAATGCCGACGTTGCATCATAAAAAACGTGGAAGAAAACCAAAAGGTGGCAAGGTCATCCAACAACTTGTGCACGAAGTTGTTTCAATGAATGACGCCCCCAACATCATTCTGCATTTGAAATGCAGCGTGTCTGACATTCCGAGTTTGAATGCCGCGTTCGAAGAAGAAGCATCCATCAAACCCGGCGATGTTGTGTCGTTCAACGCTCTGGAGTCCAAGGGAGCGGATTTGAATGACTCGTACAAGTCAAACGTCAGTTCCACCGGGAATTTCATCATCTCGTCGGGATCTATAAATGCGTCCAAAACCCGGACCATGCCAGATGCGTTGATTGCAAACAATTCATACAATCATTTGAATGATGCGGATTACGACAACAATGACGATGACGATATGATCGGCGGCGACAACAATTTGAAGGACATTTGGAAGAAATTAAACCATCTGAAGCTGTGTTTTCACAAGAGCGACGTGTTTCAAAACATTGGGGCAGGCACCCGCCGGTCTTGTTGTTTTTGGGACACGTGTGAATTCGACACGCCGCCGATTTACATCCCCAAGTGCATTGCGCCGAATGGGGGGTACACCGTTTACGGCTGTTTTTGCAACCCCGAATGCGCGCTGGCGTATCTCATGAATGAGGGCATCGACACCTCTGTCAAATTTGAACGGTGTCAGATGTTGAATTCCATGTATGGACGGGCATTGAATTACGAGAAAAGCATCAAACCCGCGCCCAATCCGCAATACATATTGAACAAATTTTATGGCAATCTCTCGATTCAAGAGTACCGCAAGCTGTTCAAGAGCGAACAAATCATCTACGTTGTGAACAAACCGTTGACGCACATTCTGCCTGAGATGTATGAGGACAACAATGACTTCCTGCTGAACAACAAGGTCATCCCCAACAACAACTACAAACTGAAGAAGAAGACAAGCGCGTTCGGATAATGCACATTGCATGTAATATTTGATTTTTATATATCAATCAAATATAAAGGCAAAATCAGTATGAAACCATCCAAGTCAACTAAACGACGGTGTTTCAGTAATAAAAAAACCCGCCGAATTAAGAGGAGAGGAGGCATGTATAAATGTTCAACACCGAAACAGCGTGCAGAAGCTTATGCAAAAATGCGTGAAAAAGAGCGTGCAAAGGAGAGTGCAGCAGCTCATGCAGTTCTTATGGACCGCTTGGGCATTTCCCACTCTGACCGTTTGGCCACTTTGACAAGTGCTGCGGCTCTCCCCGATATGGTTGCTGCCCAACTTCTTGCGCCAAACCCACAGATGTCATTGCACAGACATGCTCCCAATGTGACGGGAAGGGAACCTATTCCCGCCATATTTGAGGCAGCCGACATGTTTAGGCAAGCCGAACAACTGTGTTCAAGGGTGAAAGGTTTAACAGATGCCGAAATGTGGACTCGACCGAAGTGGGGTTCAATGACTTGCACTCCGGCGGCAAAGCGCATGTGCGAGGACGCTGTTCACCTTTATGAAGGTGCAATTGAACGCAAATATTTGCCAGCATATGCTCCGTTGGCATGGATGTTGTCGTATTCAGACCCAGAAGAATCATTGAGATTATGCGATGAATGCATTGTAGCATGTGGTGCCAGGAGTGGTATGATTGGTGTTCCTTTTTCAATAAAATCAAGAGCAAGAATCGATTGCATTGCAATCCGGGCATTTGTGCAATATCAACATGCAGTTGATGATCTACAAGAAGAACTTGAAATGATGGCTCCAGGGGGGCACATGGTGCCTGAAATGGACGTGTCGTTCATGAAAAAAACGCATGAAATTGCAATAGAAAGCATGGCCAAACCCAAACGCAGCAAATATGGTTATGCATTGCAATGGTTGTTATTGTCGACTGATTTTGATGAGAAAACGCGAAATGAAACTGAGATTGACCAAGCACAGAAGGATGCGGAAAAATTGGGATTAGATTTTGAACGTTGTCGTTTTTGTTTCAATAGTCACGACTACTCGAAAAGAGTATGAGGCACAAGGAAGCTCTTCAGAACCGCTACAAGGGGCGCTGCTCGTGGGGTTCGTGTGTCGCGTGTTTTACTCATGTTTTATTTCATGCTCACCCTGGGGGGCTCTTCCGAAGGAACCCGTAATTTTGCAGCAGCTCTGGGCAGCACGGTGTTTTTCCGGCCGGGTCATACGTGCCATTCCGCCCTTGCGGCGAAGTGGCAAACCGTTTCAAATGCCGACGCACCGAAATGTTTTGCCCACCCACCCCTGAACCTGGAACGTAATGGTTGAAATTGAACCTGCTTTTTTGGTTGGTGAAAATCAACCGACCAACTGCACCTGCCATGATTTTATTATGAAATGAGTATGAAAATGATTATGAAATAAACTTATATTAAAAAATTGAACGAGTTCATTTGCACTCAATTTGTCATTCATGTGATAAATTGAATATTCAATGGCCACCTGTTCTGCCAGACTGTCCTCCAATCAACGCCGAATTCTACGAACCCTGCTGGACCAAGAATCCGAAATCGCGGACCAATGCAATGCATACATCGCACAATTATCGAACATGCTCAACGCTCTGCAGATCATGCATCACGACGATGACCCGGAAAATCACGAGCTCAAATGCAAAGAATTCATTCGGATGCATACGGGCGCTGGCCATGTTATGACCAACTGCGAAATGGTTCCATACGCGATCCAAACCGCGATGAATTGCAACTGCATCTGCATTCAGGCCGCATGTTTTCGCATGTTGTACAAATGGATTCCCAAATTGGATGCATTGCAAATGAAACTGCTGAAAATACAAACCCTGTGTGAAAAACACGGTTCAAAAACTGGCGTTGTGCTGTGCGCTGAAATCGAAAAAACCGTGCAAAATGTTCTAAAATCACAGACGACTTCGCATTGATGTCAATAAATCGAGTATGCCATGTGGGTCTCTTATTTCATGCGAGTCGCGTCGTGTCTGTTGTTGTTGTTGTTGTTGTTGTTGTTGTTGTTGTTGTTGTTGTTGTTGTGTTTGTTGTTGCAAAGTCGCATTGTTCTTGTGCTTGCTCTCTTCTATTTTTTCATACATGTCCTTTATCGCATTCGCGTGAAGCCCATGAGGATTCTGCATTGTTGTATGCATATGCATAATATATCTTTATGCATTTTGCCGTGTTTTACATTAATTGTGTTTTGAATTACTAAAATGGCATGACAATATGCCAATGGTCCACACAAATGCTAAAATTGTAAGAAACATGTTGACGTGTAATACATGACCTAATCAAAATAAAAAATGCAAACATTTAGCATTCTTTTCTCTCGAGAGGGTATAACCATAAATAAACCCACTAAACCAAATGTCTGAACGCGGTTTGACCATGGTCATCCATTCCGTTGTCATCGGAGTGGCATTGTACGCGCTAATGACGCTGATTTTGAAGCAGTCTCCCGTTGTGGCCGAGAACCGCAGCATTCTGATCGCTGCGTGCGTGCTCATTTACATGATTGTGTTTGGGCACGGGATGCCAACGCACGTGAACCCTCAAATTTAACCCTCTTTGTTATTGCATGATGATGTTATGCTTTTGTAATGCATTACATCATAAATACTTGTAAGAATTTCTCTCAACCTTTAAACAACGAGAGACGATCTGCAAATTGGACACGACGGATTATGTTTTCTCCATTCAGACATGCATGTTGCATGGAACGAATGCGCACATTGGGCCGTTGTCCATGGCGCCTCATTTTTCTCCAAACAAATGCAGCACTCGGTTTCCGTATCAATGACTGGCGGCACAACTTGCACCACTATCGTTTGATTGACCGCACTGTTCGCCACTGCATCTCTTGGTTGCCGTGGTGATGACATTCGGCGCAACACAACATCCGTGTAAAGGCACATTAAGACCAATACTCCAATGCTATATACTGCCATGATAACCAGGATGTGCAGTTTCAACAGAGTTCCACTAAAACGACACACTGAAAACTTGTTGTCATCGTTCTCGTCATACATGTCAAACGTGAGTGGAAATGATTTATACAAATACACCACCTTTATAATAAACTCAACGCAGTCAAATATGGGTTTGATTTGCGGGGTTTGTTGAGTTTTCCACTCTTTGAACGCCTCAATCGATTGAAATGTTGTTCCATATATTTTATGAAACGCATATTCATATCGAATCGTGTTGCAAATCGAACCAAACATCATGCACGAAACCATGCAAAACCATGAAAACAGTTTGTCATTCAAGCAGATGACCGCGGTCCTGGCATAAAACCCAAATCCGATCATTTTAAAAATCAAACATAGTTTGTTTAATTTGCGTTTGTCATCATACACAAATGCGGGATACATCGACATCATTTGCCGAATGATTGTTGAATAATTGATGCATGATTTATTTATATTCATTTGACAAATGCTTCATTCGGGATTAACGTCTTCATAGTCCAGCGCGCCCCCATCGTCCGCATCGCCGTAGTCATCGTCGTTCGGCAACCCGCGCAAATTGTATTCGTCCGCCTCTATTTCGGCCTCTATTTCGGCCGCTGCGCGCTCGGCGTCGCCGTCCAATAAGATTTCGCGCTGCCTCAGTTGCCGTTCCTTGTGCATCTGCTGTTCCATTTCTTCGCGCTCGCGATCATACGTGTCCCGTACATACTGTCGCAGACCCTTTTGCATGCCCACATTCCAGTCGCCGATGCGGTGGTCCTTGAAGAACTTCTCGGTTTCACGCTGCTCCTTTGTCATGTTGTCAAATCCCTCCACAATGAGCTCCTTCTCCTTGTCCTTGGTGCGTCGCACGCGCTCCTTGATGGTGTCCGCGTTCATGTCTGTCGCCGCGCGTTCGTCGTCCACGATGTCTGCATATGCAAACAGCAGTTCCACGATGGTTTTGCTGACCACGGTGCGCTCGATTTGCAGGATTTGCACCTCTTCCATGACCCCCGTAGCGGCTTCTTCTGCGCGCAGTGTTCCGGCGATGAGCTCATCTTCCTCCACCGGCACTATCTCTTCAATGATGACGCCCTCATAATTCACCATGCGCGTGTATTCCGCCAACAACTCCAGAAAGTAGTACTTGTACAGGAGGTGCAGCACGCGATTGTCAAACACTGAAAACGTGCTGGTTGCTTTTGATTTTTCTGTCTCCTTGTTGGAAGATGCGTGTTTGATTTCCGCGAAAAATGGCGTGATGTTCATCAAGCGCATCAAATCGCGGACCCTGGACTGCAGGCGCTCGAGGAGCGGGACCAGTTGTTTATCACCGTGGAATTTATTGAGTCCGGCATACGTGTGACCAATGATGTTTCGCACGTCATCGCGATGCCGGCCGCTGAGCCCCCAATGCGCCGGGACAATTACGCTGGCCACATCTCGCACCACTCCGTTGCAAATCATGGAGGGAAACACGTCTGCCAACGAATGCATGCAATTTTTCGTGAACTGGATTGCTCGATTCAGCGTTGCATCATCCGGTTCAATGACCGCGCCGCGCTTTTGTGGCGCGAATTCCATGAGCGTGCCGAATGCGGTTTTCAGTTTTGTGCGCTGTTTTGCAAAGTTGGGCACGCCCGACCGGTTGCCGTCCAAGAATGCGCCGATTCGGGCCCAGCGGTCGTCGCACAGGTTGCTCAAATACGATTTGAACTCGCGCATCTCCGGCGTTTCTTCCGACAGCGCCAAGTCGTACGTGTCCATCAGTGCCAAGATGTGAGTTTGCAGTTCATCGGGGATGATTGCATCAGCAGCGGCAGTGGCAGTAGCGGCAGTGGCAGTGGCGGCAGTCCCGCCTTTCGAATGCAGTTCGGCAATCAAGTCGCGCAGTTGCTGGTCATTCGACCACTCGGGTTCGTCCAGTCGAATCGGGATGACGTTTTCTCCGCTGACGACTTGGATCATTTGCATGAAGGCATCGCGCGTGAAATTGACGCCGCGCCTCTTCAGCTTCTCAATTTTGGTGACGAGCGAATCGGCGGCATCGTATTCGTCGGGGGCCGGCTTGTTCAAGCAGAAGAGCTGCAGCTGCGGCGGAATGGGGCGCAGGTTGTTGTAGTTGCAGAATGCGAGAAATGCGGCATACATGGTGTATTCATCAAACTGTGGCGACAGCAGGGGGAACTGCGGTTTAGTGGATTTGGGGTCATACAATATGGGCGCGCGAGACAGCTGCACGATGCGGTCAATGACGGCCTGTGTTTTGGCGGCGTCTGCATTGAACTCCTGGATGCCGGGGCGGTTGCGCACGAAGAACTGCAGCGTGGTGCTGTCCATGCCCTCCAGACAGCACGCGTTCTGCAGGAAGGGGACGCCCCCCTCGGCCTGCGGCTTGAGCAGCAGCTTGGTTTGCACCTTGTTCACGATTTCTTGAACCAGTTGCTGCATTCCGAGAGAAAAATACATGACCTTTGCTTTCAGAACGTCGAGTTGTTCAAACTGCTCGTGCTTGCCGCCACGCAAATTTTCGTCCAGCCGTTCCATGAACTGCGGCGACACCTGGTTCGGCGTTGGATTGACGACCCCGCTGAGCGGCGGCAGAAACGTCGTCATGCGCCGGATGTCCAATTCCACCGGAACCAGTTCCTCCACGTGCTCTTTCAAGTATTCGCGCTTGAGAGCCAGCCGGTCATTGATCTCGCCGCTGGTGATCGCATACTTCAGAATATACGTTTTAATTCTCTCGGCAATGCTGGGTTCTTTCAAATCTTTTATGGCGCTCCATGGTTCCACGGATTTGCTCTTGAGCTGGTGCGCGATGCATGCCACGTAGCGGATGCCGCTCATGTCCTCCTCGCCCATCAGCGGGAAGCCGATGAACGAGCGCACGCACCCGGGCTGCGTCTTGTTGGTCTTGAGCGACGGAATGGCCGTTTGAATGGCGACCGTCAAAAACGCGAGCGTGCAAAAGAGCAATGACGCGTTTGTGAATTCCTTGTACGACGGCGGCTGTTTCTTGTCCGTTTCAAACTTGGCCTTGGCCATTTTATTGTACTGGTCCTCCTTCGGCATGGTTGCGTTCATGGTTGCCATGGTTTTTTCCACCACGAATTCTCGCAGCGGGTCCAAATCCACGCTCAAATAATTTCCCATGGTCGTCACCAGGTTGGAAATCATGACCGCGCGCGGATTGTCGTATTTTTTGGGCACGGTTGTGGCAACGGATGTGGCGCCCAGACCCGGTTCTTCCTCTTGCAACATGACGTCCCGGAATTCGCTGCCCTCCTCCGTCGCAGATTGCAGCGGCATGATGACGTAGCCGCTGTGCTTGTCCACGATGGCATTGCCTTCGTCGCTTATTTCGCCCTGCTCACGGCAAATGGTGCGCAGCACGGACTGATACGACGTCGCGGTGGAAGTAGAAGCAGAAGCAGAAGCGATGAATGCGGCCGCCAATCTGCGCAAAAAGCTGGGCATTAATTTAACGTCGGTTTTCACGCAGTACAGCCAATGCGGGTCTTCATTGAGCCGCTCGTTTGCCCCGCGCGTGTACCGCTCCACAAAACTCAGCACGTAGGTGCTGCGCAGGACCAAGTCCGGCTGGCCCAGTATGATTGTTTTCAAGCGCTCGTAGGGCGACTGCACTATGTCCTGAATCTCATCCGCGCTGACCTGATGCCGCAACTGCGCGTCATTGTACCTCGTCATGCGCGCGTATTTCATGTGCCGCAATCGTGGCAACACGGTTTCATAGTACTTGAATTTGCCGTCGATGCGCTGCACGGTGCGTTCCCGGGTGTCATCCACATTTGCCTTGAATTCCGAGTTCATTTCGGCGAGGAGCTCTTCTTTCACCGCGTCGGACGCCAAGGCCTGGTCCATGCAGGTCTGGTCCACGGTGAAACACTTGTCTTGCACGTTGCAGAAAAATGTGGGGTCGTACATGCTGACCCCCATTGGAATGTTGGTGTCGCGAATCCACTTCTTATTTTTGCGCATATAATACAAGTTGCGATTGGTGCCGTCCGCATTGTCCAGCTCAACGACCGCGTAGTGTCCGTCTTGGACCGGCCGTTCTCTCAGCATCATGGCTTCTGCCTCCACTCCGGCCTGGCGGTCGTCTGGCACCTTCAGCTCGCTCTTAATTTTCTCTTTCAAAAACAGGATGAACTCCTCGCGCGGCATGGATTGCTGCTGCGATTCGTATTTCTCCAGGAATTTGTAGTCGGTGCGGTCAAATTTGCGGTCAAATGCAATGGCCACGTCATTGTCGTCTTCCAGGTCGTCGGAGTCGGCCAGGTACTGTTTCGCAATGACCATGTTGGCGCATTTGTTTTTACCCTCTTCTTCCGCCTTGCGCTGCTTGAATTTTTGGGTTTGCTGGTTGAGCAGCGTGGCGAAATCAAACGATGTCAGTAATTCCAAATTCAGCTTGGCAACTGCGCACATGTAAAGCCGCGCATTGTCGGCCACCAGCATGCGATGCAACAATTCGCACGGGGTCAATGAGCGGCGCAGGCGGACTTCCGCATCGGCCGCGTCCGCGCGTTGAAATGCGGTGTCTCCGCCAATGTTGTACTGCTCCTTTGAAAACCCGTACGTTTCAAACACGCTGCTTCCATTTGCCGCGATTCCATCATCGTCGTTTTCTTTGCCGCTCACCAGGAGGTTGTACATGACGGACATTCCCAAATAGATGACACCGTAATTGTGGGTTCGCAGTTTGTCGCACTGCGACTTCAACAGTGCGTAGTTGCGTTTATGGTCGCGAATGCGCTCGCGCAAGAAGTCGACCATGTCGGTGTATTGGCGATATGTCAGGTCCCGATGATACACCATGAACGGCTCCAAGTAGTCGAGAATTTCCGACAGGCTCAGACTTCCCGTCAAGTGTTTTTTCACGAGGTCAAACAGCACGCGGGTGCGCGGCACAATGATGCGCAAGTACTCTGCGTATCGGTCCGAATCCGTGACTTCGCGATTCAGCATGTATTCCTTGATGTCGCTCAAAAAATCGCGGGAATTAAATGCAATGTTCTCGTCCAGGTCATCAATTGTGCGCGTGGTTATGCGGGTTTTCTTGCGCAGCAGCTGCCAGTAATTCAGGTTGTGCTGATTCAGCTGCGACTTGTCCAAAATGTTGATGCGGTGCAGGTTGATGCGCGAGTATTGCACCGTTGGCGCGGGCAGCATGATGAACGACTTAACCGTCATGGTGTCGGCCGGTGTCATGGGAACCACGTCGGCCGTCATGCGCGCATTGGTTATGGCGGTTGCATTCAGACGCGTCATGCCGAGGTTGTATTGCTGCATGACGAAGCGACGGGTTTTCAGCTCATTTCCTACAAACACCGATGACTCCAGTTGTCCCAGATTGTCAATCACGGCAGCCAGGTTGTCGCGAACCGCCTCACTGACGAGGTAGTCTTCTTTGTATTCGGGCTGTTCGAACGGCGTAAGTTGGGTTGCGCACAGCTGTTTGATGTAAGCGGTGTACTTGTCGCCGCCGTTTTTATAAGCTGCGTACATGTCCACCTGCTCGGTCAAGGTTTGCGCAACCGTGATTTGAACCACGTCTTCTTTGGGGGAGGCGAGGAACATTTCGTCCGAAGCTTCATTCACATACGTCTTTTTGCGATTCACTGCGACCGGCAGAATCCAATGCAGCCGCTGGTTCAGTTTGCGCAACGATTCAATGAGGGGGCGGTGGTCGGGGCCGTGCATCAACGGCATGTGCGCATTTCCGTTGCGGTCAAACTTGGAAAACTGCTCGCGCAGCTGTTTGAACCGGGTGATCAACGTGTGGATGCCGTTCAACACTGCGTCGGTGCGCTGGGTGGCGGGCACATTGGAAAGGATCGCATTTAGCATGTCATTGGTCTGCGACTCCAGGGTGTATCGCCTGCGCTCGTCGGGCACGTCCACCATGAAGGAGAATTCCTGCACGGCTTGGGACGCCATGATTTCGTCGGCGTCGTGCAACATCTCTGCAATCGCATTTCTCACTTCGGGAACCGCAATGTCTATGGTTTGGACGGGGGGCGCCGTGCCGTCATCAAATGGATCCGACGATGGCGCAGCAGATGCCACGCCCTCGGCTGCTGCGCTACCATCTGATGGTTCCATCAACCCACTTGGCGGGGGTCGCATGTTGATGCGTTCAATGGGCAAGTGTTCCGGCAGTCCCTTGAACTGGAAATCAATGTAAATGACTTCGTTGTCGGGGACGGTGGTTAGTTCAATCATGTCTTCCCCGTCTTCTAAATTGGAAATGCGGCCGGTTATGACCGTCGGGTGTTCTCCGCCGAAATAAATGTCAACCCACGTGTTGGGAAGAAGCCCATTCTGGCGCGCGTATCCTTCTTCCACCGCATGGTCCAGAATGTTGATGTTAAATATGGACTCGTCCGAAAAGGAACCCGTTTCCGAATTGATGGTCAACGTGCGCGGCAACAATGTTTCAACATCAATCAGCCGAATTTTGGTTTCATCCAAGTAATCAATGAGGTAGACGTGGTTATTTAAATCTTGATTTTTGGCTTCAATCTGAATGATGTCTCCCAATTTTAACTGTAATGATGATGACATTGGCGCGTGGAATATATATACCTTAACATAAGTTTCTATTATATTTTTATTAAAATAAAATAGCATCATACATTATAAATTGTGTTTCAAATAGCCCAATCGTTGCATTTCATTTGAATGTCTGCCCCTGTTAAGCCCAAAAAAAGAATTGCACCCACTTTAGTGAGCGTGGTCCCCGATGCCACAACCGCCGCCGCGTATCAGGCAAAGAAAAATCCGCTGGAAAATGCGGCGGATTTAATTGCAATGCGATACGGCGTTTCGCAAGAAGCCCCGCAAATCGACGAGTCCATCTTTGAACAGAACCGCAATGTGGGAAAGAAGGTCGTTCCGCTGAAAGAGTACTTTAAACAAGCCGCAACCGAGTTCAATCAAAAAGAAGCCGAGAAGAAAGAAGAAGTCATCAAGAAAAAACGCGAGTATGCCAAGCTGACGCCCTGCCAGCGGAAGGCGAACACACTGCAACGAAACCTGGATGGCTATATCAAGGATTGCGACCGCACACTTTCAAACGAAGCATTGATTGAAATGGCGGACAAGGCTCGAGAGAAGGCAGCAAAAGGTCCCGCTCAAAAAGCTAAACGAACGGCCAAACGAAAAGTGTCATCGTCGGCGTCCAGGTCCTCCTCCAGGTCTTCCAGGTCCTCTTTGCAAGGCAAAAAGAAGAAATAGATGCCCGCGGATAATATTTGCAAAAGGAAGTTAAAGACATGTGCGTATGAATCATAGACTTGGACCAATCATGGCATCATCATCAACCGCAACAGCATCAACACCCGTGTCTTGGACCTGCGATTTGAAGCGTGCGTCGCCCGACATTTTGCGCGCATTCAGTCTTATGTTTCATGATCCCCAAAGCGACGAGCTGCAGGCACTCCTGAAAAAATCAAACCTGACCAACAAGAAGTGGAAGGTCAACGAAAACGTGTATTCCATTTTAAAATACAACGTTGGCGTATTGAAATGCGACGAGCTGCAGACAATCGGGCTCCTGCGTTCGCTTGTTTTGGACCAGCACGGGAAAATCATGGCATACTCACCCCCAAAATGCGTGGTTCCTTCAGCGGATGAACTGAACAGCCGTTTTTCGGATGAAAACATCCTCGTGGAAGAGTTCGTGGAGGGGACGATGGTGAACGTGTTTTACCATAAACCCAACGGCCAGGATGAAGGCGCGGGTTGGGAAATTGCAACCAAAAGCTGCGTGGGTGCAAAAATCGTGTTCCATTCGGTGCAGCCGCAGCCGCAGCCAACAGCACAGACACCAGCACAGACACCAGCACAGACACAAGAACAGACACCAGCACAGACACCAGCACAGACACCAGCACAGACACCAGCACAGACACAAGAACAATCATCAGATCAATCAGAACAAACACAACCAACAAAGAAAACGTTCCGCACCATGTTTCTGGAGTGCATGAATGACGCCAATCTGGATTTTGATGCGCTGCAAAAGGACTGCAGCTACAGTTTTGTCATGCAGCACCCGAACAACCACATTGTGCGTGAAATCACAAAGCCAACGCTGTATTTGATTGCCGTTTACAAGATTGACAACGAGGCGCTCGTCGTTGAGGAGCAGTGTCGCGACGAGCATTTTCAAAGAATCAATGCGTCTTCTGGCACTTCAGTGCGGCTGCCTCTGCGTTTCACCGACATTGGATTGCACGAGTTGAGAGAGATATACACCTCGTTGAATTCGTCCTACGACTTTCCAGGGCTGATTTGCCGCGAGAGCAGCACCGGCGTGCGCTTCAAATTTCGCAACCCAAATTACGAGCGCCTCAAAAATTTGCATGGCGTCGACCACAAGCTGCAGTTTCAGTACTTGTCGATGCGGCACCAAGGCAAGGTCAAGGAGTATTTGAAGCTGCACCCAGAGTGCCGCGAGGCGTTTCAAAAGTTCCGGGACCAACTGCACGCTTACACGAACCAGTTGTTTGCAAACTACATCAACTGCTACGTCAAGAAACTGCGCCCCTTTACCGAGTTCCCCCCCGAGTTCAAAACGCACATGTTCCGACTGCATGAGCGCTATTTGAAAGAGCTGCGCGAAAAGAAGGAGCACATCACGCTGGGGCAAACCATCGCCTACATGAACGGGATGTTTCCATCGCACCAAATCTACGCGCTGAATTACGGGGTGCGAAAAGCGTGCGAAAAAACATAAAAAATGCGCATACTTAAAATTTTAAATTTTATAGTGACATGCAAAATGATCAATTAAATTTTGATTTAAATCAGAATCAAAATTTAAATAATATTTGACTATATATAAACACATGGTATGAGTAATTTAATTTTTTCATTGACCCAACCCAAACATGTGATAAGCATGCCTCAGGCGACATTCACAAACGACGACCATGTCGTAATTTCATTAATCGACCATCCTTCATCTCAAGACTTGAAAAGGCGTGATCAACATGAAGTGTTATTCAGGAGAATAAACACGTTTTTAATAAAAAATAAAATTATAAAAAACAATATAATAGATTTAGGTGCTTGGATCGGAGATAATTCCATACCTTGGGCAAAGAACATCGCCGGCATTGTTTATGCGATTGACCCCTCCCCCAATAATTGCAATTTCATAAATGACACTTGTAAATTGAATAATATAACAAACGTGAAAACACTACAATATGCGATCACCAATAATAATCAAATTTTAACCACGCACGACGACCTAGGACACTGTTCATTCGTGTATGGAAATCCAAATAATAATGGACAAAATAAAGTGCAAGCTGTGTCATTGGATTATTTGTACGCTTCAAAATCAATAGACAATATTGGCTACATTCATTTGGATGTTGAAGGAATGGAATACAAAGTGGTTGAAGGAAGTGAAAATGTAATAAATGCATTCAGACCATTGGTTTCGTTTGAACAACATTTAGAAATTGACAATTATGAGTTGATACTGGCGTTGTTCAAGAAACATAACTATGTTGTATTTTTGATTAACGAAATATTGCCGGGGTGCAGGCATGATTGTAGAAATTCACTAGCGTTTCCAGTTGAAATGTACAACGACAACATGATTGATGAAATTCATGCTTACATCGGCAAAACCGTTTTAGAACGCAAATAATACAATTAATTTTTTGAAGTTGGAATTACCTGTGAATCTGTGAAATCAGGGCCTGAAACACAGACGCCGAATCCCGCGCGGCTGCAATCAAATACGAGTGCACAATGTCCACATCCGTTGCCGCGTGGAACGCAATCCGGATCATGCTGTGCGTGTCGTGCGGATGATTTTTGCGAAACCCGCAGAACGAAATCGTCTTGCTGCCCATGTAATGATTCACGTGAAGGAAGTGTTCGATGCATTTGCCCATTGTGTAATCCTCGTTCTGCATCGTGATGTCGAAGCCGTTGCTCAGCGTGGTGTCGGATGTTGCTACATCCACGTCGCCGTTGGCATTCTCAATGTCTGAAATCATTTTCTTGCATTTGTCAATCAGGATGAGGCATGCCTTCGTCAGAATTTCAGTGTTGGAATACACCCCAACGGATTCAATCGTCATTTCAAAACTGTCTGGCTTTGTGTATCGCAGCGCCTCCATGGAGAACCAGTTTTTTTTTTCGGATGCAATGAAGGCGGCGTCATTGCCGTCGCGTTCCAACACCTTTGCGCACTCGGCCCACACCTTTTCGGCTTCTTCCACAATCGGGGTTGAACGATAGGCGCACGTGCTGGCAACATTGTACATGCCGTCCATGCGCGCAGTTCCCACCCCGATTTCGGCGGTTAAAGCCAGTCGCTCGCCTTCCACAAATTGGGTCAGCCGCGAGATCAGCCGGGCGATCAGAATGTAGCCACCAGTGATTGCATCCGGTGGAAAGATGCGTCGAACCACGGACTCGCTCAGCTCTTTGCCCGTTTTTGCACTGACCATGCGGAAGTCCTTCGTGGTTACATACTGGTTTGCAGTGCCCGTGTTTTGAACGTCGAGCACCACGCGGTAGTCTTCCACATCGAAGTCCTTGAAATCGGGGTCGTTGGCCTTGAGATGGACGGGAATGCAGCCCATGCGCTGCTTAATGATTTCATTGTTCAGACGGGTGGTGTTTGTCGTTATTTGCACCCGGTTCTCGGCGTGCGGCAGTGTGCGGAAACAATAGGTGGGAATGTCCGATAAAATGGTGCGTCGAACCGCATTGATCAGGCTGACATTGATTTCACTGACCGTCAGTTTGAGGGTGCCGTCGTGGTCCGTGAAGGATTCAATGATGGGTTGTTGAGGCATGTTGTTGTTATTGTTATTATTGATTGCTCGGTTGAAATTGATGTCGGGTTGTCTCTAATACATTAATTGCGCATTATATTTATAAATCAATTTTTACAGAAAATCAACCGGGGGAACTACGTGACAAGCATTGCGCCCCGCACCCCTCCTTCAAACATTTCCCTTTTATCTTATCCGTTTCGCAGCATAAACAGGCCGAGCACAATGAGCGCCAGTCCTGCATAATTCACGGGTCGGTTCAGCCGTTCGCCGTACATGAAATACGCAAACAGCGTCTCAATGAGTGCCGAGCTGCCGTCCCACATGGCGTTCACCCATATGACGTCCTTTATCCGCAACATGCGTATCAAGAAGTAAATGACACCGGCGTATCCCGCGCATCCTTGAATGAACAAGGGGACCCCAATCGTGTCGTCGGAGGACCGCGCATATGCCTTGAACTTGAAATCACCGTACACTTCCACCAGGCACAACAGCAACAGGTTGGTCCATGGGTTATTCATCACGGTGTCATTGAGTTGAAACATTTGGTTTTGAGAGATATTACATTAATGGGATAAAATTAATGTAATTCAAATGGGGTTTAAGGATAATGCAGGGGTTTAAGGGTTTCAAGGGAGGGGTTTAAGGGGAACCGTAGGTTCCCCTATTAGTTGGATGACGGCAGCGGCGCCAGGCACAGCTTAATCTCCCCCAGACTGGCGACGTAATACTTCACAACCAGCGGCAGGTCGTTCTCCAGATACATCTCAATCTGGCTGCACAGGTTGGTGCATTTGATGAAGTAGCCCAGGTTTTTCAGGGAGAATTCGCCCTGGATGATTTTATTGAAATCCTGTTTTTGGATGAACTCCATACTGCCGTCCGTTTCCACACGCCGAATCTCTGCCGTGGCAAACTGACCCGAGCACTTGAAAATGAGCTCGTTGCCCACCGACTTGATTTCCAGCTTGTCCGAAATGCACGACATGTCGCGAATGATCTTCTGGAAATCGGAGGACGGCAAATTGATGACCGACGAAAACACCACGTTGGGCTCAATGAACTCCTCGGGATCGGGCTCAATCAGTCGCAGCTTCTGCGTCTTGCACTGCTTAATGTCGCCGTTCTCGAACTTCAGGCCCAGGAACGACACAATGCCGTCATTGTAGTCCTTCTTCTCAATGTAGAGCGTCAGCGTGTCGTCGTTGTCGATGGAGTTAATGAGCTTGAACAAGTGGAACATGTTGACGCCGATAATTATTTTCTCCATGTGGCACTCGTAGTGCTCGAAATTCTCCGCACCCAGAAACAGGTGCGCCAACATGGTGTGCGATTTGTCCATGTTCACAATCCGGATGCCATCCTTCTTGAACGTTATATTGGTTTCCAACAAGATGTCCTTTAGCGCAGTCATCAGCGTGCGAAACGGCGCGATTTGAACGGTTTTAATCGTCAATACGTTGTCGGCATAGGCATTGGCATTGGCATTCGCAGATGCGTTCATTTTCCAAATCAAGAGATATACATGTTTTAAATGACAATCTTTAAATGCTTATGACACAATTTATTGATTTTGTTGGTTTTACGACAATCGATTGTGCATTAAAATAAGGGATACGCAGTTATCCCAACGCCTTGTATTTTGAAATGACCATGGCGCCCAGAATCAGAACCATGGCGGCGTAATCATCCAGCGTGGTGGGCAGCTTCAACCAGAACGCGTTGGACAGCACCTGACCCAAGAAATCAAACACGTAGGAAGAGAGAGAGACTTGAGCGGCCGAGAGGAACCAATTGCCGATGCGGTTGGACGGGATGACAAACATCCACTCGATTGTGGCCCAAAACTCGGCGGTCAAAATCTTCTTAATTGTGCCGGCGTCTTTCATGCCCGGCGTGGTTTGCATGAAAAGTGCTAAATCCATTGTCACCATGATGGCCAGATTTAGAAAAATCCAAAACAACAACAGCCCGATGGAAAATTGATGCTTCATTTGGTATTTAGTGTATTTTGGTTAATGAGATATATATTATACACAATATAATATATTATATATCTATTATATATCAATAATACAATACCATTTATTTTAGTAAAATGTCCAGCGCTTCTGCATCACCTCTCCCTTCGGCCACATCCAATCCCAGTGCCAGCGCTAGTGCCAGCGCTAGTGCCAGCGCTAGTGCCAGCCCTTCGCCAAGTGGCTCTCCGGACGCAGGCAAAACCCCGCTGAACTATTTTCTCTGGTTCATTGCATTCGTTTGCGCCCAAGCGTCGTCCATGTGGGGCCAGTTTGTCACCTTGAAATTCCCCAACATGGGCATGTTTGCCGCTTACAGAATGGCCATCCCGTTTGCGTGGCTCGATTGGTTGTTCATGTCCGTGGCGGTCAACATTGGCGACAAGTACAAGCTCGTGACCCCCACCCAAGACACCTTCACGCTCATCACACTGCAATTCACTGCCATTCTCATCATTAACCACTTTTACTTGCACCAGCCGTTGTTTAGGAGCGACATCATTGCGTTCTTCATGATTCTGTTCGGCTTCGCCGTCAGCTTCAACAACATGCTGTCTAAGGCGTTGAATCGCCCGGTTCCCAGTGCCACGCCTGCTCCTAGTGGTGGGCCTAGTGGTGCTCCTAGTGTCCCTTCCAAGGCCCCGGCTCCCCTCATTGCACACAAGGGCGACCGCAAGAAGGCCAAGCTGCTGAAGAAGATTTGGGGCATTCAGCCCACCAACGACTACTCAGCTCTCACTGAAGGGTTTGGACTGTACAGGAGTGAGTGAATGAATGAATAATTTGTAAACATTCATGTTATGGTTTAACCATGACATAAATCAAATCAATCAAATCACAAAAATGCGATTATCGCCTTCGGGACATACGGCCGCTTCGCTTATGGCCGCTTCGCTTATGCCTCTTGGTTCGCCTTCCTCCTTTGACACCTTTAAGACGTTGAACACTACGCGCAAAGGCTTTATCGCGTTCCTTTTTATCATGTTCATTTTTAGCCTCATTTCTCTGTTTGATTTTGTCCATTAATTCTTGACTTGGTCGTTTATGTGTAACAGTAGGAACATATGCGCCATTCTTCATGTGTTTGTTCCTATCCGCCTCCCATTGTTCACGTGCCCATTTTGTGTACTCTTCGGCGTGTCTAGCACCATGCACACGAACCTGTTTATTTGCTTCTGCAGCATCGAAAGGCATTTGTTTGGCTTCCATTTTATAATTGTGTTATACAATTACCAAACATTTTTTCGTTTAACATTTAACATTTATGCATACAGCTTCGTGGACGTTTCCTGTCCCGTGACGCGCTTAATGAACGTGTCGCCGTCCAGCAGCTCTTTCAGATTGTCCATGTGCTTGTCCCGGTGCCGGAACAGGAAATTCACGATGGCCGACATGGGCAGCTGCTTGTCCTTGATCGCCGCGTAAAACGCTTTGAACGCGTCAGTGGTTGCTTCCGCGGTGGCATAGTGCTTTGTTCCCAGCATGTCGCGAAACAGCTTCTCAATCTCGGTCCGACTGGGGTAGTTCAGCTCCACGATGAGGTCGGTGCGCCCCTGGCGCAGCAGCGCGGGGTCCAGCTTCTCGGGGTGGTTCGTTGTGATGAACACGATGAGCCCGTGCTTGAACAGCACGCCGTCCAGAATATTGAGCAGGTTGCTGAACGTGAAACTCGGCGTCTCCACCGACGTGCGCTTCTCAAACAGGCAGTCAATGTCCTCCAGAAGCAGCACGGTCTTGGGGTCTATGTTGCGGAACGACCCTTGAATCGTGGCGTTGTCCATGTCGCGGCTGAGGCTCATGATGCCCAGGTTGTAGTGAATCTCGTTGCACAGCGCTTTGATCAAGCTCGTCTTGCCGCTGCCGGGAACACCCGTCAACAGGTACGTCTTTTTATACGGGATGCCGAACGCGTCGTACTCCGCCTCGCTGTTCAGAAAATCCGTAACGTCGTCCAGGATGCGCTGCTTGATGCGCTCGTCCATGTACACCGTGTTTAATCGGCGAATGGGGATGCGGCTATACGTGTTCCACTCGCTGTATTTGTTGGTCACCGAGATGCGCAACTTCTCGTCGCTGGTGTTGTCAATCTCGCTGGCCAGCTTGTAGAACTCCACAAAGGAATCGGGCGTCGGCGTGCGCACCAGCAGTCGGCGAAAATAGACCATGCCGTCGCAGCTGGTTGGTCGGGGGTTCTTCTCCTCCCGGTAGTCAATCTCAAACGCGTGCTTCTCGGCATTAGCATCCGTGAAAACGTAGTCGTATTCGCCACATCCAATGCTCATGAAGAGTGCATTAAGCGGGTCATACAGTGCCTGTGCCGCCGGCACTTCTTTCTCCTTTAATTTTTCGTCAAGCACGGTTTTTACTGCATTGTATGTTCTCCGGTTGAAATGCTCGTGCATTTCTATGCGAACTGGCACGGCATAATTTGTTCGTGTCTTCAACAGCGTCGCGTTTCGGAACAAATACGATAGAACGCGGCCTTGGTAATACTTCGGGATTTCGTGTTCATGAAGGGTGGTTGTGGATGTCATCGTGTGGTTGGGGTTGGAGTGCGTTGGTTTGTAAATGCGCGATGCCTTTAAATGCGTTCGCCATAGTTTTAGCAGATTTGTATTGGATGCGGGTCATTTGCGCATTTTTTGTGCAAGCATATATTATTAATATCATCAGCATGCCAGAAGTGGACAACGTGCTTTACACGCCCAACTTGGAATATTTTTTGCAAAGGAAGGGCGAAGAATGCGAAGCGTGGTCCAATCTCCATTTGATGTGTCATAAGAAGTTCAGAAAGACTGAAACCATGTTTAATTTGCCCATCATCACTATAACCGCATTCATTGGGTTCGTGTCCGGTCTCAACTTGGATTATGAATACATTCACCTGATTCTTGGCGGGATGAGTTTGTATGCAAGTCTGCTTAAAAGCTATTTTTCGTATTTGAAAATCAGTCAGAAGAGCGAAAATCATCGCATTGCCTACATACAATACGGGCAAATAGCGAACGAGATCCGCGTGGAGCTTGCGCTTGAACCGACGATGCGCAACCGCGGTAGTGGATTACTGGATTTGATACGCATTAAAATGAAGAATCTGCTGGAAGTCTCCGAAATTGTAGACAATTCGATTATTCATGAATATCTCTCGAAAACTGGAAACGCAAACCGAAGTCATGTCATGCATTGGTTCACACGAGACCAAAACGCCGACGCCATCGAAAACAATCATGATGATGCAACCACAATTGGAAGGCCTAATATTTTGAAACTGGCCAATCGATTTGAATCGTATGTGGACATTGAAAACAAGGTCATGCGGTTGCCCAACGCAGGACGGAGCAGCAGCATGTCATCGCCACAAGTTGCACCTGCATCCGATTCGGGGTCCAGCGCATATGAATCCAATGCAGACGCCACCAACAATGGAGACAATGCACATGATAATGATGACGCCGTTTCGGGCATAATGGTCTAATCGTATTTTTCTTGAATTTCAAATCAGAGAGAAATTCAAGAAACTGATTCACCCCATTATTCGAGGGGTTTGAGGGGGAGACGCATGTCCCCCTCAGTACTCAGGTGTGTGTTTTTTGAACAAGCACCCATGCGGGGTTATGCCAGCCATTTCATTAATGACGGCTGCGTTCTGAAACTTGCAGTTTGCCAACCAAACCTTCACAATGCAGAAATTCTTTTTGGGTGAAATGGTTATGCCGTTCACCACCGGCAGCAGCGCTTTGTTGGAGGAAATGCTGTTCCCCACCACTGAATAGGTCAATTGACGCCAACAGTCTTGCACGTCCTTATTACTGACTTTATATGAGAAACAGCCACCATTCCGGTTTCTAACATCTTCCCAAATGGGCGTGATCCCTTCTCTCATCAAAAACAACATGCAGTTCATGACCAATTTAGGCGGAAGAATTTCGGTTGCACTAACCGATTGTTCCACCGTGTTGAAATCAAACAACTTTATATAGCTTTTCAATGACCAGTCTGTGTCGTGTGGAAGATGACACCACAGTGTCCATCCACTTGACAGAGCGTGATGAGATTCCGCAGTGGGCGCAACGGCATCTGCAGATGCGGTTACAGAGGCAGAGGCTTCAGCGGGGGAAGAGGAAGATGAAGATTCCTTCATGTTGTTCTCAATACACATAAATTAATACTACTTTTTAAATTGATTTTACATACATTTTAATTCGCGTTATTTTGCAGTGATCTATCTCATGACAATAATCTCATTTTCATTTTGTTCACGGGCGTGCCAAGTTGTCTAGTGGATGATGTTTGCACAATCTGTCGTCGCGGCTGCAACTGTGAAATTTGCAAACGCAACCACGCCGGCACCGGCCACCGCCGACGTTGCAGGTATTGCAAATATGCCTGAATCCACTGGGGCAACTGAAAGGCTGGCACTGGCGCTGGCACTGGCGTAGGAGGCGTAGGAGGCGGTGGCACTGGCACTGGCACTGGCACTGGCACTGGCGCTGGAGGCGGTGGCGGTGGCGGCACAAAAAACACGGGTTCATCCAAATTCAGCGGTGTTCCGCTGGTGATGCTGGTGCGCTGCGTAAACTGCCCGACACGCTCTCTGCAGCACACATCCTTAAGCAAGTGTTTCCACTTATAAGTATCCGAAGAATTCGACTTGAGTGATTCCAACAAGCAGTGTGTCAGTGCACCAGCCGCCTTCCCAGCCAGAAACGCGTCTGCGCTTGTTTGCGAATCCTGGCATCCACTGATGCAGAACACGCTCCCGGCCGTTTTTGCGTACTTTTTGTACTCATAACTGGTTTGGCGAAGGGCCCATGCGTTGGGGTCATACGTGGATGGAAACGGGTCGGCCGACTGGATCAAGTAGCTGCTGTCGTCGTATTTATAACGCAGATCGCACCCAGTTCCACTGTGGCACATGTCCAACACCGCATACAATCGAACTCCGTCAGGCACCAATGCTGTCAAGGCAGACCTAATCGCGTCGTCCGTGATTAATCCCGCCCCATTGAAATCCAGCGGGCAAATGCATGAATCAGCGCCGCTTTCTTCATCGCCATTCGTGTCGCGCTGCAAAGACCCGTGCCCTGAAAAATGAAACCAAAGTTCGTCTCCGGCGCGAACACCTTGCAGCAATTCTTTGAATCCGGCAAGTATGTTGGCACGTGTCGGTTTTCGGGGGGTCGTGTCGCTCATGACAATGATGGAGCGTGATTCATACCCTCGTGCGCTCTTCAAATAGTCTGCAACGTTGTTGATGTCATTTATGCATCCATGCAACTGATCTGGCGTCCCAACATAGTTGATTCCCACCAATAATGCACGCTTCATCATTCGTGCTGCGCGTATTTATATGTGTATGTGTTCTGTGTTATGAAATCCGGTATTATTTTATTTTTTTCGAACATTTCATAACTTTTAATCGCATCGTAATCGAATGAAATAGTCATCATCCTGCTCAAATCCAGGTGTCGCCACGGGATATTCGCTGCATTTGTACGCCGCCATGTTTGCAAAATGATAATCGCGCGGATTTGTTGGACGAGAATACAGATTGGTTTTTGACACATAGAAAACCGACACCTGTTTTATTCGATTGGCATGCTCGACGTTGCATGAATCCCGTCTCAAAATGTACGTGTCATTGTTGCGCACATGGTGCGCATAATTCAGCACCATCAACTCGGTCATATGAATGTTCAAAATTTCCTTATATTCAAGTTTCAATAAAGTCCCATACATTTTTTGCATATCGTGTTCTTGAGAAAACCGCATCATTAATTGGTTAGTTAGTTGATTGATTGTCTGGTTGTTTAAATCTTAATTATTAATTATACATGGCGTATGTTTAATAATATTCGTAAAAAAATGTGAAATTGTGTGAAATTCAACGCAAATCGATCCAACGCAATCCAATCAAATTAAACCATTAAACCAATCCAGAGTCATGCACTTCAAACCCGGTTTCACACACCTTCAAATAATTGCATGGTTGCAATGTGTGCAAAGCGGCATTGTTGTCGATGCATTTGATTGTGTAATTGCATTCGGTCTCTGCGACTCCTCTAAACGTCAAGTTGACGCCATGGTTTTTTCGAACGAACCATTTCAAAAATGCAGGATCCAGCAGTTTGTTTCCCAATACGTAAAAATTGTCCGGACTTGACAAATTGATTTCGTACTCGGAATCTCCATAGTGCAAAACAATTTCCATCATGCGATGCCCAACCGGCACAAACTTTCTGTCGAAAAAACATGAGCCATCCATTTCACGTGGAAATCCATCGTATTTCATGACGTGCATGCACATTGGATTCGCGCTCGATGCAGTGGTCGCTGTTGGAACCTGACACAACACAAAATCAAATTGCATGGTGTGCTTCTCAATTTTGGAAATTTGCTCTCGAATGTCATCCTCCTCCTCCTCCTCCTCCTCCTCATCCTCATCCTCATCCTCATCCTGGACCTGGTCCTCTTCCTCTTCATCATTCTTGCCTTCACCGGTTTCCTTATCGACGGCTTCCTTATCACCGGCTTCCTTATCACCGGCTTCCTTATCGACGGCTTCCTTATGGCCGGTTTCCTCATGGGCTGCATCCTTTCTCTCATCATTGTTTGCATGATTCGCGACATCATTCAAATTGATGTCAACCACGTCGTCTGAATCCGATTCCTGGGTTCCTTCAACATGTTCCGACAAACGGTCAATCAATCCAAAAATGGAACAATGCCCTTGAATTTCAACCCCATCTTTGATGACGCGCACATAGCAATGGTCATCATCCGCATTTGCATCCGAACCTGGATTCGGTGCAACATTTCCAATAAACAACACGACCTGTTGTTTGAAAAATGAAAACGAGCTGTGAACAACTGGCACAATGTACCTCGTCGTGAACCGTTTTGTGTGCGTGAACGCGGACACACACGCCCATCCAATTTCAAGAGCAATGTCAGCCCAATTCTCCGCGGTGAAAGTTTTGTACGCATACAATCCGGCACCCAGTGCAATAACCGTGTATAATTGAGTGGCAACTATTCCGTTCAATTCTTGTTCAGTGCAACCCACCAATTTACCAGAAGCATCATACGTGCTTGCAATGCAGCTCATGTTGTTGTATTTGGGGCCTTGATACACATCATTGAAACAACATTTTTATATTGTTTCAATTTAATTATATTATACCACCATTCAATCCATTTGATACAACACCACATTGCACTTGGAATGTTTTTTGCATAACGGTGGTTGTGAGTTGGACTCAGTTGGGACGTTCAAATTGCATCGTCTTCCTTTATTTTTGCCGGTTTGAATTTCGGCAGCACACTTGGCTGATTCCGATTCGGATTTGGATTTGGATTTGGATTTGGATTTGGAGTTGGATTTGGATTTCAATGCAAGTTTGTAGTGCCTCAAGCAGCATGGTTTCGTTTCGTGCTCATAAAATGCATTCACTTTGCATTTTGTGTGAGAACATTCAATGCCCGGCATGCACATGGATGCCGGCGCATTTACTCCGACCAACCGTTTAATAACAGGATGCTGGCCCACACAAGGCAATAACCGGTTTGTCAGGGTTCGACAGTATGGACATTTGACTTGGTTCATCCCTATTTTTTCATGATAGTTGTGAATTCCAAGACGTCCTTTTTGACGGAGGACTTCTTGATACAATGGTTCATAATTGAATTTGTGTCCACATTCCAAAGAAATGTGGAACAGATTCAACGGGACACTTGTGATTAAGCATGCATTTTCATGTTGTTCTTGTTGTTCTTGTTGTTGTTGTTGTTCTTGTTGTTGTTGTGGTTGTTGCAGAACAGTTGATTGCTTCTGCATATTCTTGAGTGCTTCAAAAAAATTCAAGTCAAGGTCATCTTCAACCTCATAATTCTGTTGTTGTGGTTGTGGTTGTGGTTGTGGTTGTGGTTGTGGTTGTGGTTGCATTTATGGGATGGGTTTTGGTATTTGTTCGAGTTCGATGTTATTCAAAACAAAATAAAATGTCTTTATACTTTTATACACTAATAATTGATTTTCAATTGATATGACAACAAAAGACACCTGGGGGCCTGCCACTTGGACCTTGTTCCACACGCTGGCCGAAAAGGTTAATGATGAAAATTTCAATGAAGTGAAATCCGACATGTTTGGATTCATAAAACGCATCTGTTTCAATTTGCCATGCCCGGACTGTGCTGCACATGCCACTCAATTCATCTCAAAGATGAATCCAAACAACTTTGAAAATAAACACCAACTTAAGATTTTTTTGTTGAATTTTCATAATTCGGTGAATGCGCGAACCAGCAAACGCCCATTCACGGTCGAAGAAATGAACGCCAAATATGCACTGGCAAACACATTTATGGTCATACCCTATTTCATAAAAGTGTATTCACATCGCAACACCAATGTGCGCCTGTTGATTAATAGTTTTCACAAGGACATTTTAATAAAAGACTTCATCAAATGGATACGCGAAAACGGCCACAAGTTCAAAAAATGAGGTTTCACATCATTTGGTTATTTAGAGTGTTGCATTTTTCAGGACTCTATCTGTTTTGCAAGAACCGTGCGGGTTTTAGAACCAACCGAACACTTGTTTTTGCCATCGCAGTCATCGCACGAGCACCCGCTGAAATCATACAGGCCAGCCTTGCCGAGTATGCTTCGTGTCGCATAAAACCCGCCAATTCCTCCGAATATGCCCAACAACAGCATGCCAATGTATATTTGTGGTCCGGTATTGTCGCCGCACAGCCCTCCCATGAAGGTCACCGTGTCAACGAATATGAGGACGATGAAACTCAGCATGATGCCAATCAACGAGTTTGCATCAAGTCGCTTTGAAGCTTGGATGCAAAACACGATGTAAGCAATGGTGTACCACAAAAATGCCGTGGTGAATTGTTTGCAAACTGAACTGAATGAGTTTATGACAATGATTGAAAGGAGCGCAACAATCGTTGCGCCGACCAGATGCCCCAAACACTTGGGGAAGTTGCGATTCACCAAGCAAACCCCAATTGCAACGCTGGATATCAAAAGCGGAACGGTTTGGTTGAATTTTGATATGCCAATGTAATCATCCAATAAATCATACACCGCATTGAATGCATCCTCTCTACTAATATAACCCACTGTTGGATTGTTTACTACTGAACTCATCTGTTGTATGTGCCTTGCGCCTTATATCTTATATATAATATACTTAAATATAAAATTACCATGATAAACACTTGTGCCCATTTACACATTTACACATTAGCAAAATGGGCATTCCCAGTTATTTTGCCCATGTGCTAAAAAAATACCCCCGCGTCATAAAGCGAATCTCCGAGTTGCCCTGCATCAACAACCTGTACCTGGACTGCAACGGCATGATTTACGATGTGGTGCACCAAATGCAGTTCTCCCCCGACAAACAGGCCGAGTATGAAGCCGAATTGTTGCAGCGCATCTGCGACAGCATTGACGCGTGCATTGCGATCATGCGCCCTACCAGCAGCGTCTTCATCGCGTTTGATGGCGTGGCACCCGTTGCCAAATTGAATCAGCAGCGCGAACGCCGCTACAAGTCCTGGTACTTGGGCGAGATGGAGACGCAGCGCCGCCGCGACATGACCGTGCAAAACCAAAAAAACGGCGTCAAAGGTGGGCGCATTGAACCGCCTAAACCCGCGTGGAACACGTCGGCCATTACACCCGGCACCAAATTCATGAACATGCTGCACGTCAAACTGGCCGAGCATTTCGATGCATCGGACCCCGCGGCTCTTAATGCTCGATACAATTTGAGCGGCGGGGCCGGCATCATTGTCAGCAGCAGCAAGGAGCCCGGCGAGGGCGAGCACAAGCTGTTTGAATACATCCGCGAGCACGCGGTGCAGCATGCCACAGAAACCACCGTCATTTACGGGCTCGACGCCGACTTGATTATGCTGTGCATGTCGCACTTGAATGTGTCGCGTGGCATCTACTTGTATCGCGAAACTCCGGAATTTGTCCGGTCAATCAATGTTGCCCTGGATGAAAAGGAGAGATATTACATGGACATTCCGGAATTTGCGGATGCAATTGTGGAGCAACTGACCGGAAAATCGACGCCCAACCTGTCCCTTTGCAAGATCATGGACTACATATTCATCTGCTTCATGCTGGGCAACGACTTCATGCCGCATTTTCCCTCGCTCAACATTCGCACCACCGGCATTGCCACCCTTTTAGAAGTTTACCGCGCAACAATTGCGCCCGATGAAACCATAACCAGCCAAGGCGGCGGCGGCGGCAGCGGCGGCATTCATTGGCCAAACTACAAGAAACTCGTCGCCGCCCTGGCAACCCAGGAGCTCAACCTGGTCCGCAAAGAGCATGCGACGCGGGACCGACAAGCGTGGCACATGCGCGACACGGACAAGGAAGACGACGTCATGCACGACGTCATGATGCTGCCGATGACGCAGCGGGACGTGGAGCGCAGCATTGACCCGTTCCATGCGGGATGGGAGCGCCGATACTACACCACGTTGTGCGACATTCCCATGGATGGGAAAACAGATGCCGCTGAAATTGCTGCGCTGGGTCGCAATTATTTGGAGGGCATGGAGTGGACGTTCCACTATTACACGCGCGGCTGCGTCGATTGGAAATGGACGTATGCCAATCACTACCCGCCTCTGTTGACCGATTTGGTGCGGCACATCCCGGATGATGCGACGTATTCATTTTTGCAGGTGAAACCGAAGGAACCCATTCGCGACGTGGTGCAGCTGTGCTACGTGCTGCCCAAGGCGAGCCATGCGCTGTTGCCGCCTGCCGTGGCGCGCGGACTCATGCGTAGCAAATTGGCATCCAAATACACGGACAACGGCGGCCACGACTTCAAATGGGCGTATTGCAAGTACTTCTGGGAGTGCCACACCGACCTCCCTGCGCTGGATTTGGCGGATCTAGAGGACATTGTGAAAAAAACGGATTGATGGACTGACTGACGGATTGACAGATTGACGTATTTTAACTGATGGTTCCCTCGCGTTTCACAATCCGAAAGCATTTGACCAGTTCATTGTGATTCAGCGTGTATTCGGGGTCTTCATCGGTTTCAATGACCGGTTCCAACGCTTTCAGGTTATAATAAAACAATTGGCAATCTGCGTTTGTTATTTTTTTTGAATTGCAACATTGGTCATACACTTGGTCCATGTTGTGTCTACAGTCTTTGTGCTGCAGGGTCATTTGCGCGTCATATGTGGATGCGTCTATGTAATTTAGAAGGGTTGCCATTGCGCTCATGGCCGTTTCATATGAATTGAAACTCATTTACTCCAGCAAATTTAAATAATATTTTAATATTTCCATATGTCATATTGTGTTTAATACATTATTGCCTGGTTTTAATAATGGCGGCTGCTCCTGCTGCTCCTGCATGTATATATGACGCGCCAATTGCTCCAGCCGAATTGCAACATCAAGGATTCGGCTTTCCTATAGTTCCTGTATCCAAGTTTACATTCAATTGGACATTCAACCGAAGATCATATGACATAACCTTGTATAAAACACATGATAACAAATATTTTACCATGGATTACAAACCATTTAATCCTAATTATTTCAAAGACAATAAGGTCCAATTCAATGCATATGCAAATAACCCTGCAAATTTATATCCATTCACTGATGCTATCACGGAAATGACTAGAATTGGAGGGTTTCCATTAGGTTATGAATACGCAGCACTGCAACAAACACAATTCAACATATTTTGCGCCCGTTCTTCGGAATCATTGCTGAGAATGAAATTGTTTTGTGCATTCGGCATGTTGCACAATTTTACAAACCATTCAAAAATTAAATTAATGGTAAGAGGTGGAATGGGATTACGATTGCAATTGGGTTCTAGAAGTGAACTCATTCCCACTGCACCTGAGACTGACATGGACGGATTGATTATCGTGGACCGGTCAATTGGACCCGCCGAATTGGACCAATTTAAAACTACATTCATGAAATTGTTGGTATTGTCAATAAAGAGTTCAATTCCACACAATGCCACATTGACGTGCAAACCTGCCGGCGGTGATTCAAAAAACACCATCAAGCTGCTGGTTAAAACTGCAGTTGTAAGGAGCGATGGCGTTGTGGTGGGGGCTGCAGAATATGAATTGGGCGATATTGGATTCAAATATTCAGATGATGAAATTGTTAAGATTTATGAGAAAGATGTGTCCATCATGACACCAGAAGGCATGAGGGATGTAAATGGCATTTTTCCAATGAGGGTTCAAGTGTATCCCGGATTTTTGCAGTGTGTGTGGAATTTTCCAAATATAGAAAACATGAAATCAGAATATGAACATGTCGTTGGCAAACTGAGAGAAAACATTGATACAATTGAAGAGGCAAAATCTAAATCTCCTGAAAGTCGATTGTTTGATGCTGACAGTCCATTTGATGATGAAATGAACCTACGAAAACTTGGCCGCGAGGTGTCCAAATTTGCAACAAAATCAGAAATAGCTGAACGAAGATACGGCGGCAAAAAACGCACCATGAAAAGGCGCACGCACAAGCGCGGTGGCTCAACGACCGAACAGATTGGTGCAGCCGCGCAAATGAGGGCCTTTTTGCCAAGACATTCGGCGACGCGCAATGCGTTGAACCACATCGTGCATCATGAATCGAACAACCGGTTCCATGACGCGAATTACAGGCACAGCCCGGCAACGCAAACCGCAATCAACAAAGCGTTTAGGACAATAAATGCAAATCCGCGCGTATCTCGTCGCACCAAGAAGCAGATGAAAATCGCAAAACAAAAGGCATTGACGCGCCGCGGATGAATTCAGAATTAATATATTTGTTATTATGTATATTGCATCATTTTGCATCATTCATACCATTTCATTGTCTTGTAAAAATGAGCACATCATCATCATCATCATGCAATAACAAAGGCAAGGGCAAATTTGTTTCGGGGCCTGCACAAGAATTTATTACGATTTATATACTAGCACACGGAACAACTATTCCGTTCCAAAAAATACCCAGTGGTTTGAAGAACAAAGTTCACAAGTTGAGCATTGGGGGAGTTAATGGAAATTTATCGTTTGATTCGCGTGTTCTTCACACATTGATGTTTAACTCAGCGCGACGTCTGAGTTCTAACAGAGTCAAGCAACCCGTCGAAAAATTGTATGACGTGCGCGAAGAAGTCTTCAGATACTATAACATCAAAGATGAAATAAGCGCACAACAGTTGGGTCAACAAAGATTTGTCGTGCGTGAGAAATCTTACCAAAAATGTGCCAGCGTTGATTGTTGGTTGCCGGAACCCTTTGCGGTTGCACATGACCACATGTATAATTTTACTGCAAATCCTTGGGCCAGACCAACCGATGCCCATGTTGAAACTGGCGACTCATTGGTGGTGCGAACATACTCATCACACACGGAACTCATTGAGAGACAACAATTTGGAGTATGGGTCGTGGACGCAAGCATGCGAATTGCGAAAAAAATTGGACTACTGCCGGGGATACAACCCAACGTTGTTTCGCTAATGCAGTTGTTGGGCGTTTTGCCAACAACATCTCGTGGCCCTCGCGACACGGACAATGCAACAGTGACCACTCTGTTTCACATAGTGGATACAATTCATAGAATATTTGGACCCAATGTCTCCGTGTGCGTCATTGATAATAGCTGCAGATACACGAATTGGGAACAAATGAGAACATCCCAGTTCAAGCACGGATTCGGTAGGTCATTGGGCAGAGCATCTCAATTCATGAGGCCATATTTGCCGAATTCATTGCACCAAACCATGCGCCGAACCGCCTTGTCATTGCTGGATTCAAGACCACCGCGTCCAGCCAACCCGATGGCGGTTCGAGCGAGTGATTGGATTGCGTGGACCGAGCGCAATGACATGGGGGAACCGGAGCAAAAACGAAACCGAATAACATTTTGGACAAAAACCGGCAAGATACAATGCGGCGACGAACATGACGCAACTGAGGCAGTCGGACTTGGACCGGTTGGACCGGACGGACGGCCAGGTGAGCCCATCTCTTACCGAATAGGCGACCAAATAAAACTACCAAATGGCAGGACCTTTACAATATTTTACATCATGCCGGGAAGTCCCACATGGTTTTTCACACATGCTGACCCCGAGGTGCTCGAAGACACTGGCATAGTCGTCGACGACGGTGCCGCACATGAAGAAGAAGACGACGAATTCGAGGACATTGATGAAGACGAAACAAAAACATTGTATTTTGCCGTAATTGAGAATGAGTGGTACATAACACCTCGTCCGGTGGCACCTAAATTCCAGTATGACATGGGATATAACCCCGATGCAGCTCGCATGCCGGCACCACTTTTGCCGCCAAATGAGTATCCTACAATCATGGTTGCGTCAATGCGCGGCGCACACGGTGGTGGAACCACGCGCAAATGCACTAGGCGCAAACACCGCACAACAATGAAAAAATGCACACATCAATGATGGCCACATGTCAAACAACGCCAATGTAGTCAAATAAATTAAAAAATTGAAGCATTTATTGAAATGGTTCAATTGCAGTTAGAAATACATCGATATCGATATCGACAACAACAACCATGCAATATTTGTGGAATCAATCAAACGTGGTTGCACCCGACGGAAAGGAGGAAGAGGCGGACAAATGTCCCATATGTTTGGAAGAAATAAAAGCAGTCAATGCATCCATAACATCGTGTGGACATAAATTCTGCATGTCATGTTTGCTGTCCTCTTTGAGAACAAAAAACACATGTCCTTCATGCCGCGCAGTAATTGAACCCGAACGCGAATACATCGAACCCATATCCGCATCAACTGCAACCGAAGTCATTCGCGACGAAGAACGGAATATTGATTTGACACGCAGAATTGACGTCATCAATTCATTTGCAGGTCGAAACGGAAAATCGGCAATGATATTCGCTCTTTGCAGAGAATTTGCATTTGCAACTGCGCATGGAATCGCCAGACTGCAGAAAACAAACGATGACACATATGACGATTCGTGGACCACTTTTGATTCAAGTGACGACGAAGATGATGAATAATGGACCACCCTCAATCCACGCTACACCCACAATCAACAATTGAAAAAACGTCGCTGAACCCAACCATATTTTTTTTCCAAATAAGAATTGCCCAAAAAGGGACATGCCACATTTTGCGCGGACCACCGTTGCACCCCCAAAAAACGCCAAACCATTTTTTCCGGAAATAAGAAACCCCGTTTTGGGGACATCATGTGCGCCGATTTGGCGCCATTTGACCCATTTTGGCGCCATGGTCTCATTTTTAAAAACATGATTTTTCATATTTTCACACCATAAATGCTCTCGCGAATAATCGGCCAAATGCGCCGAAAAATTTACCTAGTACCGCGCGTTTTTTCACGAAAAGGTAACGGGGTATCTGTTTTTGGACATTTTTTTTGTCCATTTTCTGAAAATTTTATAGAGTCTTGCAGAGTAAAAACAAAAAATAACAAAATTATTTTACAAGATTTGTATTGAAAAGTGAGAGCATAATGGTCTCATGTTTTAATATGGCGAAAAATGTCATTTTTTGGCGCCAAAAAAGCTTAAAAAAAGGCACCACGGTTTGGGATTTTTGTTCTAAAAATTTAGAACGTTTTAGAACGTCAAAGCATATAAAGATTTTTTCTCATGTTAATTTATAACCTCCCACCATTCCTCATCTCATCACTATGTCATCGGACACCGACTCTGACGATAAGCTTTCGGACCCAAAAGTAGCCAAAAGTAGCCAAAAGTATCTCGTGTGCAAAGACTGTGATTATATTACGTCTAAAAAATGCAATTACGACAAGCACCTCTCCTCTAGTAAACACTGTTCTAGAACACTTTTGAACATGAAAAACAAAAAAGCTACAAAAAGTAGCCAATTCATTTGTAAATTCTGCAAAAAAGAGTATTCTGCTAGGAACAGCTGTTGGTACCATGAAAAACAGTGCCTAGACAATCCTAGCAACAAGCCGGTTGCACTCGCGGAAGTGAAGGTTATCAAACGGTTGCCTACTCAGGAACCATCGAGCGACACGGTCACAATCAGTTTGTCGGAGTTGTGCAAAACGAGTGGAAACGGGGATGATTTCTGTTTGAGTTTGCAGGACATGGTGCCGTGCATGCTGAGTCATTTCAAACGCCAGAATGACGAGCATCAAAGGGAGCAGAAGATGGTGGTGCAGGAGCTGCTGAATCAAAACAAAGAATTGATGAACACGATTCGAGAGATGACCCCGAGAATTGGCAACAACAATGTGGTGAACACCACGAACAACACGCAGTTTAATTTGAATATGTTTTTAAACGAGGAATGCAAGGATGCAATTAAACTTAGCGATTTTGTAAAATCTCTCAACATAACTGTTGCGGACCTGGAATTTACGAAGAACAACGGCATCATTGAGGGCGTGAGCTCCATCATCGTGAACAACCTGAAGGGCATGGACGTGCACAAGCGCCCGATTCACTGCACGGACATGAAGAGAGAAACCATGTACATAAAAAACGACGAATGGGAAAAGGACGACAAACTGGAGCACGTTCGCAAATTCATTTACCTGACATCCTGCTATCAGACGCGGGTCATCCAGGACTGGATGGCGGTGCATCCCGGCTGGGAATCCAACGAGAAGATGCAAACCGAGTACTTGACGCTGTGCAAGGAGCTTTATAAAAACATTGAAAATGATGACATTGCACAAAAGAAGATTCTGAAAGGATTCATCAAGGAGGTGCAGATTGACAAGTCCATGATGCATTGATGCATTGCTTACAAAATTGAAACGTGAACACGAGAGAAATTTAGATAAACAGACCATAACAAAATGTTGTTTTCCATGATGCGCGAACTATGGGACGATGTCCAATTGGCCAAGACACTGCGTTCGTTTCACCTTATGCGAGATGCAGTTTATAAAGAAGAATGCTATGGCATGATGACGCGATGTATTTTCGAAAAACACTGAAAATGGAAAAAATTGAATTGGTTTCAAAAAGCATTTGAAACCCATCAGTGATTCCACAAGAACAAAAAACTCTATGCAGACTATCAATCCCACTAACTACTGGACTGCCACCGCAATGGCCGCCATACCGATGCCCAAGGCCCCAATCACCATTTATGGAGAAGACGGCAGCATGTACACGGGCTTCGTGAATGAAAACGGAGAAAAACACGGACAAGGCACATTCAAGACGGAGATTTACATCAGCGGCATTGTTGGCGACGAGAACTCGCATCTTTCAAAATGGACTGAATACTCTGGCAACTGGCATGCCGGTCTACTTCACGGCCAAGGCGTCATGCGAGAAATGTCAGACAAAGGCGTTGTCAATGTCGTGCATGACGGCATGTGGGACATGGGTGTTCGTGTGGCTGTGGTTCAAGAGGTTCCTGTGGTTCGAGACCGCGCTGCAATGGAGCGACTCATCATGGCAAGCCTGACTACAAGCCGAGAGTTCGACTTCATCGAGATGTGCGACAATCAGACAGGGGATTGGTGCAACGACTACTAAACGCCAAACGCCAAGACAGGATTCAACTAAAATCAGGTAAGCAATATATATGATATGTGTTTAATTGACTAACACTTTTTTTCACAAATAGTGGCAATCTCGAATAATAATGATGAACATCAATATAAAAATATTTAATAATAACATACAACGCAGAAAATGAGTCAGGCCACAGAAGAGCCCAAAGCCCCTGAGACCAAGGCACAGTTGGTGCAGTACATCAAGTCCTGGATAGAAGTCGACAATGACATGCGCAAGCTGCAGAAGGACATGAAAACGTTGAAAGACAATAAGAAGGCGCTGACAGATGCACTGGTGAGTGTCATGAAGAACAACGAGATTGACGTGTTTGACATCAACGACGGCAAGCTGGTGTATGCCAAGACCAAGGTCAAGGTTCCGATTAATAAGACGAGCCTGTTTTCCGCGCTCATGCAACACTACAATGACGAAGACGCGGCCAAGAAGCTGAGCGAGTTCATCATGGATTCGCGCCAAGAAAAGGTTAAGGAATCCATTCGCCGAAAAATTCAAAAATAAATAGTTGCACATGTTAGGAGTTAAGACTTAGTTGGTTAGGATAGAACAAGACAGGATGACGTCGATGAAATTGGAAACCGACATTTACGTAGACAGCATTGACATTGACACGGTCATTCCCAATGGGTTGGACCATCTAACTTATCCGTTCATGGATGCGTTGAAAACGAATGTGGATGATGACGTGGATTTGCCGTTGGATGCGCGCGTGGAAATGTGCATTTACCGACTCAATGAGAGCAAACAAACCATTCCTTTTTTGGAGTTTTTGCTGTATTTGGATGGAAACAAAAAGGACGTTCAATTGCCACAATTGACATTTCCATACATATTATCGAAACACACCAAAGGTGGGTTGGTGGACCAATGCAGCGCTCCTTTGCAAGCGTTGTTTGCGACGGATGACAATGAATCCATGGTCATGTACAGCGGATATATATACAACAAACGCGATAAACGATGCGTGCTTTTTTTTAATAAACTGACAGTTGATGTTGAAGACAACAGCACTGCATTCACGTTGAGTTCGAAAAATCGATGGTTGTGGACACTGTCTAGCGAAATTTTCAATGAACATCAAATGATGAATTATTCCATATCGGAATCGGTTGTGGCATTTTTCAACCGAAATCCGGAAATAATGCATTTGAAGATCGGAGGCAAAACAGTCGAATCGCCGATTGCGTGCTACGCGGGAAAGCATTTCAATTATGTGTCTTACATGGCCGCATTTGGCATGAAAAAGGCATCCACTCGTGCACATTTCGGGCCGTATTATTATTTTGTGGGATTTATGGATTCGATGAAATACGCATGTTATTCGATTCGCGCCCCACACATGGAGAACACGCGTGGCAAACAAAAGAAACAGCTGAAATTCAACCCGCATGTGCTGGCGGATGGAACCAGTCTAACAGTGAATGAGTACGGCAAACACACCAAAGGCGGCATTGCCCGATTTGCCGTATTTTTGGGGCGATGCCGTGCATTCTTCATGAATGGTGAGGAAGACCGTTCAGAATTGAGCATGTTCTGGGCAAAGCAAGACCCGCTTGTCATGGCCAAACTGGCATTGCGAGACATTAATGGAGACTGGACGAGGTACTTCAATGCGGCGTATGTGGGGGAATACAACTTCGACGACCTCGACAAAAGAAAGTCAAAGCGCGCAGCGGGATGGACAATTAAGGAGTATGACAATCAAATTCCATTGTCGTACCATGAAATTGACATGACCAATGTTCCGGACGAATACGACCCGAGTTTCACCAACTATGTCTTATTATGATGCAATACATAAATGCAAAATAAATATATTTATGTATGTTAATATCACGCAACAAGATACAAAAAAAAATGGATTCACCGTTGTTTAGAAGGTTCCTCATTGCACCTATCATTTTTGTAATCATTGCAAAGTTCATTTCTTTTTTCATACACGTGCTCGGCGTAAACGATAATATATATTTCATCATACTGGCGATGCTGAGTATTCCAGTGGTTTTGTACATGGTCATGGGATAAAATGTGGTTGATGGTTTATTTGAAAACCGGAATGCTGTATTCCCCGTTTGCATTCTTCACGTATTTTGCAATGATGTTTGGGTTCATGGTGTTGGCGACAATGTCTTCGGGATCATACACATTCCCAAAGTTGTCGATGTGATACATGATGCCTTTGATGTCTTGCACCCAGGTTTCCACCTTGACGCTGGTTGTGGCCGGTTCCAACATGTCAAACATGCCGTGCGGCGTGCCCTTGGTGTGCGTGCCGCAGCACACGCATCCCTCCTTTTTGCGACGCGTGCATTGTTCTCCATTTGCACGCTTGGCATGGCACCGGTCATAAACCGGGACCGTGTTTTTGATGCGTTTGCGTTTCATGAAGTCATCCTTCGTGAGTTTCAATTTGTCAGTAGAATAAATGAACCCCATGATTTCCATGTAATCCTTGTGTATTTCTGCGATGGCTGGCGATGGCGGAGAATCAATGTGTTTTTGACGAACTGTATCAAATTTGGCGGCAATTTGTTGCTTCAACGCAATCAAATATGCGTCAATGCGGGTGTTGATTCTGCGTTCCATTTTTTTCAGTGGTTATGGTTCATTGGATAATATTTTTAAATCAATTTTTAAAAATATATACGAAAACAATTTAAAGACCGCCCGCGCAACTTACATCATTGCGCCATCCTCGCCTTCCAAGTCTTGCATCATTTGTTGCTGCATTGCAATCAATTGCTGCAATTGTTCTTGCGTCATTTGAAGGACGGATGCCGTGTTTTCGGGCTGCATGTACTCTTGCAGTTCCAGTTGAATGGATGGGGTGGAGTCGCCATGAACCGACGGTGCTATGCTTGGTGTAGCGCTTTGATGTAGCGACGGTGCTATGCTTTGTGCTATGCTTGGTGCGGCGCTTTGGACGGCGGATTGATGCACAGACGGTGCTATGCTTGGTGCTATGCTTGGTGCGGCGCTTTGATGAACCGAATTGCTTCGGACACTTGGCGCCACGCTTGGCGGTTGAATTGTGGCGGGAGTGCGAGGAGCGCTACGAGGAGCGCTACGAGGAGCGCTGTTTGGAGGGCTCACTGGCTTAGATGCTCTTACGAAATCGGCCGAAGCACGGAATGAATTGGTGTTGTCATAAATGACATTTTCTGGTATGGTTTCAATTATGATCGGTTGTTGCTGTTGCATCTGTTGCATCTGTTGCAGCTGTTGTGTCAACGCGTTCATTTGAAAAGGTTGTAATGGCTGTTGTTGTTGTTGTTTTTGTTGTTGCATCTGTTGTTGTTGATACTGTTGCATTCTCTGCTCTTGTATTTCTTTGGCAACTGATGCATTGTCAATGACCACAGTTACGCCACCGCCGCCACCGCCACCGCCACCGCCACCGCCGCCACCGCCACCGCCACCGCCGCCACCGCCACTGTTGTTGTCATTGTCTCTCGACGGGCTGCCGTCTCGACTGCTTTTTCGGCTGGTTCTCTCTTCATAATCCTGTTTGTTTCGTGCAGAATTCACGGTGACAATGCTGAGTCCGTTGCACAAATTCGGTGTGTGCGCGTCAAATGTGTATTTGCCGGGCTCGTTCACAACCTGCTTGCCGTACTTCTTCTGGAAGGATCTGATGACGTCCTGGTCAATGAGAGGCGCAATGTCAAAGAGGTTCTTGATGTCGGTCTTGATGATGTTCATCATGTCCTTGGCATCCACGCGCTGCGAACGCACGAGCGCGAGCTCAATCTGTATTTTCTTGTTGATTTGCTGGAATTGCAGGGAGCAGAGTCGGTGCGACTCGGCGCGCTTGCCCAACTGGAAGTAAGTGTCAATGGATTTGATGATGCCCACGAAAATGCTGCCAATACCGAGAATGATGTTCATCTTCTCGTAGCCAATATCAATACCGGTTGCGAACCCAATCGCGGATGACAGGATGATGACCGGGATGTTGATGTAATTGGAACGTCCGTTGTATTTTTCATACGAGTTGCGGTGCAAGATGGAGAGAGATTCGCACTCCTCCGCGTGCAACTTCAGCAACTGCTCTAAATCCGTGTTGTAATCAATGGATTCAGCCATTAATGAAAATTGCTATATCTTTCACTGTGATTTTATTTTTATTGTATCATTTAGTATTCAAAGATGTTATGCGCAAATTGCAATGTTTGTGCAATAAATCTACTAAAAAACGGACATAAACGCAACTATTACATTTTATTTATCACAACCAAATAAAATGTTTCGTTTTTTGTCGTTGTTGCATGTGCGCAACTTTTCGAAGGCAAGGGCCCAAATGGAATGCAAGATGACAAATGGCGGGCCGCCGATAAATGACTGCGTCAGTTCCTGTCTGGACAAATGTCAAATCATGGAAACGAGAGATGAAGTGGATGCTTTTATTGCAAACGCGCAATGCAATGCACGATGCGTGCACACAAATGCTTATCCGAAGCCCGGCGACTGTTCTTGCACGAGCGCGTGCATCGCCGACATGTCGGAGCTGTATTGCATCATGGAGTCGTCGTCTCGGCGGTCTCGAGTTTCATGACCTCAAAAATGCGTGTCATGAGTTCCTTGGATTCATTGAACCCCTTGCACTCCGGAATGCCCGCGACATCCACAAACCACTGCTCGAAATTTTGCACCGCGCTCCAGAATTTCACGTAGCCGCCCAGGGCAAGCAGCATGATTGCCTGCTTTGCATAGTCGGCATCGACCGGGTCTGTGCCACACTGGTCTTTCAACAATATTTCGTCAATGTCAATCGCCTCGTCGAATTTTTTTGGGAAACACGCGATGGTGCGATTCATGTTGAATCCATCGCAATGCCCTCCGAATCCAAAGTACGCTTCAAACTCGTATCGATGCTCCATGACAAGCGGCCTGTGAAATTGCATTTGAAAATCGTATCCCATGAAGGGGACGATTGCATTGGTCGAACGAATGTTCACGCGGTCCGATGCATGATGGTTGTACACTTCACGCCATGCCGCACCTGCAAATGTTTGTTCAGTGATTTCATCGGGAACAGTTGAAACCATGTAGCCTTGCGAACTGTAGTGTTTATTGTGCAACTGCTTGAATTTGGCAACAGCATCTGCCTTGGTGGTCATCGCGTGTGAAGCTGGTTGATTCAAATTAGCATTGTTTCTTTATATTGATTTGACTAACACTTAACCCGTTTGCGATGCATGGAAATTATTTATACATATATGTATAAATAATATCATTTGCAACCATCAATGGCAGATTACCCCGAAGATGATGCGTTGACGCCGAGAGACTCGCGCAAACAACGTGCAATTCGTTCAGGATACACAGGCCCTAAGAACAATCGTGGACAACCAGACACAACTGGAACTGATGAAATTGGCGTTATGATTTATCCACGAAATCATGTCAATTATAAACAGTATTCGGGTCAATGGAAAAATGGTGAGTTTGAAGGTCATGGAACTGTTGTGTATGACAATGACGACACATACGCTGGCGATTTCGCAACTGGTGAAATGCATGGACGCGGTGTTTACACATTTTCAAATGGACACGTGTTGGACGGTCATTTCCGTCATGATGTAATTGTCATTGGGAAGCACATATGTCCTAGTTATACATTCCAAGGGACATTTGTAAATGGAAAACCACACGAGGGCAAGATCATTTATACTGCTGATGGAACCGAATTTGAAGGAATATTTCAAACCCCCACAAAACGAATTGGCAAGTATAGGTACACTAACGGTCATGTATTTTTTGGAACATTTGACAAACAAAAAGATGGCACAAGATGGTTATTGAATGGTTATGGAGAAATTATTATGCCTGGTGAGTATACATACAGAGGACAAACACGAGATGGTGTAAGACATGGCAAAGGAATCATGAGCATACATGCAACCTATTCTGCAATGTTTGATAATGATCATGAAATCGAGGGAAGCAGACAACTGAGAGGAGGTAAAACGCGTCGGCGTGGCAAAAGATTTAGAATGAGTAAGAGATTGTGTAAACTAATAAAACCCTCATCGAGTGGTCGTAGTCGTAGGTATTCCTGTGGAAGGTGTGTTTGAAGTGTTTAGACAACGAATGATGATGCCAAATGGTTCTAGTTTCTAGATTTCACAGTTTTGAAGAGTACGGCCACAAATTCAGTGGTCAAAGAAGTGGCGACATTCACGGGCGGACCCGACTTTTAAACCATGCAATCACCAGAAACGATCAACCTCTCCTAGATTTGCTACTCGCGAGTTTATGGTCTTAGTAATTCTTGGCATGAGACCAGCCAAGCCGGCCATTAATTCATCGCATTCGGGAAAGGGGTCCATGTCGGAGTCGTCGTCGGAGTCGTCGTCGGGTAGTGGTTGGCTTGAACGCAAGGCTCCAATCAAACGAAGTTCCATCTCTTCACCAGAATACACATGTTTAATCATGTCCATGATTTTTATTATGTATCTTTTTTTCAATTCTCGGTCAACCTCCGACATTGTCATTGTCCCGATCAATGTGCGAACATGTATGTATTCTTTAAAATTTCTTATTTCATCTTTATCCAAATCCTGCGAGAGTGTGGGATTGTTCATGGCATCCTTTTTTAGAAAAGTGTACAATGATGGATTGGCTGACTCAAGTGGTGGATTTGAACCGCCATTAATGCAAACGAGTATCACAGATTTCAATCCATTGAAATGATGAATTAGCACTTCAATTCCTTCTGGACTAAACCTAAATCTAGTTCGCAATGCTTCAGGTTCGGTGTTCGGCGAGACAATTGTTCTTTTTAGTTGTGATATGAATTTACGATCACCTCCATAATGCATTTCTCTGCATCTTGCCAATACATTAAAAATGTCAATGTATTTATCAGGATAATGAGGGCCCATATAACCACAAATGGTTGATATGTTTTTTAATTTTTCCACAATGACATCTATCAAAAACGGCACATCGGCTAAATGAGTTAGTTGGTGACCACAATCAATTGGGTTTTTTGAAAATAATAAACTGAATAATTGTTTCTTTAAATTTGAAATTTCACCGGCAAGTTTGCTGAAATTTAACTCATATATTGAACTAGCATGTGATGATAACGCCGATTCCATGCGTTGCGTTTTTTTCCTTTGTAAATTTGGGTCCAGCGCCAGCAATTGTTCGGATGAGTCTGGTGCTACACTTGCTGGAGCTGCTAGCAACTTTTTGGTTAAACATTCAACATTTCCTGGCATTCCTGGTATTCGTCGTCTCGGATCATCTGCAATGACGGTCGGATGATACGGAGGAATCCATGGGTTCGGGGCTTTTACCACAAGCTTGTCCAAATAAACATTTATTTGGTCACGCAGTGGTTTGTGTTGTGGTGCCAGTTTTGACCCCGTGAGTCCACCTCCACTGCGTTTCGTGCCACTGCGTTTCGTGCCACTGCGTTTCGTGCCACTGCGTTTCGTCTGCCTGGATTTTGATTTTAATCTTGTTCGGGTCATTGCATGCATTAATAATACATTAAATATTTACATTAATATATTAAAAATGCATTGATTGCATTCTATTTGAATGCGTGAAATTTTTGCGCATATATAGTATATGAAATATAGAGAGAGAATGAAAAAAGTGTACCTGAAGTGTGGATCGTCGTGAGTCGATGAGTCCTGCGAAATAGAGTGAGAGAGATAGGTATTTAAAGAAGTTTGAAATCGTTGCGAAAGAAAGAGCGTTTGAGTGTGGAAGAGGGGAAAGTGTTGTAAGTGAAGAGAAGTTCAGAGTTTGCATATTCGATGAGAGAATGAAATTCGAGAGTGAAGTTAGAAAGGCGTGTAGAAGGTTGTGATTGAGAGATAAGTTGAGCCTGAGCGTGAAATCTGAAAGCGATGTCAGTGGCAGCTTGAATGACGGCTTGCAAAAGATCATGAATAGCATTGAATTTGAGAACGCGTAAATGATTGCGTCGAATGGCTTGCTTGAATTTGCGAAGAGACAAAGCATTTGAAACAAAAGCTTTGCGATGAGAGAGATTGATGTTGATAGGGTCAAGCTGGAAACGAGGCAAATCATGAAAGCGCAAATGAGGGATGGAAGAGATGAAAGCGGAGATGTCGTGCAAGACGTTGAAAAGTGAATGATCGGCGCGAGAAGCAGCAGTAATGGCGTGATGCAATTGCCGAATGAAAGCGGGATCAACTTCGCGTCCACACAAAACATCATTGGGATCGCGAGGCATGCCATTGGGATGGTTTTCGCGCATCCACTGCAAATAGTGTGGATTGTGTCCGCGAAGTTCAAATCGCCCAGTATTCCAAGACCAAAGGCGCTTGCACTGGGTGCAAAACATCTGGTCGCACCCCTCAGTCTTGTGAACAAGAACCTTGCAATTTGGACAGGGTTTAGTGTCCTTCTTCAACAGCGCAACAGATGCGAGCGTGTCGGGATTGCAAACATGTGCCTCATCATCCCTGTTGGCCTTGAGTTCCCTGCAATGGGCACAGGTGTGCTTGTCGCAAGTGGCACACTTCCAAGCGGAAGACACAAAGCCATTGCAGTCGGAATCAGCACAGCGATGCACAAACTGCTGAACGTCATCATGATTGTCTGGGCCTTGTCGAATCAACTGATTCTTGGCCCGATACAAGTCATCCTTGAGTGCCTGAAGTTGCTTCATTTGAGCGATGACGTCCTTGATCTGTGCATTGATGTCAGCAACAAGGCGGTCATGCGCGACAGCAGCCTGTGCCGCAGGAAGCATGGCTTGTTCTTGGGCAAAGAGAATGTCCTGCTGGTGCTTGGCGAATTCGCCAGAGAGAAAGGTCTTGGTAAATCCGAGATGCTGAACCTGAGAATGTGTAAATGAATTATTGCAAAACATGCACTTGGCGACGGAGACGCCGTCGCTGCAAAGGAAAGTCTCATAACAGGAGCGGCATGCGGCCTTGGAACAGGCGTCGAAAGGACAGGCGATGGGTTTGCGAGTGGATGCATTGAAAGGATCAAAGCAGATGGGACAGGACATGTTTGTAATCGAGAACGAATGTAGGAAAGCACTAATGAGAGAAAATGCCGAAAAGAAATGGAATCAATTTTTTGGGATTTGTATGAGAAAGCATTTGACATCGGATGAAAATGGAATGACTATATTGTGTATTGTGTCGCGGGACTGATGCGGGTGTCGCGGGACTGATGCGGTTCCTCAATACATGAGTCATTCCTCATAACCGCACTCATTTCTCAAGAATTAATAAGATGATATATGCAGTGATTATTTATTTGAATTTCTCTCGAATGAGATGTTGTAAGAATGAAAAAAGATGGAATGAATGAATGCACATGTGTTGAAAGGATGTCATGGATGGTGGGTTGTTGGGTGTGATGGGTGTATGATGGGTGCGGGAATAGTAATCTGGGCCGATTTCCACCGGATGTCAACCCGAAATCCCATACGATGAGAAAAAAATTGAATTACTTTTTTTTTGGGAGGGGATGCAGGTCAGTGATTCATCGAGAACATATACATTTACGAAAAACATGGGAGCTGAACAATCAAAGTGCAAGTGCCTCTATCTTCCAGCCCAGAGCGGAAAGACACGCAAAATGGAGGAGCTGATCAAGCAATACAAACTAACCGGTGAGTTGTTTGACCCTGTCGACATTAACATTATCATTTCAGCGAACAACAAACTTCTGGTGGAACAAACGAAGAGCCGCATGACGAAGGACCTGGCAACCGAGAGCGAGGAAGGAGCCAATGACGCATGCATCCAGGGCAGCGTATTCAGCTGGACCTCAGGAACCAAGGAAAGCAACATCAGTTCGGGCGAGCTTGCATTCCGCCTTCTGGATGGAGAAATTGAAATGGTTGTCATCTGCGCTCACGCAACTCGTCTTCGCTACTTGTTGCAAACCCTTGAACGTCTTGCATCCAGCCGCACTTTCACCAAGAGAATCAACATCTGGATCGACGAAGCAGACAAGAGCATCAAATTGTGGTCGAAATACGAAGACGCGATCGCAAGCATGCGGTGCATCAATCAAGTGACCCTCGTGAGCGCAACGTTCAACGCGGTCGTGGCAAAATACAAGAGTCTGTGCGTTCTGCCGTACTTCCAAACTCACCCGGAATGTTATCGAGGGTTGGGAAGTGCGGTGCGCCACGAAATCAACTTTGTGGGGTCAGCCTCGGAATACGTGAAGCATGTTGTCGAATCAACCGGCAAACTAACCAAGCCGGGGATGCGTGCCTTCATCCCGGGTTCTCTGGGTAAAGCGAGCCACAACGCCATTGCAGATTTCCTTCACAAAGAACACCGATTTGTGGTGATCATTATCAACGGCGAGCGCAAAGAAATCCTGGTTCCAGACTGCGAACCAATCGACTTGCGATGCTATTTGACGGTCGAAAATGGAGAAGTTCCGCCAGAGTTCAACGCACAACTCGCCAAACTATACAAGGCCAGCAACTGGTCGCGGTTTCCTCTTGCAATCACGGGGTTCTACTGCGTGGAGCGGGGTGTCACCTTCCAATGCGGTCCCGAAGAAGGCGTGCACGACGGGTTCATGTTTGACTACGGAATCATCCCTCCCATCGCATGCGCAGCAGAAGCATACCAGACCATGGCACGGTTGTTTGGAAACGTGGGCAACATTCCGAACTACAAACCAGTGGAAGTTTACACCAACTTTGCGACATTCTCTCGTGTCGAGAAGCAAGAAAACATCGCAATCAACATCGCGCGCATGGTGAAGATTCAACAACTCGATGTGGTGACCAAGCACGAGCTCAAGGCTGCAGAAATCAGCGAAAGTGAAGCCATCAAAATGTGCAGGATTTACAAAGATGAAGAGGTTGTTCGCAATGCATGCAAGGTTCTCGGCTACACCTACCGCGCAACACCAGTCAACGAGGCAGGTTTCAAAGAAACATCTCTGAACGCCAAAACCGGCGTGGCATCTCTGAACAACGCAGTCATGAAAGTCAAAAGTGGTTATGGTGGAGGCGGTGCACACCGAACATGCTATCCATGCTATGTCGACCCAACAATCAGCGCAACTCTCCGATTTGTTGTCATCATTCGATCGGACACTGACCCAAGCAAGATTGCCGAATGCGATTCAAAGTTCACGCCGCTCACATTGACAGAAGCAATGACGTTGTAAAAAAAGGTATGACACCCTCCAATGTGTATATGAATCTAACACTTTTTTTTTACAATGTGTCGCGGGACTGATGCGATAAGCGGAGCGAGGTTGGTCGCGGGACTAACCGGTTCCTCAATACATGAGTCATTTCTCAAGAAATACTAAGAGCATATATGCAGTGATTATTTATTTGAATTTCTCTCGAATGAGATGTTTGAAGAATGAAAAAAGATGAAAGAATGAATGTACACATGTTGAAATGATGTCATGGATGGTGGGTTGTTGGGTGTGATGGGTGCATGATGGGTGTCCCATGCGTTTCCCGGTTTGTAATAATATAAATACACTTATTTATAACTACAAAAACATTGTTTCCATGAGCACCGAAATAAGTGTGTCAAATTCTGCTCAACAAAATTGCAAAGAGATTTTGAAAATTATGCAAAAATATGGTCAGGATTGCAGAGTCATAGAGACCGTGTCAGTGGTTGAAAATAAAATAGAAAACGGTTGCTCTATAACCATGGACACGTTCAAAGATAAAACTCATTTAATAAAACTATGGAAGATCATAAAAACAAATGGAAATTACAACTGTGCGTATATAAAAGTCGATGGACAATTTGCTGGATGCATAAATGATTACATTAGTTCATAATTTTTGAAAGGTGATGCGGGTGTCGCGGGACTGATACGGTTGTGGTGCCCCCCCGTGTGTGTATGGCCGGATGAGGGGGGGGTCATCCAGAAACCGACATCTTAGTATATGCATTACGCTGCATGATGTTCCAAGCAGTTCGCACCGAACTCGCACTCATGGCTCAGTTGGCAAACGACATGTCAGCAAGTCAAAGGTCCCGGGTTCGAATCCCACGAGTGGCAACTGCGAAAACCCCCCAGCCGGTATAGCTCAGCGGCAGAGCGTCTACAACATCGTCGGTCGAACACTTAGACTTTGATTCACGTCATTAAAGTCCGAAAGACTGATGGTTATCGCCTTATAAGCGGAAGGTCACAGGATCGAAACCTGTTGCCGGCACTAAGGTCTGCTCGACCTCAATAGAGCACATCATCATTCGCAGGTTTACAAGAATCTGCCCCGCTGTCATGACAGCACCCCACTTTCACCGGTGTGGCGCAGAGGCTAGCGCGCGGGGCTCATAACTCCGAGGTCGTATGTTCGAATCATACCGCCGGTATTCATCATTCGCAGGTTTACAAGAATCTGCCACGCTGACACTACAGCCCCCCCCCCCCCCCTGGACCGGCATGGCGCAGAGGCAGCGCGCAGGGCTCATAACCCTGAGGTCACAGGATCAAAACCTGTTGTCGGCATTCATCATTCGCAGGTTTACAAGAATCTGCCACGCTGTCATGACAGCACATTTACCCCGGTGTGGCGCAGAGGAAGCGCGCGAGGCTCATAACTTCGAGGTCACACGATCGAAACGTGTTGCCGGGATAAGGTCTGCTCGACCTAAATAGAGCACCGTTTTTTAGTCCCATCAGCTTAAAAAAGTGCACCACCGCAATTCATCGTCGTCGTTTGCCCCGCTTGCAACTCTTGAATATCGGCTTGTCAGTTCGCACAAAAAATAACGCCCGTTTATCATGTCCCATGTCAAACCTCATGTCAAAATCATGCCTTTTCGCACCCTTGCTCTTGCTCCGCACCTTCCGCTTCAACGTCCGGCAATTCGTAATCCCTTTCCGCCGTCGGTCTGCATATTCAGCCAAATACTTATAATCCTTCCCCACTTCAATCTCCTTAGATGACACCCAACCGGGTTCAGAATCACCACGAATAAAACTAAATATTCCCATAAAGATTATTATACATTCATGTCATATTATTTCATCAATTTCTCTCGACAACAATGTTTCAAGAATCAAAAAGTTTGAACAATGTTTAACCATTCTGTGTTTGGGGGCCGCATGGTCGAGAGATATGCGAATAACCCATTCCTCATAACATGAGCCATTCCTCATAACCGCACTCATTCCTCAATAACTGTATTATGCGGTTTTAGGGTTTTCCAGGGTTTTCCAGGGTTTAGGGTTTAGGGTTTAGGGTTTAGGGTTTAGGGTTTAGGGTTTAGGGTTTAGGGTTTAGGGTTTAGGGTTGCGGAGTATGAAAATAAATCACGGCGCAATATAAAAACAAGATGTTGAAAACCCCGTTCGCATGTTGCCTGTGTTGTTTCAAACGACGCCCCTTGCAGTCGAGTGTCGAACCATGCGACCCAAATCAATACATGTTTGAAGATGCATGCCGTTCCACGAAACCCAACGATGTCTGACCCCCGAGGACACACTGTATTGGCTTAAAAAAAAGCACCAGACGTCATTCCAAAAAACAATACGAAACTAAAAAAATTGAAAGCCAATTCGGAGGGACAACCGGACCAATCAGAGCCTCATTCCAACGAACGAACGAACGAACAATGCACACCGACATAACAATTAGTCTCAACATGGGTTTCATGGATGGAGAAGAAGAGAGACAAATGCAAGAAACTGAAGCCCAATCCAACCTGGCCGACCTGATCCAGCACATGAAAGACATCCTGCCCGACCCCGATGACTTGGACCTGGCAGCCAAGATTCAATCCATTGCATTCAAATCCCTGGAAATCGGGCATTGGACTTCATGCGAGCGTGGAACATGGGCTGCATTGAACCCACCCCAAACGACCCCCGACACATACAACATGCAACTGACAGTCACCCTGCACCACGCAACCCCCCAGTCCTATGCAACAATGGCTGACGTAATTGAGGCCATTTACGAAAATGGCGCCAACTTTCCAATGACACCCGACGCAGAAGACGCAATGCCACACTGCATCCTCTACCCTTATAGCAGCACCGGCTACGAATATTTGGTTGGCGAAAACGCAGACGCATCCGAAGACGAAATGTAAGTCAAGGTGTCAAGGTATAAATGTTTACTGTCATTATTATCATTGTGCCCCCACTAACACTTTTTTCATTCGGTGTGTTATGAATGTGGGGCCAAAAAGCAAAGCGTAAAAGCAAAGCACCAAGCAAAGCACCAAGCAAAGCACCAAGCAAAGCGTAAAAGCAAAAAAAGTCGCCGGTTGCGATAAATGTATGCAAATTTATTAATATCATAATTTTATAGTAAATAAACATGCCAAATGATGTAAAAGCCGCGATACTGCGGAACGAGAAAATCGAAGACACGCTGCACGTGATTGCGGTTGTTTCCAACCCGTGCAATTTCAGGATACGGTACAAGCTGACCAACGAGTTCATCAAGCGCATGCTGACGGAGCCGGACGTGACGCTGTACGTGGTGGAGCTGGTGTACGGCGACCAAGAGTTTGCCATCACGTCGGCCGACAACCCGAACCATTTGCAGTTGCGGGGCGAAAAGCCGCTGTGGCACAAGGAGAACATGATCAATTTAGGCGTGCGCCGCCTGCTGCCGGCCAACTGGAAAGCGTTTGCATGGATTGACGCGGACGTGGAGTTCGAAAGCGCGCACTGGGCCGCCGACACGCTGAAGCTGCTGAACGCGGGGGACAAGGCCGGCAAGGACGGCAAGGACTTTGTGCAGCTGTTCACGCACTGCATCGACATGAACTTTGACGAGCAAATCATGAACATTTTCACGGGGTTCGGGTACCAGTTCTGCAAAGGGTTTAAGAAGGGGTCGGGCGTCAACTACTGGCACCCCGGGTTTGCGTGGGCGTGCAACCGCACGGCGTACGAGCAAATGGGGGGCATATTCCAGGCGGGCATCATGGGGTCGGGGGACAACATCATGTGCCACACGTTCACCAAAAAAGCGCCGGAAGCCCTGAAGAAGGGCATGGACGCGGGCTACATTGAGTTTGTGGCGGAGTATCAAGCCCGGATGGCGGGGCTGACGCTGGGGTACGTGCCGGGGACCATCCGGCACTACTTCCACGGGAAGAAAATAAATCGGAAGTACTACGAACGCGAGGACTACCTGATCAAGTACAAATTCAATCCGAAGACATATATAACGGAAAACGAGATCGGGCTGCTGGTGCCGACGGAGGCGTGCCCCCCGGAGTTCGTGGCCGACATACTGCAGTACTTCAAGGACCGCAACGAAGACGAAATGGTCATGGAAGAAATCCTGAACAAGCACGACAAGGACACGCTGGAGTACAAAATAAAATTCATACTGGATGAATTCGAGAAGCTGAAGAAGAAAAGCAACCTGCCCGACCAAAAAGCAGAACCAAAACCAAAGCCAGCAGAACCAGAGCCAAATCCAAATCCAAATCCAGAGCCAAATCCAGAACCAGAGCCAGCAGAACCAGAGCCAAATCCAAATCCAAATCCAGATCCTCCAAAGCCAGAACCAGAGCCAAATCCAAAGCCAGAACCAGAAGAAGCAAAGCCAGAACCAGAGCCAGAAGAAGCAAAGCCAGCAGAACAAGATAATTTGAGCGAACTGCAAATTTTGCAAGAAAAACTGCAACAACAGTTGCAACAACAACAGCAACAAATGCAACAAATGCAACAAATGCAACAAATGCAACAAATGCAACAACAACAAATACAACAACAACAAATGCAACCAAGACCAATGCAACCAAGACCAATGCAACAACAACAACCACAACAAATGCAACCACAACAAATGCAACCAAGACCAATGCAATCAATGCAACCAAGACCAATGCAACCAAGACCAATGCAACAACAACAACCACAACAAATGCAACCAAGACCAATGCAACAACAACAACCACAACAAATGCAACCAAGACCAATGCAACAACAAGCACCAAGTCTACAACAAGCACCAAGTCTACAACAACCACCAACGCAACCACCAACACCAACACCAATGCAACTACAACAAATGCAACAACTACAACAAATGCAACAAATGCAACAAATGCAACAAATGCAACAAATGCAACAACAAAACCAGCAACAAATGCAACAACTGCAACAAAAGCAACAAAACCGACGACCAAGGTTTTAACCAAACTTTTTTAATAAATTATTATTTCAATGATGTCAAATAATAATATGATTGATGTGAATGATGAGGTGGATTACATGTTGCATGAAACAATAAATGAAGTCATTGAATACATGAAATGCGTGAACACAAATACAAATCCAAATCCAAATCCAACGAAACAAAAAACCCACACAGACGATGAAATGTTCAAGGGAATTTCGATGCTGGACGACAAGTTGTTGCCATGTTATAAATTGAACTTATCCGAAGCGATGCTGGAAATAAGAAAAAACCCCAAGTGTGTTCCATTTCATGTGTATTTAGAACGCTGGAAATACTTCAACGACAAATACAAAAAAGCAAACAAACTGAAGGAAAAACCCAAACCAGTGATCAACGACGCGCAGTTGCCGTCAATCTTGCTGACGCTGCCCGTTGCAATCAATCACATAAAAAACAACCCACTGTGCGTTCCGTTTGAGGCATACATGAAACGATGGAACGAACTAAAAACCATGAAAAAGCACAACGCAATGACAAAATGAATGGAATGAATGCAATGCATGCAATGCATGGCGAAATGAATGAGTGAAAGATGATGCAATGAAGAATAAAAAATATGCATAGTATAACTATTGAACTGAAAGAAGAAATCAAATGTCATCCTACAGCACATATTTAGCAAACCGAACGGTGTGTTGTTGCAAGGGGAATTCCACAACAAACGAAATCTCCGTGATGATAAAAAATGAAGTGCATGACGCGACCATGACCGTGTTCAACCAAATGCAACGACTGCTGTCAAAAACATCCATGCTGGCGAGCGAAGCCGCCGCATCTGCCGGTGAAGCCGCCGCATCTGCCGGTGAAGCCGCTGCATCTGCCGGTGAAGCCACCAACTTGATAAACCAAGGAACCAGCGCATTGGCCGAATCTGTGGCCGCAGCCGTGGGGTCTGCCGAGGCGGCGGCAACGTCTGCTCGAGCCGCATCGACATCCATGAGTTTGACATCCTTGCACGCAACAAAAGCGGCAACAAGTGCAACGGCCGCAGCGGCAAGTGCAACGTCCGCAACGGCAAGTGCAACATCCGCAACGGCAAGCGCAGCGGCCGCATCCACGAGCGCAACAAGCGCCGCCGCAAGTGCAACAAGCGCCGCAATAAGCGCAGCGACAGGAGGAGGAACTGGAGGAGGAACCCCGAGCCAGGAGCTGCTGAATCAAATTCAGCAAATCGCGGCAGTGGCAGAGGCGGCAACGAGCGCAGCGAGTCAGGCAACAAGCACCGCAAACGCAGCGGCAAGCACCGCAAACGCAGCGGCAAGTGCAGCGACCGCAGCAACAAGCACCGCAAACGCAGCGGCAAGCACCGCAAACGCAGCGGCAAGTGCAGCGACCGCAGCAACAAGCACCGCAACCGAAGCCATGGCAATTGCTCAGACTGGAACCCCGAGCCAGGAGCTGCTGAATCAAATTCAGCAAATCGCGGCCATTTCCAACAGCGCGCTTGCCGCAGCGAGCGAATCGACCACAGCCGCCGAAGCCGCCGCAATTGCCCAAGAAATATACAACAGCAACTACGGCAACACGAACCAGGAGCTGATTGACCAAATCGAATACTTGGCAAGCATGTCTTCCAGTTCATTTGCTGCAGCCATGAGCGCAGCAAACGCAGCCACAAGCACCGCAAACGCAGCCACAAGCACCGCAAACGCAGCCACAAACGCAGCGACTGAGGCGTTAAACGCAGCGACCGAAGCGGCAACTAAAGCAGCCGCAGCAGCGGCACTTGCCCAAGAATTGTACGACAGTTCAAACCAGGAGTTGATTGACAAAATTGAATACCTGTTCATGATGTTTTACCGCAGCGATTCGAATTCAATCATGGAAAACCACCCATTGATGTAAGAAAACTACCCATGAATGTCATTGTTAATATGAATGTCATTTTTGTTCGTAAAAAAAAAAGTATAAGCAATATGTATAACCCACACACACACATAAACGCAATGTCTCTCCCCACCCTGTTTCTTGGACACGCAACTGTCAATGACAGCGCGTTCAATTTCAACGACTCCGCCGTGACGGCGCCCACCCCCGTCAACAACTACGACGTCACCAACAAGCTCTACGTTGACGATGTGGTTCGCGTTCAGAAGGAGCGCCTCGACGCGCTGTTGGACGGCGCCAGCGTGAACCTCGACCAGCTGAAGGAGATTTCCGACTACGCTGCCGCCCTGAACGCCTCCGAGACCGCCAGCCTTGAGGCAGCCGTGGCCGCTCAAACCAGCGCCACTGCGACCCTGCAAGCCTACGTGGACAGCACCAAGGCCAACCTTGAGGCGACCGACCTGGCCATCATGCAGTCCGTCGCCGACGAGACGTCCGCCCGCACCGTCGCGGATTCGCAGCTGAGCGCGAGCATCACCTCGGGCTCCAACGCGCACGCTGCCTACGTTGCCAGCAACAACACGCGCGCCACCGCCATTGAGTCCGCCGCGTCTGCCGAGACCGCCGCGCGCATTGCCGGCGACAACACGCTTCAATCGAATGTGAACAGCCTGCAGACCGCCACGCAGAACGCCGCCTCCGCCCTTGAATCGTCCCTGACCAACGCCATCAACAGCGGCCTTGCGACCGAAGCGTCCGACCGCGCCGCCGCCGACTCCACCCTTCAGGCAAACGTTGACGCCGAAGCCGCTGCCCGCGCCGCTGCCGATGCCGTCCTTCAGGCAAACATTGACTCCGCCAACGGCGGCCTTGCTGCCGAGATTGTTGCCCGCACCGCCGCCGACACCGTGCTGCAGTCCAACATTGACGCGCTGTCCACCTCCGTCGACACGCACGTCGCCGCGCTTGACGCCATGGACGCGTCCATCACTGCCAACGTGGATGCCGAGATTGCTGCCCGCGTTGCCGCCGTGAACACCGTGACCGACCGCGTGCACGACTTGGAGACCCTGGAAGCCACGCACTATGCCGGACTCGTGAGCATGGACACGTCGCTTGCCGCCTCCGTTGCCGCCGAAGCCGCCTCCCGCGCCGCCGCCGACATCCAGTACGCTGCCGAGCTGTCGTCCCTGGCCGCCTCCACCGCCGCCTCCGTTTCGTTGCTGCAGGTTGCCGACAGCAACATCATTTCCGCCGCGAACGCGGAGGGTGCCGCGCGCATTGCCGCCGACGCCGCGCTCGGCGTGCGTGTGGACACCGAGGAAGCTGCCCGCAGTGCCGCCGTTGTTGCCCTTCAAGCCGCCGACGTTGCGCTCGGGGTCCGCGTTGACAGCGAAGCCGCCAGCCGCGCGTCCGCCGTGAGCGCCCTCCAAGCCGCCGATGCCGTGCACTCTGCCGCGATTAGCGCCGAAGCCGCCGCCCGCGCCGCTGCCGACAGCACGCTGACCAGCGGCCTGAACACCGAGGTTGCCGCGCGCATCGCCGGAGACAACACCTTGACCACCAGCGTGTCCACCCTGACCAGTTCCACCAACAGCTCAGTTTCCAGCCTGCAGTCTCAAATCAGCTCCGTCGTGTCTTCGTTGAGCTCGGAAAGCAGCGTGCGCAGCGCCGCCGACGCCGACCTGCTCAACCGCATTGACATGCTGTTCCTGTACTTCTTCCACCAGAGCTCGAACGGCGCCACCATTGACGCCAACCACCAAATCCAGTGGCTTTACGGCAACCCTTAAATTGCTGACAAAATGACAAAATGTCATGCCCAAAAATCAGTATTCTAAAAAAAAATTGAATTGATTTCAAACGCGCTTTGAAACCAAGCAGTGTATCGTATCAGAACAAGAAACAAGTATCAGAACAATGTCGTCAAAGACCTTTGCCAAGAAACCCCAAACCCGTACTACTTACCGTCCATCCACGCACCCCCGGTGGTCCAGGGACAACAAGTGTGAGAATCCCAATCCGGCGCTGGAGATGCAGATTTCCATTGAAGTTTCCCCGGCGCCCACATATGATCAGCTATGTGTCATGAAAGACGAGCTGGCATCATCCTGTGGCGCAGACGAAGACAAGCTCGCATTCCTGGAAGCAATCAATCGGGAAGTCAACCGTTGCAAACCCAAACCCGTGTGGATGCAAAGAGCGAACCAATCCAACATACCACCGTCTCCGACGCAGCACGCGCGCATCGACGGCACTCAAGTCAATGAGCTGAAAGGCATCCTGAAACCCGAGACGCTGCGCCGAACGTTCATCTCCATTCCGGCGCTGATGGCACAGATTCAAGCGGACATTCAAGAAGCCATTCAACAACAACAACAACAACAAGCGCCAAAAACGCAAGCAGAAGTGGACGCAGAAGCGGAAGCGGAGATTCTTCAAGCAAGGCGAATGTAAAGAGAGAAAGAGGTTCCTGTCTTCAAAAAAAAAAGGTAATACAATATTGATATGTGTTTTATGCAACTAACACTTTTTTTTAATGCTTGCTCAAAGTTTTTCATTGAATGACGACGCCGCGAAGCGCCCACCTCCACAAGCGCTGCTTTTCATTGTCATGGGCAGTCATTTTTTGAAGCATTGTGCGCGCATGAGCCTCCCTCTTGTCCGCATCAAATTCCTCCGTGGTGTTCCATTCCGTGTCCATACAATAAATGCAATACAATCCATGCAATAAATGCAATCCATGCAAAAGCATTCAATTTTTCAAAAAAATGATGGAATGATATAAATATTTTCTCTCGTTAAAACATAACACACTCAAATCCATCAAATCCAATCCATCAAATCCATGCCGTACACATTGCGGAAGCAAAGCCGCCGCGGCTACAAGGTGTGCAAGAAGGGGACGCGCAAGTGCTTCTCGAAGCGCGCTTTAACGAAGCGCATGGCCATTCGGCAAATGCGGGCGCTGTATTTGAACGAATCCGTCAGAAAACCGAAACAACGCGGTGGCTGATCCCCCATGACCCAACTGTTGTAAAACCTTGATTTTGATTGTAAGCGCCACTCAATGACGGTGCGTTCACAAATTGCTGAACCCAAAGCAACGGAACGCAACCCGACAACATGCTTACATCTTTATCTTTACAAAATCCGAAAAGTAGACGCTTTCCGTCATCCAACGATTGTAAGCTGCGCGACGCCCCCCGCAAGGGAGTGCTCGCACGCGCTTGAGAATGCCGATGTAAGCGCGATGGGCGCCAGTGTCTTCATAGTCCAGGAATTTGCGCGCATACTCTTCGCGCAAGCCGATGCTTTGGTCGAGCGCGTCATCCGCGAACGTCGCGACGGCCACGGCATTGATGGCCTTGTATTCATTGTAGAGCGCATTGGCCTGCGTCATGTGGTCGTCGCAGTACAAATGCCTATTTTTTGACACGACGACCCATTCGCAGGCGCATCCAGCCACGGTGCACCGAATGTCGGGAGACCTTCGCCTGGGCATAGGGACAACAATGACAACAATGCACATACACATACATATACACAACCAATTGTATATGCACGGAATCAATTTTTCGAAAAAAAAATCCCACAAAATGTCATCCTCCAAATGTATGAAAACAAAAAAAATTGAATCTGTTTTGAAATGCTTTTTTATAAGACAGTGTTTCAAGAACTACAAGAGCGAATCAATGATCAACGTACAAATGCAACAGATGAACGAAGACGTTTACGGAAATGAAGTGAAGCGCCGTCGCACCGGCGACAATGGCGAACACTTGAAGGTATGGCACGCATTTGAAATCTCATACGTGTGTGCAGGAAATGAAGTCGAAGTCGAAGAAGAAAAAGTCGTTCAAGTCGTTCAGGTGCCCGAAGAAGAAGAAGAAGAAGAACCCCAAGCCCAACCCCAAGCCCAACCCCAAGAAGAAGATCAGTTGTTGCACTTGATTGGGCGGACCATCATTGTCGATGCGGCCGACCAAACAGCGTGTCGCGGCACACTCGAAGAATTGATTGTGCTGAATGGAGAGCGTGGCATTCATGTCCTGACCAGTGATGGCGAACATCGCATTTTCACAAGTTCTCAAATTCTCGACCTGAGAATACTTCACAATCACGCGACCGAAGAAATTCTGTCTCCAATTGAACCAATGGTCGTGCAAATCGTCGTGCAAATCGACGACGACGACAACGACGACAACGACAACCGCGACATTGAAGAAATCATTCAACGCATCGAAGTCGTGCAAATCGAAAGCGACGACGATGAGGACGACGCCAACACAGTTGAACACCAACAACACCAAGACGACGACTTTCCTGAAATTGAATTTCAGCCAGCCAGAAGAGCAGCCAGAAGAGAACAAGAAGAAGAAGCGAATTGCTGCGCGATCTGCCTTGACATGACCGACGCCGCACGCAACTTCGTGAGCCTGGACTGCGGGCACCAGTTCCATTTCGCATGCATGATGCAAAACATGGCAGCCGGCGGACCAAATCGCAACAGCTGCCCCATGTGCCGGGGTGCGGTGAATCAACAGTACGAAGTGCACAACCTGGGCGAAGACCAGCAGATGGACATGGAAGAAATGTTTCGACTCGCCGCTCGTGGCAACCAGCATCTACATGACGAGCTGGAACGGACGCGTCAGCAGCGCGAAGAGTTGACCGCCGAATACGTGCGCGTCATGTCCATGAACATGCAAATCGGGATGCGACACAACGAGGAACGTGCAGCGAGGAGTGCATTGGAACACCGGGCCCAAATGTGCCATCTGAACGAGCGCATCGCAACAGTCGTGGACAATGCGGCCAACAATGACATCCGACAACACCAATCCGCTGTCCCGCACATGGAGCGACAGATCCGGGATCTGTGCATGAGCTTCGCGATGATGGCATATGACGCACAGTACGACGACGCACATCACGACGACCCAGAACCAGAACAGCACGAGTATGACCCCTATTATGCTGATCCGGAAAACATGGATTGAACAAGCAATCCAAAATCAAACCAAAGCAATCCAAAATCAAACCAACCAAACCAACCAACCAAAAAAGCAAACCAAAAGCAAATCAAAAGGCAGGGTAAGTCCTTTTTTTTCGTTCAGTTCAGTTCAGACGACATTAAATTTTTAGAATTTAATTTTAGCATTGCAAAAAAAATTGAATCCAAAATAAAATGCGGACATATTGCATAAACAAATCAATTTAGTCAACATGCCAGTTAGTAGACGTGGTGGAAGCAAATGTTCAGTCAAGAAACAAAAGGCGGAGTGCGATGCATCCAATGAGTGCGTTTGGGGGAAAACGGGCAAATGCAGCCTAAAACGAAAGCCAGGCAACAAGAAGGCATCTGCTGCATCTGCCGCATCCCAAGTTGTGTCGCTTCACCGGTTCTTTCCGCCAGTTGCCAAGCAAGCATCACCCAAGTCGCCTGCGGCTTTGTCGCCTGCGGCTTCGCCCAAGTCCCACGGGTCCCAAAGCTCTTCTGAAGAGGAGGAAGAACTGGTGCAAAAGACCAAAGAAGACTTTCAACCCGGCGCAACCCTGAAGAATGTCAGGGCCAATGGTGATGTCGACCTGAAAGGACGCAACATGAAGGGCATCAAAATCACAGGTGGAAATATGGTTAGTGCTGATTTAAGGGGTGCCGATTTGAGCGGCGCGACCCTGGAAAACATCATGTTTCACAACGCCAAACTGGACGGCGCCAACCTGACGGGAGCGACCATTCGGGGATGCGTCTTTGAAGAGGCCAGTGTAAAAGAGACGCGTTTCGGCGGCGCACACATCACGGAGTCAGACATGAATAAGTTGTCCTCTGCGGATAAGACTCAATTCAACGACAGCGTTCTGACCAACGTGTGGTTCAGTGGCAGCAAATTCCGTGAAGCCAACTTTGCCAATGCGAAATTTGAAGGCGCTGAAACCAAACTGAACGGTGTGTCATTTGAAAAGGCGAACCTTACAGGCGCGTCATTTGGCAACGGCGTGATGCTGACGGATCCGCACATGAACGAAGCATCATCGCGTCGTTATGACTACATCAGTTTCAAGGGCGCCAACCTGCAGAAAGTGAAATTCGGCCCCAACGGCACAATAGCCAACCTGGCATACAACAACTTTGAAGAGGCCAACATGACGGGTGTCAATCTTCAAGAAGCCGACCTGCGATACTGCAAGTTTAAGGGCGCGACCATGACAGACGCGAGTCTATCGATGGCGGATTTTCGTGATTCCGAACTGAGTGTGGCCACATTGAAAGGCGCATACATTGATGGCGCCAGTTTCAACACCCTGGAAATGGTGAGGGGGTTCTTGCGATTCCAAGATGAATGAGAACAACCACAACAACCACAACAACCACAACAACCACAACAACCACAACAACCACAACAACCACAACAACCACAACAACCACAACAACCACAACAACCACAACAACCACAACAACCACAACAACCACAACAACCACCACAACAACCACAAAATATAATTATAAAAATCTCACCATAATTATATATATTTTTATTCGATGAAGTGCTGTACAACGAGCTGCGGGATTGCCACCACCTTGCTTGCGGGCATGGCGTACTGCACCTACATGGGCAACCGGTCTCAGCTCGTGCAGGACTACATGCGCACATTAACACCTGAACAGCAACAAACGTATGCCAAAATAGTAGACGAGCGTCGCGGCATTTACATGCGCGGTTTCGGCTGGGGGCTGCTTCTGTCCGCTCTGCTTCTGGGCATCCACCACCAGTACCTAACGATGTCGCGCGCGGCCCTGCTGTGCACCGTGGCGGCCATCACGCTGGCGACCAACTACTTTTACTACATGCTGTCGCCGAAGAGCGACTGGATGGTGCTGCACTTCAATAAAAAGCAAGACGCTGCGAACTGGTTGCAAGTGTATCGCGGCATGCAGGTGAACTACCACGTGGGCCTGGTGCTAGGCATTGTGGGGACTGTGTTGCTGAGCAACGCGTTTTATTCCAAAAATTGAATTAAAAGCTTAATGCAGACACGCCACATGCAAGCCATGAACTATAGCCTCCCTTTCGACAACAGCGTGAAAATGACAGGAAGGGCGTTTGAATTCCCAGGCGAAGCAATGAGCATCCTTTTGTATTTTGCAGTGATTTTAATCGCCGCATTCAGAAATCCGGACCCAAATTAAAAAAAAATTGAATTGCGAGCCATGTCTTGCAATCCAAGACAAGACAATCCAATCCAACACACACGCAATCCAATCCAATCCGATGATTCAAGGAGCCTTTGTTCTGAAAATGAAAACGCGCGAGTGGCGCCTGTGCTTGGTGAAGCAAGTGCCTGAACAATCGTCATCTAGCTGGATGCTGTTTGGTCGAAAAAACATGAACGAAAGCAAAACAACGTTTCAAATGGAATTCACTTCGTGTCAAGAGACGACTCTAATCATCCATCTGGCAAACCTGGCGCACGTGGACGAAGAAACATGTGCCGAAATCCGCCTGGTGCTAATTCGAGAATCGCCAGCCGTTTCCTGCATTGGGTCGCTTTGGGCCCTAAAAGGACTGGAGATGTACCGGAAGCAACTCGACACGGCAAGCGCATTGATCAACTCGCTGCATCAGGACGTGAACATGCTGCGCCTTTCACCGCAAATCGAAGATTCACCGCAAATCGAAGATTCACCGCAAATCGAAGATTCACCGCAAATCGAAGAATTGAATCACAGGAACCACAGCCACAGCAGCCACAGCAGCCACAGCAGCCACAGCAGCCACCATTCCATGCAGACTCGATCCAAAGCTAAGCACTGAAAAGAAGAAAAAGAAAAAGAAAAAGTATATATTGTTTTTTTTCGTAATAACCATTTAAACGAACCACGCCATTGCAATATGGGTCCAAAAGACCCATAGCTCGTTTAGCTCAGTCGGCAGAGCGTGGGTCTTATGAGCCCAATGTCGCGGGTTCAAGCCCCGCAACGAGCACATTAAGCGCGTTAAACACCCGAAAAAAAGAATATAAGTGTAATATGTGAAGAAGAACGTAAGAATTCATCACATGCATTTGCTTCCCTAGCTCAGCCGGTTAGAAGCGTGTTGCTGTTAACAACAAGGTCACAGGTTCGAATCCTGTGGGGAGCGATTTCATTTTTATTACTTGAACGACAACCTAGTAATAAAACTACAATAAAACAACTTTAAAATTAAGCCAACTGTGATAATAACTCAAGTTCAATTAAAAATGTTATACGAATCTGTGGTAACCAGTTTTAAATCTAAAAATTGCGAATTATTGACAACACAAGAGGAGTATGCATTTCTAACGCAAACTAAAAAAATACCAAAGTTAAAATACGTAGCATCATGTGGGCACGAACATTCAGTGCATTTCCATGTATTTAAATCACGGAACACCGGAGTTGTTTGTCCAAGTTGCACCAGTAAAAAACATGGAGAAATGAAAAACATTGCTAACCGTCTGCATCCAACGCCAATGTCCATAAACCAATTCAACGAAGAGAGATGCATTGATTACTTCATAGATGTGATAAAGTCAGAGTATGATTGCAAAAAGACGTTTGAGGGTTGTTTAGCAGACTTAACTGTAAAACCTAAAAATCAACCAAATGACTCATGGTTGCAAATTCAAGTAAAAACAAGTGCAGCTCGATTGAGAACGTATGGATTTGATAGTTCAAAAAAATACATTGACTGCTTGATTGTGTGCATTTGTTGGGAAGATAAGAAAATGTGGATATTTGATGGCAATTGCATTAAAATCTCAAAAATCTCAATTGGATTCAATAAATCCAAATATGAAGTGAATGAGTGCACCCCTGAAAACATAATTGCAAGGTTGAATGATTATTATGGTAAATTCAATTTATTCCGATTTGAAGAAAGCAATTCTCCCATATGCGATTTAGGCAAAAAAGAAATGGAATACAGACAACTGAGAATGAAACGCGTGATGTGCGATTTTATTGATGTGAGCAACTATCTACATCATGACTTTATGATATCTGATAAAAAGGTACAAGAAAAAATTGGCACACTTGTGAAAAATGAAAATGGATTAATATTCAAATTGGCCAAAAGCAATGGAAAAACGAATGGTGTCAGAAAATTTGTAGCATATGATGCTGGCGAGAATGATCTATACTGGTTGCATTTTCCCGATAAAAAATATTTTTACCTTTTGCCTAAAACAGCTGTGATAGATAAGAATGGAAAAATTAGAAAATACATTTTCATCTCATTGCGAACACAGAGTGAAAAATGGAGCAAATATTTATTTGAATACGACAATATGAATTATGTTCGGTTCAATGAAATCATCAATTTACAACAAACATAAAAACCAGTTTAAATATATAGGAAAGTAATGATTCAGAGTCCGAATCCAATGTCATGGAAACGTTTTTTCACATGTTGCTGTTGTCCAAGACGCAATAAACGGCGCAAATCCACCCCACTGCATTTGGACGTGCAAGTAAACGACCAACCACCAGCACCAGCACCAGCACCAGCACCAACAGACCAAGAACCAGCACCAACAGACCAAGCACCAGCACCAGTACCAGCAGACCAAGCACCAGCACCAGCGCCAACAGACCAAGCACCACAAATGCAACCAAGTCAAGAACTCGACCCCATAGAGCCCATAGAGTCCAAAGAACCCACAGAGTCCATAGAGTCCATAGAGTCCATAGAGTCCATAGAGTCTAAAGAGCCAGAACATGCTGTGCCTTCACCAACGCAAGAAGAAGAATCAGACCCGAAACAAGAACAAGAACCGGATGCGGATGCGGAGGACAAAGAGGAAGAAGAAAAAGGAATAACGACAACAACCAAGAAACGGAGAAGGTATAGGAAAAAGAAATCGATTGATTTATCGTCATCGTCATCGTCATTGTTGTCATCACCGGCAAGCCCGGAATACGTGGTGGTGAGCCCACAAAAGAAATAATATGTGTGCGTAATGCATACCTCAATCGATGAATAAGCGAAGCAATAAGCAAAGCGACAGAAAGCGAACCAATAAGCGAAGCGACAGAAAGCGAAGCAATAAGCGAAGCGCTAAGCGCAATAAGCGAAGCGTTAAGCGTCATTCGTCAAACTACAGCGTGAACGGCATAGTGGCCACCATGACCGAAATGCTGCACGCAGTGAAGCTGCATCACTGGCACACGCACGACTACTCCGTGCACAAGGCAACCGACAACCTGCACGAAGCGCTGTCGGAGCAGGTGGACAGCTTCGTGGAGAAGATGCTGGGGTCCAAGCAAACGCGCGCCACGCTGTCAACCTTGAGCATGAACTCATACAACACGCTGCCCGAATTGAAGCGGCGCGTGGAGCACTACAAGCGGTACTTGCGGGGCATGCCCGCATCGTTCGGCACCGACCTGCTCAACGTTCGGGACGAGCTGCTGGGGTCCCTGAACCAGTTCAGCTACATGCTGACCCTGCACTGATGCATTTAAGCATGAATTATTAATTATTTTATATTTATTTTCATTTTTTTTAATATCCTGAATGAATATAAAAAAAAATGCGACTTTCGCACATTGTTCACGACGTTGTCGAAATCGGGTCTCACCTTGGGGGTGCAGTTGGAAGTGGGTTTTCAGCAATAAATGACCTGGGGTCCACAATGACGGACATCAACCATCACGACTACCTGGGTGCTTTGGAAGAAGGCGGAAAAACTTTGATGGAAGGCGCCGAAACCATTTCGGATGCTTCTTCGGGGAACTGGTTTTAAGACCGAGTTCAAAAAAAAATCAAAACCCATTAAATTCGATTTTTTTGACATCATCGAAAAAAATTGAATTGCTTTTAAAAAAACAAAACGGATGCCAACGATACGAATCATCAATCATCTATAAGCATGACAGCCGAAGAAGCAAGGACCGCAAGTCGCAAATCAGGCAAAGCCTTTTGCAAGGTGTGCTTTGATGCAGGCAAGCCCGAAACGGAATACACCTCGCATTACCTGAGATCTGCTCCTGGTCCGGACGGCAAATTGGTTTGCCCCACCCTGCTGAATCAATCTTGTTTGACATGTGGCCAGACGGGGCACACGAGCAGCTACTGCGGCAAACGCAAGCCAATGACGAAGCCCCACACCACCCACACCACGACAATGACGACGACGAAGCCGATGACGACGACGACACCAATGCCGCCACCAGCAAAAGGTGGATATTACAATCCCAAAAGCAATGCATTTGGCGCACTGACAACAAATGACAATGCCACAAATGACATCAATGACCCACAAACGATGGCTGAACGACTGAAGAAGTCGCTGGCCCTGCAACAACCACAACCGTCGAAGCTGCAGACGCAGCAACCACCAAGACTGGCGCTGCCAGATTTGCCCCCCAGACCGCAGTTCTGGTGGCAAGACGAAGACGACTAAAAGACGAAGACGACTAAAAGACGAAGACGACTAAAAGACGAAGACGACTAAAAGACGAAGACGACTAAACGCACCAACAAATAAATGGATAGATTTCAATATAAAAATAAAATATTGCTGCATCTTATAAAAATGTCTTTGAACCTCTCTGCCTCCTTGTCTTTTAAGCCTTCGGCGTCCAAGCCTTCGGTTTCCTCCAAAAACTACGTGTCCAATGGATACACCATGAACCACAACGGATATTTAGCCAATCCCACCCATTCTGCCCAGGTTGCCGCCAACAATGCCGGCGCTCTTACCCGTGCCGAAGCTGCTTCCATGGGTCTTCCTCTCGGTGGACGCCGCTGAAAATGATTCAACCTTTTCCCAAAAACCAAACCAAACCCCAATAAAAATGTTTTTTCAATGAAACAAACTTAAAGCCAATCTGACAATGCAATATGTCTCCTCACAGCACCACGCACCCACACCATGACCATGACCAAAAATAAAAGCATTCACCCCTAATAATAGCTATATATCCATTACAGGAGACAGACCCCCCCCCTGGCACCAGATGTCAACCTCATTTTTCACTATTTCAAAAAAAAATTGAATTGCTCTTTGAACCAACTCAATTTACATCAGTGTATCAAGTCTCAACCCAACGAATCAAATCAACGATGTCATCTATGCCGAACAATTCAGCCGTCGAACCCAAGCCCGTCGAACCCAAGCCCGTCGTCGAACCCAAGCCCAACGAACCAAGCATCTGCATTCCGCGTGCGTTCAAGAGCACCACGCGCAAAGACATTTACGACGTGGTCGAGCGTCTCGACCTGGGAGCAGTGGAACGCATCGACATGGTTGCCAAGGTCAACGCCCGCGGCGAGTGCTACAACAAGGTGTTCATTCATTTCAAGATGTGGAACAAGAAGAGCGAAGTCGCACAAAACACTCGCGCCCAGCTGCTCAGAGGCGAAGAGGTGAAAATCGTTTACAGCGAGCCGTGGTTCTGGAAGTGCACCGCAAGCCGCGTCGAAAAGCCAACATTCCGCGATTACTCGGCGCCTCCTCCTCGCATTGACCTCGGCGGCTGCGCCAGCCTTTCCGCCGCAACGCAACAGCAACCAACAGCAAGCGCCGCCAAAGATGCAATCAACGAAGCCAACGCAACGCAACAGCAACCAACCGCAAGCGCCGCAACAATCACGAAGGAAGAATCCTGAACCATGAACCTGAACCCGTCGCGTCAAGCTGGACGTTAAACGGAGCAGTGGGATGGATCGAAAACCCAATGACCATATCTCGTCAAGCTCGTGACGTTAAACGGAGCAGTGGGAGGAGGGATCGAAAACCCAATGACCACATCAAGACGTCAAGCTGGACGTTAAACGGAGCAGTGGGATCCGCGACCCACAGCAGGCAGAAACCTGCAAACCGCCAAAGGGGACACCCCGCGTCAAGCTCTGGACGTTAAACGGATCAGTGGGAGGAGGGATCGAAACCCAATGACCACATCAAGGCCGGTGGTTGGCCACATTTTTTTTCGCCATCTTTTGATTTAGGTGCTTTGGGTATAAAAATATATAAAAATATATGCAAATTTTAAAATAAGCGCATGACATTTGAACCGATACGCATTGGAAACACGGTCATCCGCCGAACCAAATCATCCACGTCGTCATCATCTGCCGTGTATGAAATAAAAAACGAAACGTCCCCCCATTTGTTGCGGTCAACCTCCGCCATAATAGCGTCGCCAACTGCAATCAAAGCAACCAACGTGCTGACGCTGCACGACTACATAAAAAAAAACCGGCACGCGACCGAACTGTATGTGGCGCTGGACTTGGTCAAAGACTTTGGAAAACAGATGCAGGCGCTGATTTCATCGGGGTGGTCGATTGCCTGCATGGGGATAAACGACGTGGTTGTGATCACGCACCGCGAAAGCGACAAATTCACGCACGACTCCATCAACGATGTGGAATCCACCCTGGGCGACGCACGCATGGACCCGCAGTTCCTGTTTTTGAATGACCACCTGATGTTTGAAGTGGATGCGGACGGCACCTTGTTCATAGACCATGCGCTTCCCAATGGCAATAAACCCAAGCACGCATTCATGTCTCCCGAGCTGCAGCACCTCCTGCCAAGCGCCGCAAGCCTGCCGGTGCAGGTGCATTTCAAAACCATTTATTATAGCGCCGCGCAGTTGTTCATATACTTTCTATTGAACGTGGACCACGTCCCCGACGACGACGACCGCGCGTATCTCAATCCCATCAAATACACGAAGCTGTATTGGTTTTTGTTGCGGTGCTTGAACCCAGTGCCGGCGGACCGAAAGTACATGTACGTTTGAAATGATCAATGACCAATTACAATAAACCAAATCCAAATCCAAATCCAAATTCCAAATAATGATTTGTAAAACCAAATTAAAATGATGTCCACATAGTTGTATAACATATTCACACGTCTCTATCTTATGCCCAATCCATTTTTATCTCAACCCAAAAAGGGGCGACATAATGAGAAGCGACAGGACCGTGGGTTCCAATCCCATCATGCCCAAGAATCCCATCATGCTCATGAATCCCATCATGCTCATGCCCATGCCCAAGAGAACCCATTTTTGTCTGCCAAACGCAACGACCCTGAAGCCCCCAAACGCAACTGCTTTTCAGCACTGACACCCCCTTCTGAATCCGGCATTGCACTTGTTTCCGCTGCCGCTCCTGTTCAGCTGACGTTTGAAGAGTCGTTTCCATCCCTGTCCAAAAAACCCGCACCAACCGTTTCAGTCCCCCCAGCGCTGAACTTCAAATTGGCGATTCAAGCAAACGCTCAGCCACGTCCATATTCACAACAACCGCAACAACAACCGCAACAACAACCGCAACACCAATCACAACCACAACCACAACACCAATCACTGCAGCAGTTGCGACGCAATTTAAACCCGTTTCTAAGCAACAGCGGCCTAAGCAACAGCGGCCTAAGCAACAGCGGCCCAACCATTCGTTCCAAAAATAGCAACGGACACAACCATGTCGATGACTGCGATGAAGACAGATACACCACGCGTGATGCCTATGATTCCGCATACGTCAATTATTACAAAGATTAATTGAATTAGTTCAATTCATGCACGAAAAATGTGTGCATGAATTAACTGTTGTTTTACATCTTTCATTTTTTGATTGCTTTCCTGCATATCATCTCTTGCATAAATGACAGATGACGACCCCGACCTGGACCTGGACCTGGACCTGGACCTGGACCTGGACCTGAACCTGGACCTGGACAACTACTTGTTGCATCCACAGCCACAGCACAGCTTGCGGATAGTGCATGCTTTTATGCGAACCGACCGAAACATCGAGCACGTGTGCGAAGAAACGGTGCCAATTGAGAACGGCAGGCTGCTTCAAGAAAAGCTGATATGGTGCATTAAGCAGCAGCAGCAGCGGCAGCGGGAGCAGTGCAGCGGCACGCACTTCAAGCTGCGCGCCATGTTTTTGTACAACATGGACTTGCAGGCGGTCGACATGCAGGACCTTTTGCGCACCACCGACGGCCACCGGTTCCGTTTCCTCATGCCAATTTCTGCGTTGGACGATGTGGTGATTAAGCCGTCAATACCCATGTTTGCGCGCTTGAACGCGCTGCACATTTTGTACCAAAACGACGGCCATAGCAGCCACAACCACAGCAAAAAGCGAGTGATACAAATCCACCTGCCGCACAAACACGCGCGCACCAAATCATCGAATCAAATCACCAAATCAACAAATCAACAAGACAAACAGCTTAGAAATAAATCGAATGTCATCAACTAACCCATCAATGGAATCGGAATCAATCATGCGGAGTCGACTTTCCGGCGAGCGCGACGGGACATACGCGATGCTCATGCAGCTCGTTGCGGCAAAGCAAACGCCGGAATGCTTGCGCGCGCTGGAAAACATGGTGGTCAACCCGATTGGGTGCTGGCGGGACGTGCGCGGCTTCATCCGCCATTACGAACAGCACGGCGACCCCGGCGATGCCGAGAGCGCAATCGCAATCATGGAGGGCTGCGTGCGAATGACGAACGCGCAGCTGCGCAAGGACCGCGCGGCGAGCCGACAATCATGGGCTGCCAAGTGGGTGCCGCGAGAGCCCAAGTGCCGTGCATCGCCATTGCTGCGATGGTACTACGATGCACTGGCCGCGGACATGTTTCCGGGGGCGCCCGACGCGAACCGGCGCTTTCGCAAACTCGTGAGTGCGTTGAGCCCGTCGACGACGGACACAAGCAACAGCAACCACACTATCCCGGGACTGGTTCACATGGTGCGGCAGGCGGCACGCGCGCGCACCAGCGCGCAGTCAGATGCGGTGAACGCGTTGTGGAAACGGCACCTGGCTCGTTGCAATCCGAAGCCGACCCAGGCAATCGTGGTGCCGGCACTGTCGCTGGCACACAGCATGGGACCGGGACACAGCAACTGCCTGCATGCCGGCATTGGGCTGGCGCTGCATTTTATGCACCTTTCGCCGTGGCCGTCGCACCTTTTGACGTTTTCATCGCACGCCGAGTGGCACGCCTTGAGCCCGGATTTCGTGTCGCAAGTGCAGCAGCTGATGCTGTGCTCAGATCGATCACCCATCAATGGGCTCAACGCCAATGCAATGGCAACAAATGCAATGGCAACAAATGCAATGACAAATGCAATGACAAATGCAATGGCAACAAATGCAATGACAAATGCAATGGCCCCGGACGGAGTCATTCTGCTGATAATCAGCGACATGGAGCACGACGAACCCAGCAATAATCCCAACCCCAACCCCAACCCCAACCCCAACCCCAATCCGGGCGTGATGACGATGACATGGAACGCGTCTCGGAATGGACGCCCGGCTTCCTTCCACGGCGACAACCCGCGCATCTTTTAATCCCCATCTTCACCTTCAAAATGATCAAAATAATATAAATATACACACAATGTAATAACCCCAATCCAAACCAATCCCCCATGGGCTCGTTTTCATTTTTGAAGCGCACATTTTTTGAGCCGCGCATGGCGTTCTGCTTGTTCATTTTTTTCATGGTGGGCTACATGTTCTTTTTAGACGAGGAGAACGCATTCCAAAACTTTTTCACGTTTGGTCCGGACCCCAGCGTCCGGTTTCTGGGCATGAGCATAAACACGTGGAGCAAGGTCATCCTGGTGTATGCCGTGGGATTCATCAGCTCGTTGCTGCAAGGCTACTACCAAACGGTCATGTATGATTTCATACACTCCAAGCTGTGGAACCCGGCTTACAAAGAGCGCATCCCCATGTCCAAGAGGTGGGCCAAGACCATTGTCACCGTGGAACCATTGCTGGACTGGATGCTGGGCATTGTGCAATTCTTCATCACCATGACGATGCGCTTCCAGTTCATTCTGCCGCAGCTGCTGGGACAAATCATGGTGGACACCCCCTACGCCCTCATGAAGATTGAAGAAAAGAAGTTTTCAACCGTATGAAACGATGCACACAAGCGCATTGGCATTAGCATTGGCATTAGCATTGGTGTTGGAACAGCCGCCGCCACCCGACTGGTGTTTTGCCGCCAGCTTGGTCAGCGCTGAATCGACTGCATATCCATTCGACACTAAAAACGCAAACAGCTCGGGCAGCTGTTCCGGCGTCATGAAGGCGCCACAGCCACAGCCTGAACCACAAGATGCAGAAGTCAGCGCATGAATGCAGCACGCATTTCCTCCACTACTGCCGCAAAGCCCGGACAGCCGGGGTGGGCGCACGGTTTTTACGCGGGACGCCAACGGACCCGCCGGCACCGCATTGATGGACAAAATTTTGGTGTACTGTTGCAGTCGAGCGTCGTAAAACGGAATGGATAAAATGGAATACGCGTGCATTGGTGTATGCGAATATTGTGTATGTTTATATTATAAGTAATATTATAAACATGTCCATATTTAATTCTGGAAATTACGGGAAGCCGTTTAACGTGTCGCAGCCGCCCCTGAGTTCCAGCGACCGCACGGCGCACCTGAAATCGAAAACCAAATACGCGGCAGCCACAAATTTAGCGCAGAACGGGGGCACGCTGAAAAAGACGAACGGCTCCACCTACGTGGGCCCGGTTCACACCAATTCCTTAACGCTCGCCAGCACGGACAGCTATGCCGAATTACTAGACATAACAAAGGGCAAGTACTTGCTGACGCCGCCGCCGTCCAGCAAATTGGACGAGTCGTTCAGCCCTCAAAATGGCGAAGTGTATTATGGCAACTTCACGGTCACCAATTATTCGAGCGCGAAAATTCCGGTCACTGCACTGGGCTTTCCCACCATAAACACGGACACCACGGGATACACCTACGACTATCCCAACCAGCTGGTGGCCGCGTCATCCGGGACGGTTCCCGTCTTCAACAACTCCAACATCGTGGTCGACCCCGAATACCGCACATTTTACACCAAAGGCACGTGCAACGTCCGCAACTACTTCAAAAACGTGTACCTTGACCCGAACATCGACGTGCTGTGGGACTTCGAAGGCGATCTCGGTTTCTTGTCCAGCAAGCCGTACAATCAGGAGCAGGCGCAGCGCATCATTGCAAACCAGGCGCAAAGTCTGCGCGGCTTCCAGTACCCCACGCGCGTGCATTTTGACCTGGACAACTGCGGGTCCAAGCCGAGCATTACGCCGACCGCGCCCGACGCGCCGGTCATTTCCATAACAAGCACATCGCCGGCCAATGACAGTGTGACGATTTCATGGCTGCACGGATTCGACGGCGGCAGCCCGATTACACACTACACCATTTACATGTTGTTGCCAAATGGGACCACAACACAAACATCCATTGCCCCGCAGCCGTGTTTGAATTCATACACAACATCCGTGCCATGCGGCAGCAGTTCAGAAATATGGATCACCGCAAGCAACTGCGTGGCGAACACAATCATAATAGAGGGCTCACCACCCTATTGCACCACGCTGACCAGCCCGAAAAGCAATAGCGTGTTTACTCCGGCATATCCATGCCCCACCCCCACGCCAACACCCACGCCAACACCCACGCCAACACCAACACCGACGCCAACACCAACACCAACACCCACGCCAACACCCACGCCAACACCAACACCAACACCAACACCGACGCCAACACCCACGCCAACACCCGCACCCGTGGCCAACGCTCTAATAGTTTCTGAAGACTTCACCGGAACCTATACCACTACCACTGTCACTGATGATGATGGCACCTATACCATTTATACATTTAATACATTAACAACAACCACCACAGCTACTGGAACGGTTACCCCCACCAATAATTTTGATGTAGAATATTTAATTGTTGGTGGCGGAGGCGGCGGCGGGGGCTTTGGTGGAGGTGGTGGTGCAGGCGGCTTCCTAGCCGGAACAAATCTTCCTCTCATCTCAACATCATCGTATACTGTTACTATCGGTGGCGGAGGAATTGGAGGATACAGCAATGATGCAAATAATAATGGAGCAAATAGTGCATTTAGCCCCCCAAGCAGCAGTGAATTTTCCCCAATAACAGCAACTGGCGGGGGCCTCGGAGGCTACTATGATGACGCTACTCAAACCAGCAATGATGGTGGTGATGGTGGCAGTGGTGGCGGGGCCGGTCTTTGGCTGAGCGGAAGTGCTCCCAGCCCTGGTAATGCAATTGGTTCTCCAAGTCAAGGCAACAATGGTGGTGGTTCTGATTCTACTTCTGGCGGAGATGTCAGTTGTGGTGGTGGTGGTGGTGCTACATCTCCTGGTAGTGGTGGTAGTGGTAATGTCGGCGGAAACGGTGGTGATGGACAAACGTCTAACATTACTGGTACAACAATTACTTATGCTGGAGGAGGAGGAGGTTCAGGTGGTAGTTTCAGCGAAAACGGTGGAGTTGGTGGCGGTGGTAGAGGTGGGGGGGGTAATGGCAGTACTATCACTGTTTTAGGAGTTGCTGGCAGTCCTGGAACTGGAGGAGGTGGTGGTGGTAGTAATATAAGTAATCCTGACGAAGGTGGTGCCACCCAAGGTGGTTCTGGCGTTGTGATTCTGCGGTTTCTTACATATAACCCATGAAAATGTGATCCAATATTTTTTATCATCATAAAATATAACGAATCCAAACATGACAATAAGAAAACAATGCGGTGGAGGAATGCATTCGGAGTATTGCCCTTTGTGTTTATTGTCCTATGAGCCGTTGCCTGACATTGAGGAAGATGATGATGATGATGATGATGAGGAGGAGGAAAAAGAAGAAAATCAGCTCAAGAAGTTAAGCAACGTTGATTTGAGGTGGTTAAGAAATGGTTTGGCGTTTGATAGAGACACGAATGAAATTTTACCAGTGGAGGGGGATGACATGTATGGCCAATTTCCGATCAAAGGCAGGAAAGGCGCCTTATTTACCTCCGAAATAACAATCGGAAATGACGGTGATTCGGGATGGGGTCCCGTTTATCACGAGGATTGCATAAAATACGTGAGCGCCCAACTGAACCGGCCAGTCACGTATGAAGATGGCATAGAAATCTTTAAATTGGTGGAACGCAGGCACGGTCCGTTCCAGGACCAACATTTTGAGTGGGAAGATGCGGTCGAAGAGGAAGGCCCCGCATATTTCATTTCTCCAATGGATCCAAAAGGCACAGACGCGAGAGACCGCATCAATCAACCCATTGCTGGATGGATTTCCAGGCAGAAACGCGTTGCCTCTCCCACCGGAAAGAGACAGCTCGATCGGGAAGACGCGACCAAAGAGCTGTCGCACATTCAGGCAGAATTGCAGAAAGCGCTCGCCCGAGTGGTTGAGCTGCGGCGGGAGGTTGCCGCGCGAAAGAAAGCATTGGCAAGGCTTGCCTCTCCAAAAAAAACCCAAAAACGGGCTTCTAAACCCCAATCACCCCGGCCCCAATCGCCCCGGCCCCAATCGCCCCGGCCCCAATCGCCCCGGCCCCAATCACACCAACAAGCTAATTGTTCATCGCACACAACCAAAGAGCAATGCCCTCCGGCTGATTGCGTGTGGGGAAAAACAAACCGATGCAGTAAAAAACGGAATGTGAAGAAATGATAGACCATAAGAGAGATGTTTGTTTAAAATCATTTAACAAAATGAATTTAAAATGATGTGCATTTATAAGTGTATCTCATCTCATCTTATTTCATCCCAGAATATAATGCAACAACCACACCCAGCAACCATCGTCATTGAGGCGTGGATCCATCCGCTTTCCTGTCTGACGCCCAGCCTCATCATGCACAATTTGGAGCTGCAAGGCATCGAAGTGCCGCCGTCACTCACGATTGGCATCGACCGCGGGCACTACGACTGCACGGGAACCAATTACGCCGTAATAACGGTGCACACGGAAGCCCCGCAACAAGCACAACGGGGACAACAGACAATACAGCCGCAGCAGCCACATTCATTTTATTGCTCCTTCTTTTCTCAGAAGGCGGCGCAAGGCATGGACCCGGCCGCATTGCACCAACACTGGCTGGGAAACTGCTGCTTGCACGTTGGCAAAGGCCCAGCGTGTTCGTTCAGGCACGAGTCCGGGCACGCGAAGACGTGGAAAAAAACGGCTCCCGTCCAATGCTACCAAGACCAAGTCCAAGACCAAGTCCAAGACCAAGAAGATGCGGTTTCAGTGGAGCCCATCTGTCCGTCTCCCCGGCGCGCCAAGTCGAAAGACGTCAAGTCGAAAGACGTCAAGTCGAAAGACGCCAAAAACGCCAAGACCAAAGCCAAAGACAAGCTTCGAATCATTCAGCTGCAGAAGAAGAACCTCGGGCTGAGAACCGAACTGGATGTTTTGAAATCCGAGTTCAACGCAATGAAGGAAGCGATTGGAACCGTCAGGGATGACCAAGTTGCATTGGCACAGCGGCACAAGGAGCAGGAAGCGATCACCAAGCGCGCCAACCAGTGCCTGCAGGACTGGACCAACAAGCAAATCATAGAACGCGTGTGGACATTGGAAACACAGCACGCGCAGCTTCGGTCGGAGCATTTGAAACAAAAAGAACAACGCGAGGCTCAAACCCGTGAGGCTAAAAAGGCCCAAGAAGCGCAACAGGCCCAACAGGCCCAAAAACCCAATGTCTGCAAATTGTTGAAGAAAAAACTCAAAAAAGAGCTGAAACAAATGTCAGCCCGATTGGTTCTTTTGGAGAATGAAAGCAACAACAACAGCAACCAGTTCTGCAATAAGTGCTACAACAACGACCAAACTGGAAGCACAAACCCGTTTGACTTCAAAGCGATTTATGAACATTATGGCGGCGGGTGTCCTGCTCTGGACCTCATTCAGAATTATTGTGCAGACGCAGACCCACTCCCAGAAGCGGATGAACCAATGCCTGCCCTAATAGCAGTCCCATCAAATGACCCAAATGACCCAAAAGAAGAGGACGAGGACGACGTCGATGACGATGACATCTTTGAATTAATTCAGGTCGAACTGGTTCATGAAGATGGCGTGCCAAAGTAGGTTTTCAAAAACGCGTTGGAAATGAATGCATCCAAGTGGGGCTGTATTTTCGCTTCATGATTTTTTTCGTCGACTGCGTGATTTATGTTAGTGTACACAATCCCGGTGCGTTTGTCTGTATAGACTGGGTGCTTGATTTGCTTGCTCATGTTCAAATATGTTATACTAAACCATAACATATTTTTATATATTTTTACACACGCATTGGCATTTAAGCCCGGCCCCCGGCATTGTTCAAAAAATTGATTGAACTGTCAGATATTAAACCCAACCCACAAACAGCAGCATCAGATCCATGGCCCTTGATTTGGCATTGAAGAATCCGCATGAGCGCGACAGTCGCATCACGTTTGAGCCGGTGGAGCACAAGTACACCATTGACACCGACCCCGACAAGGCTTACACGTCGGTGACCACGTGGATCCACACCCACTTCCGCGAGTTCAACACGGACGCCATCATCAAGCGCATGATGGCGTCGCGCAACTGGAAGCAGAGCCAGTATTACGGCATGACCGCCGATGCCATCAAAGCGGCCTGGGATACGAACCGGGACGCCGCCGCCGCTGCGGGAACCGCCATGCACTACAACATTGAGTGTTATTACAACGGGCTTCCCATACCACCGGATGACGTCGAAGCCCCCGAGTTCCGCTACTTCCTGCAGTTCCACCGCGACCATTCTGACCACCTCAGACCGTATCGCACGGAGTGGACCGTGTTTGACGAAGCCGTGCGCATCTCGGGCTCCATCGACATGGTGTTCGAGAACCTGGACCCCGCAACGGGCGAGCCCGACGGCACGCTGAGCATTTACGACTGGAAGCGCTGCAAGGAAATCAAGAGGGTGCCGTTCGGTGCCAAGGACTACTCGCACACCGCAGCCATCGCGCACATCCCGGACACGAACTACTGGCACTACTGCCTGCAGCTGAACACGTACAAGGCCATTCTGGAACGGTGCTACGGCAAGCGCGTGACCGACTTGTTCTTGGTGTGCCTGCACCCCGACAACAAGAACGGCTCGTATCAGTGCATCCGGGTGGTGGACCTGCAGGGCGATGTTGCGACCTTGTTTGAAGCACGCGAACAAATATATAAAAATGCATAAAAACAAAGGAATTAAAGATTGTGAAACAAGTAAATGTATTAAATCCAGCAGTCCATTATGATTTTTTTGCCCAAATCGATGCACCCCAAAACAGTCATTGCGGCAGCCACCGCCGCGGTTCTCATGTCTTATGCAGGCTACCAGGTTTACAAGGGCTACAAAGCGCGCAATAAGTTCTTGTTGCAACAAGAAAAACAGAAACGGGTCATGGAAGAACAAGATGCCGCATATGAAAACCAGTATTTCAAGGAGTATGACCAACTGAAAGACGACCCGGAAGCGCCCGTGCCGTCGGCAAACTGCCACGTGCGAGAGACCACGCCGCAGGGGGATGTTGTCATGACATATGATGGCGAACGAGGACTGTTTTGCTATTATTCGAACAAGCGCACAATACAGTTCAAGTATCTGGAGTCGGTTGCGCGAAAGTACGTCATTGAACACGGCTGCAAGCGGCTGCACATCGACATCCGAAAGGAGATTGCAAAGGCAAACGCCGCCGCCACAGAAACCATAAAAACCGCCGCCACCACAGAACCCACAAAAGCCGCTGCACCAGCACAAGTGTTTGCACAACTTAAAAAGTATTCCACACGCGCGTCTTTGCCCACCATAAATGAAATGGTCAAGTCCAAGTCCAAATCCCAAGCGATTGACTCGCACGCAAACGCAACAAACAATGCACCTGTGTTGAAAGAACAAGTGACCCGCTACGTGTATTGTGGACGCATAGACGAGTTCAGCCCCAATCCCAGCCCCAACACAAATGAACAAGCGGCTCATGAAACGCACGACTTCAATATCATTAAGCCGATTGACTATGCAAGCTACAAAAAGATGAATGACGCATGACCAAGTGCATAACCATGTGCATTGCATTGCATTTGCATTGTTTCATTTTTTTTATCATTAATATATATCCAATATTAATCATAAATCATTAATCATCCGCATAAGTCGACAATAGTATCATGCCACCCAAATCACGGAAAAGACAACAGCAAAAACCACAACAAGCAGCAATAAACGTAGTGCCAACAAGCGCAGCGCCAAAACCAAACGAAGCGCCAAAACCAAACGAAGCGCCAAAACCAAACGAAGCGCCAATAAGCGGAGCGCCAAAAACAAGCGCAGAAACAACAAGCGCAGCATCAACAAGCGCAGCGCCACTAAGCGCAGCATCAACAAGCGCAACATCAACAAGCGCAGCGCCACTAAGCGCAGCATCAACAAGCGCAGAAACAACAAGTGCAGCATCAACAAGCGCAGCATCAACAAGCGCACAAACAGAACCCAAACCGGCTGTAATAGACCCAATCCAAGTCGCACAACAAGCAGCACCACAAGCAGCACCACAAGCAGCCCAACAAACAGCCCCACCAGTAATAAACGCAGAATCAAATGCAGAATCAAATGCAGAATCAAACCTAGAACAGCCACAACCGCAATCAGACCTAGATCAATATAAACCATCCGCACCGCCAGCTGATGATGAAAATGAGCAATACCTAGACCAACAACAGCAACAGCAACAACAGCAACAATACCTAGACCAACAACAGCAACAGCAGCAATACCTAGAACAACAGCAACAACAGCAACAATACCTAGAACAACAGCAACAACAGCAACAGTCAAACAATGTCAATGTCCAATACAGCACAGAGGAGTCGAAAGTGCCTCCCAATCCGGAAGACTGCAACGTGTTCCCGTCATTGTTTGGAGGTGCGGATGATGACTGCTACACAGAGCAGCCAATGCCGCAGGTGCAGGAATTGATAAAGCAGGTCTTGTATGAAAAGATTTCCTCGGTGGGTTCACGCGTCATCATGGATGCTTTGATTGCAACCGGAAATGAAGCGCTGGTCAACGCCATCCTGGCGAAATCATTGACGCAGCAACAAGCAGAACTATTGAAGCAAGTTTCCCTTGACCCACAAGTTGCGGCAGCATTGGAACAAGTGAAGGGCCGCCTGCTAGAAGGAGTTGAAGCATCCGTTGCTAGTGTGCAAGAAAACGTGTTGCCCAAAGTGAATAACGCGATTGCCACAGTCGCAGATGGAGTGATGCAGGTTGGTAATGATGTCATCGCCGACATTCCATTCGTGGGTGATGGAATGGCCATCCTAAAAACAATTGATACAACCGCAGAATCACTGGCAAATGCGGTCGACATCAAAGAAGAATTTGACAAAGCAACTGCACCAGTGACAAATGTAATGAAAAACATGGGCGAGCTGGAAACTGCTCTCAATACTGCGGCGAATGCAGCGTCTAATGCAGCGGCTGGTGCGTCTAATGCAGCGGCTGGTGCAGTGGCTGGAACAGTGGGCGGCGTGACTGATGCAGTGGGCGGTGTGACTGATGCAGTGGCTGATTTATCAGACCAAGCATCAAGCACTGTGTCTAATGCAAAACCAGACCCCAATGCAACCCAAGACCTTGGTAAAAACAAAGGCGGAAATCAAGGCGGCGGCTCTCGCACGCGCCGTCGCATTCACAAGCTGTCCCGCCGCATCGAACGCACGCTGCGCCGCGTCCAAAAAAAATACGGGCTGCAAGACAAGAACAGTTTTTTGCGACGCACACTGAAACGAAAATGAATGTAAAATATTAATTTAGAGAGATAATGCATAGAACCATTATAGAATACACACACACACACCCAAAAACAACACACCACCCAATGCAGATATTTGTAAAGACATTGACCGGAAAAACCATCACGCTCGAAATCGAGCCGAATGACACCATCGGCGCATTGAAAGCCAAAATCCAGGACAAGGAAGGCATTCCACCTGACCAGCAACGCTTAATATATGCCGGCAAGCAGCTGGACGACGAAAGAACGCTGTCGGATTACAACGTGCAATCTCAGGCAACACTGCATCTTGTTCTTCGACTTCGTGGAGGTATTTTTAAAAAGTGCAATATACCTTTTTACATATTATGTAAAATAATGTAAAAACGATTTATTTAATACATGTAAAATGAAGAGGTGCAATTGTTGCAAAAAAGACAAAGCCATTGAATTGTTTTTAGAAAATAATAAAGAATTCAAAACCTGCATCAATTGCAGAAATCATTCTCGCAACTGGAGAGAAAAGAATAAAGAATTATGTTCATTATATAACAAAACATATAATAATAAAAAAAACAATAACAACGAAGTAATATGCATTTATGCCAAAAAAAATAATTCTGATGAAGAATGGATGAAGTTTGATTCTCAGTCAGAAGCAGCCACAAAATTAGGAGTTTACACGGCAAATGTATGTAAAGTTATCAATGGTAGTTTAAAAACCACTGGTGGTTATATTTTCAAAAAAGAAAAAGAAACATACAAAGCAAATGAAACTAGTTGGGAAAAAATTAAAAAACAAAATAACATTGAAAGCAAGTGCAAAGGACATCCATCAAATCATAGAGTATTGCATGAAACAATTGAAGGAGTCATTGGAAAGAAATGTTGTAAATGTAAGTCATGGCAACCATTAATGGAATATAATTATTCCAAAATACATTGGGACAATTTGAGAAATGATTGTAAAAAATGTCTTGTAGAATGGAGAAGGATGAATAGAAAAACATTGAATGAAAAACACATGATGTATGAAAAAAATCGCAAATTAACAGATGCCGAATTTAAACTTGTTAAAACATTGAGGAGCAGATTGGTAAATGCGCTCAGAAGACAAAATTTGAATAAAAATAATTCAACAATTGATTTATTGGGTTGTTCTGTTTCATTTCTAAAAAATGCATTAGAATCCAAATTCAAAGAAGGAATGACATGGGAAAATCATGGAAAGTGGCACATAGATCACATCAAACCATGCGCATTATTTGATTTGCGTTACATTGAAGAACAAAAAAAATGTTTTCACTACACAAATTTGCAACCATTATGGGCTTCCGAAAATTTAAGTAAAGGTTGTAAATACATTGAACCAATTTCATCGTTTTTTTGACAGCCAGCGAAGGAATCCGTTGCTGCGCGCCAAATCAAAGGACGACCCCAGGTGGCTGCGCGCAATGTCGCAGGTCTGCCGTTCAAACGGCGTCAGCTGTTGATAGTACGTATCCAGAAGTTCAGTAGAAGTCGATTCCATTTTCTCTCTGTAATGTTCTGTGCTCTTTGTGCATTGATTTAAACGCCATAAATTTAAATCAATTTTTCGGGTTTTCACTTAAAATGAATCGACGCAATGCATGCATGTATTAACCACCAGACAACCAGAACCAAACCCACAACCAAACCCATAACCAAACCCATAACCAGAACCCAAATGCTGCACCAGATTGCGTGTGCTGCCTCTGAAAACATGAACAAGGACCCCGTGCCGTGGGACGACTACTTCATGTCCATCGCCTTCCTGGCGTCCATGCGCAGCCCGTGCACCCGCCTGCGCGTGGGTTCCGTGGTCGTAAAGGACCACCGCATCATCGCCATGGGCTACAACGGCTTCATTGCCGGTGCGCCGCACATCAGCCGGCTGCGCGACAACCACGAACAGGCCATCATTCACAGCGAAATCAACGCGGTCAGCGACTGCGCGCGCCGGGGCGCCAGCCTGCAGGACGCCGCCATTTACGTGACGCACTATCCCTGCATCAACTGCTTCCGATCGCTGGCGGCGTGCGGCATCAAGCGCATTCATTACTATCACGACTACAACAACGACCCGCTAATCCCGACGATGGCCGACGACGCTGGCATCGTAATTTTCCAGCACGCAATTTTCCAGCAACTGTGGCATAAGTGATTCCAATCGGTTCACCTCTGCTTTTCTCATTGCGGAAGACACAGTGTGTTTCGCTTCATGGGGAAAGCTGTTAAAATTATATTGCTCAAATGATCGTGCCAAATCAATAGGTCTCATACTCATAATATTTACAATTGGTGTTGTTGACAAATGCCGACTAACAAATGCATTAAACGAGTCTTTGTCATCATGACGCATGAATGGTTTAATTTGTTCATTTTTAGCTACTCTAAGAAGAAGGTCGATTGCATCACTCTCAATCTTGCGTGTATCATTAATTTTGTTGACTGAACTGACTAACTGTTCCGCCAATAGTCGCTTGTATTTCTCGCAGTTTGTTTCAGGACAACCCGATGCAACGCAATGATTGTAGTCACGATATTTAGCAGAAGGGTCACAAACACCTCCCATTCGTCTTCTGGTTGTCATCCTCTTAGTGCGTCTCGTCTTGGCATTTGCCCTAGCCTTTCTTTTTAACACCGTTTTTCTTGGCATTTTTATACAATTAACCAACATTTTTTTTTTATTTTTGGGTAATGATTTCACATGATGGCAACGCATGCCGGCACACGGGGCATTCCGCGCTTTCGGTTTCCAGCCATGTTTGAATGGCGTCCTTGAGAAACGCGTGCCCGCAAGGCAGCACCAGCACGGCATCGCCCTCGGCAAATTCGGACTGCGTGATGGGGCACATGCCTTCGCCCTCGCCTTCGCCTTCGCCTTTTGTCATCACTTTTTGCAACAGCTCTTGCATGGCTTCCGGTGTGATGACGGTTCGCACGCCCGACCGCTCGTAAAGCGATGCTTCCATGACATTTTGAACCTCTTGTCTTAACCTGATATTCTGATTCTGATTCTGATTCTGATTAGCATTTGAATCAGCGCGATGCAAATGAATGCGGGTCCCCGTGCGATGGCAGTGCGCCAACAGGGTCAAACAGTTCATGGATGGGTTATTGTTGTTTTATTTATTGTTTCGATTGTTTTTTGTTTTTATTAAATGTCGTCCACATTGATGTGGTCCGATTTGATCACGGATTTAGGCACGGATTTGACAACAAGCGTGGGTTTAACAAGCGCGGGTTTAGGCTTATCTGATTCCGATGAGTCATCCGAGTCCGAGTCGTCCGAGTCCGAGTCCGATGACGGCATGTCATACACGCGTTGCTGCATCAATTCACTATCATCGGCATCGACACCATCGTCGCCATCGTCATCCGCAGCAGCCTTGTTGCCTTTAACCAGCTTGCTGTATTTCATTGTTTCGCTGTCGGTGAACTGGATGCTGCTTCTTTCGTTATTTTCACTTGCTGAGGCAACAGCAACGGCCTTGAAGCACGGCTCGTTCTTCATGAGTCGGTCGCGTTCGCCGTCATTGTAGACCTCTAGCAAGTCGCACGTGTCTTGTTTGCTGGACCACTCGCGCAAGCCCACCAGAACCCAGGACCCCGTGTCCAGAATGTTGTCCCGCTTGCCGCGTCCCTTGAACTTGTTGCGAATGATGCAGAGCTTGTTGCCGACGCTTCCGTCCAACAGGCTGACATAGCACATGCCGTTGCCCAGCATTTTGCTTACGACCGCGTATTTTTCTGCTTCATCGGTCGCCACGCGCAGCTGCTTGGACGCGCCCCCCTTTGAGGCGTTCACGTGCTTGCGCGCCAGCCCCTTGCCCTTGTTTCCTCCTGCGTCGTTTCTGACCATTGTCGATTGCCTCTTGGTGTATCAAAACATGCCGGCCCGTTTTTAAATGAGTTTAAAATATATTTTCTCTCCTTTAGACATAAACAAACACACAAACACAACACACACACACAAATAAGACACGATGGGAAACCCATGGCTCGCTCAAATGGCAAAGACTAGAAGGGAACACCCTGATGTGAAGGACTTCGCCAAGATTGCCGAATTGGCAAAAAAAACATACCATCCAAGCGGCCACCATAAAAATAAAAAGGGAGGTTCCGCGATGGGAGTTGTTAGTCCCTCTGAGTTCCAGGCTGATCCCAGGTTCCCGACCAGCGGTGCTGCGCTTCAAAAGTACGCCACCAATTTTAGCACCGGTGGCGGCAAGAAGTCCCGCCGGTCCAAGTCCAGCAAGAAGTCCCGCAGCCGCAAGTCCAAGTCCCGCAGCCACAAGCGCCGCTAAACAACAAACAACCAAACAACAAACAACCAAACAACAAACAACTAGAGAGAAAATGGCGCCCTTGAATCCATTGACGAGTGGCGAGAAAGCGTGCGAACGGTTTTAATAAATGCATCAATGCTGAAATTTTGCACAATGTTGTCATACGTGTCAACATTTTTGTTCATGTAAAAGAGGTCGGTGAAGACGCGCTGGGTGTCGCCCACCGTCTTGCGCCGCGCCGGGTCGGGATGCACGTTCGAAAGCAGCAGCTCGACGTATTGAATGACCAAATGGTTGTTTGTGAAGCCGTTGGATGAAATGAACTCCAGGATTTGAAGGTATGCAATACTGAGCGAGTAGTTGTCCCATGTGGCCCATCCTTGTATGAGTGTTTTGCAGGCGGTGTTGCGCGACACGCCGACCAATGGTTCCCACTGTTCAATGCACGCCTTCAAGTAGCGGACCCGAAACCCTTTGGAAAAAATGCGCAGGGCCAAGTTCGCATTCACAAACGTTTCGCAAATGGCGGCAACGTCGTCGCGGGTCAACGCTCCGCCGGAACCGGACTCGTTCTGCAGAAAGTTGATGACATGCGCTTCAAGCGGCCACACATAGTACTGAGGACTGTACTTGTAGAAATACGTGCTCCAAAAGCTGCCGCCATGACCACCTCCGCCTTCCGTTTGCAGGCGTTTGATTGGCACGGAGAGGCCGAAGTCAATGATGATGGGGGTGTCCGTCTTCAAGTTGATGAGAATGTTCTCCAGTTTGAGGTCGTAATGCACGACGTCGTGTTCCACCAACCGTCCAATGGATTCAACCAAGTAGCTGTATGTGTCGAAAATGCAGGAAATGATTTTCTTCTTGTTTTCTCTCATGGTGCCGACGTAATCATAAAAATACAGACTGTCGATGTACGGCATCTTCATGAGAATGAACTTTTTCTTTTGTTTTCCTGTCGTCTCCGCGACTTCGCATTTTCGCAGGGCAAGCGGATTGTGGCGTCGCACTTTGCCCAATTGAACGGGGCATGTCTCGACCACTGGCACAAAATTCACAGCGTAGTTCAGGATTTTCATGACAATTTTGCCCACCTCCACCTCATTTTCGGCAACTTCATCCTGCACAACCAGTTTGCTTGCATAATGAGTGTCGCTCAACGTTTTGCCGTTGCACTCGATTCCTGGGTGATACAGACACCCGTATGCACCTTGATTTATCAACACGGCGTCGGTCATTGCTAAAATGAAAAATGAAAATGACTAAAAAATGGAATGTCGTGTTGTATTATCATTGCATTATTATTTGTGGTTGTGAAACGGATTTAAGCAGTGGATTTTGCAATGATGAAGTATCTGTTCTTGTAAGTCTTTTTCAGTTTATTGATGACATCCTCTCCAGTGGGCATCATTTCAGACAGACGGGCAATCTCATTCTGGTAAACAGCGCCAACGCCAGCAGCGCCAACGCCAGCAGCGCCAACGCCAGCAGCGCCAACATCAAAATCTGCAAACCCTTTTGCTGGCGTGAAATCGGTTTGTCGCAAACCGCGCTCAATGTGGTCATCCATGGAACTCAGCAGTTCTCGACTCAGCAAGACGTACCTCCTCGGGGAACCTTGGTTCCCCGAACCCCTCCTCTCTCCATTCGCGTCGTTGGGTGTACTTGTCGCCCCTGAGGGAGGGGTGTGGGGAACCGTAGGTTCCCTAGTCCGGAAGTAGTAGCGACCGCTCTTGTACAGCTTGTCCGCAACATCTCCCGTGTATCCGAGACTCTTTAGTCGTGCAGCATCTGCATTGAAGATGGTGGTGATTTCATCGTTTGCCATCCACTCTGCCCATGCAGTCTTGTATGTTTTACGGTCGTCGTATTGGTGAATTTGGACAAAAGCTGCCAGATGTTCGATGATGTCATTTGAAAATTCAAAGCGCAAAACTCGAGTCCGGCGTGCATTGGTGGCATCATTCACATTCATATTAGTTGCCATTATTGATGATGCAGATGTGGTTGGTTGATTGGGTTATTCCCACTTTGTTTTAGGATTCAATTTTTTTCGTTTTTATCATATTTGTGTCATGATAAAAAGACATAAAGAATTGATTGTTCATTTATTCACAAACCAAACCAACCAATTCAGATTCAGATGGCCATGAAAATCATTTACAGAATAAGTGATAAAGGAAACCCAAAAATGAAGCCATATTACGCGACAAAAAAAGGTTGTTTTTTGCATTTTTTAAACCGGTTCAAGGAACACGACATTTACGTGATTGCCGACAATGTGTGCGACGCAACCCACGACTTCTTGATTTCGATCGTTGACCCAACCAAAGTGTTTAGAACCCAGCTGAACAACGCGGGCGCGTTCCTTCACTCCGTTGAATTTGCAATCGCCCGGTTCGCGGACGACGACAAAATCTACTTGGCGGAAGACGATTACATTTACACGAAGGACGCGGCCAAAGTCATTGAAGAGGGCTTTCAAATTGCGCACTATGTGTCGGGCTACGACCATCCGGACAAATACTTGAATCACAGCGAGGGAGGTCCGAACCCCCTCATACATGGCGGCGGCGAAGCGACACGGGCAGTCATGACGCAGAGCCGTCATTGGAAATTCACGAACAGCTGCTGCATGACGTTTGCAACCACGGTGAAAACTCTGAAGGAAGATTTGCACATCTATGAAAAACATTGCGCAACCGTCACTCCGAATGATTTTGGCATGTTTTGCGAGCTGACGCTGACGCCCAACGGCACACGAAGGCTGGTTTCCCCCATGCCCGCCGTTTCAACTCATGCTGAGACAGAATGGCTGGCCAAATTTGTCAACTGGGAAAACGAGTTTCATGAGTCGATCAAGCCGTAAACGAATCTCAGTGTCGTCGTTTGCACGTTCTTTTTGACTTGCGCTTTCTTAACTTTCGGCTATTCAACCTTTTTCCGCCTTTCTTATCATCCCCCTTCGACAATTTAAACCCGAAATGTTCCGCGCGTTTAGCCCGAAGTGATCTCGGTGATAGAGCAGAAGCAACACTCGCTGACGCTGGCAAGGCAGACGCTGGCAAGGCAGACGCTGGTAAGGCAGACGCTGGTAAGGCAGACGCTGACCGCTTCAAACCAATGCTTTGATCCATTTGAATCAAACATTTCCTCAATTTAGATTTAAATTTCGTCATTTGAACAGTGCGTCCACCCTGGAGTCCTCCCATTGAACCTGAGCTCGAATTCCAATCAGTCAATCCAAGCCAAGGCAATACGTTGCTTAACAAATATGCATCCGGCGCTCGATTTAAGTGTTCTAAAAATGCAGGTCCGCGCAGTGCTCTGAAATAATTTATGACATTCCGGTAGGGGTCTGCCGAATGCACGCATTCTGGATGACGTGTTTGTAGGTAATTCATTCGTGCCTGAAGCACAGACAGTATGTAAGCACTTAATTTTATTGCAAGACCATGACATTGCAAGCCCGCGGCATGATCATCGGGAACTTGACCAATGCGTTCACAAATGTCATACGGCAGTTCAGGCAGTGGTGATTCGGCCAGCATGCGAAGACCTTGTGCCATATTTGTTTGTTTCAAACGACATGCAAACCTCGATAAGACGTCGTATGCGTTTGTGTACCAAAGCCCGTCTGTTCTGAATAGTGGGAGATCAAAATCCTCATCATCCTCATTCCGAAATTCTTGTTCTTGTTCTTGTTCTGCAGCCATAATATATGAAACTTGTCTTATATATTATACATTTATATAATTTGGCATTAAGCCATGGACGAGCTATAAACGCACTCAAACATGAGCGCAAACGACCAGTCCATGTTGTTCAGGTCCAGCACGCGCCCGAAGTCGTCAATCAGCGTGATGCGAAGGCGCTGAATGTCCACGGGGCCGAAGTATTCGCGGCTGTAAGTGAGCGACGTGCTGAGCGACTCCCCGCTGACAACGCCGTACGCTCCCGCCGTGTTGATTTGTTGCTTGATGTTCAAGCGCGCGATGATGTTGGGCGCAATGGTGGACGAACCGTACGCCGACGCGTAGTAATTGTTCACGTTGTTGTTGTAGTCGTCAATGCAGAGGAACACGTACTGCGGTCCCGTGATCAAGCAAATGCCCTCTGAGATCGCCGACTGGGGGATGCCGGGACTGGTGTTCCCACTCGAGTCATAATACCCACCGCCCAGTTGATAGATCGCCGTCCGATATCCGAGTTGCCACCCCAAAAAATAAGGCAGCGGCCGCGTGTCGCTTTGAAACGACGTGTTGGAGCTTGAAATCTTCACGCTCGATTCCGCGTTTCGGTCAATGCCGGCGCGCGCGTTGAACACGATGCGCATTGACCCGGTGAACGGCGTGTGCACCGCACCCGCAGTGAACGTTGCTTGAATGGAGGCGCCAGATGCCATGTTTGGTCCCACGCCGCCAGCAACGGTCAGGGTCCAATTGTTTCCAGCACCAGTGTTGTCTGCGTCCGACACGGTGAAGGTTTGCACATTCGTCCCGTCCGTTATGGTCAAGGTGGAACTGGTGTATGCGGACAAATCGATGGGCGCCCCACTCGCATCAGTCGAAGAGAAATACACGGTGGTTGAAAACGCCTGAACCACATTGCCCCAAATGACTTGGCCTGCCGAAGGTGGGGGCGTCGTTGATGCCGATGCCGTCATAAACACAGACAAGGTTGAGCCGAGCGAATAAGGGAACACGTTTCCGCTGGCGTCCGTCGCCGAGTTGCACGAAAAAATGCTGCGCCCGCTGGTGCGGTCCACCGTGTATGCCATGCCAGTTGCTGCCACCAGGTCAGTTCCCTTCAGAATGCCGTTGATTGCGGTTTCAATGGGGGAGCCGTTTCCGGATTGAAACGACGCGTTGTAGTTTCCATCCGGAATGAGGAGCGTGTATTGATTCGGGTAATTGTCATCTCCCGCATTCTTCCATTGGAAAATGATGCAGTTGTTTTCGTACTGCTGACTGATGGCGTAATACGTCAACGGCAACTCATACGTTGCCACGCTCATGCTGGTGACGTTTTCGAACTTGTAGGGAATGTTGAACACAAAATCGGTGCTTCTCGTGGAGTAGTAGTTGCTTCGAAACCGCGTGTCCACGTTCAGCGCGCGCTTAATGGTGGCCATGGCGATGGGATTCAGAATGCCTGGAGGTGCGCCCGTAAGCGCAGTCTTTCCATTCTTGAAGTTGCCAGCAATGCCGGCCTGTTCGGACGGCCGCGTTATCAAGAAGCTGTCGCCGTGTTGTTCCACATCGTTTTTTAGCTGCATGAATTTAGTGGGACCCGGAGCCGGCGCGCTCGCTTTTATTGCCGCCGTAATTGTTGCAGCGGTAATTCCATCAGTGCCGCTGCCACTGCCGCTGCCACTGCTGCCACCGCCACTGCTGCCACCGCCACTTTCAAACAGCTCCGTGGTCGTGTTCCGAGACTGCGACAACCGGCCCACCGCCTTGTTCAAAAAGTCATGAATTTTCCCTTTGGTGACGGGACCCAGTTTGGGGTCGGCCTGTATCTTTTTTTTCAGGTCATTGCAACTGCGGTCCACCGATGCACCGTCATCATTTTTATCCACTCCAAAAAAATTGAGCAACTCTCTCAGCGAATAGTTGCTGACATTCAAATCAAACAGCTGCGACATGTTTATACGAACTACAAACTACGAACTATGACGATAAATGATCACTACTATAACAGTGTATATAAAATTGCATTTATTTTTATATACTATTTTTGACAATTTCAAACCATGCCCTAAATGTTGTCAACCGCACGAACGGCACCCGCCCGAATTTTTGACGTTTATAAGGCGATTCACGCTAAACCGATTTGCACTGGTGATGGGAGTTCTGGAAGCGCCAGCGCCAGCGGCGGGCAAAGGCGCAAGCACGGGTGTAGGCGCCACCTGTCTCGCCGGAGCCCGAAGGAATGCAAACTTGTAAGTTGAAGACGACATTCGATGGTTTTATGTATTATTGTTATATGTTTTAACATGACAATAAAAAATTATGTCATGCATCCATCATAAAATAAAATAAAATAAAATAAAATATGTTGGATTTATAAACATAAACACAAACATACATAAAACCGCACTCATGAATCATGCATTGTCAACCGTGGCACTGGGTGTCATTTCCGGTTTAGCCGGTGGTGCGTTGGGACAATCTGGCGCTGAAGTCATGGTTCCTGGGCTGCTTGTGCTGGGCGTTGTGTCAAATTTCAAAACAGCAGCGGGAACGGTCCTGCTAACCATTCTGCCCCCGCTGTCGCTCATGGCCATCGTCACGTACTGGAAGCGAAACCAGGTTCAAGTGTCGACCGCAGTCATCCTCATGGTGACCTACTTTTTTGCGGCATGGGGTGGGGCATACCTGACGAGTGGATTGAAAAACTCCACGTTAGAGGGCATTTCCGGAGTGTATTTCATGATGATTGGTGCATTCTTCTTGTGGAACTCATGGAGCGGAAAGTACGGGGGCGACGACGACGAGTCTACCCCGGTTCCCACCAACCCCCATCGAGAGGGATTCAAGCTGCTTAAAAAACTGTTCAAGTAGCTTTTTTGTCGCAATTCAATTCACACGGAGTTCAAGCACATGGTGTACAGCAGGCGGTTGGTGAAGTAGCCGATGGAGTTCATCAGGAGCATTGTCCAAAACGTGGAGTTGGTGACGGGATAAAGCTTGCCCCCGGAGGCGATGACTTTGAACAGCGCGAAAAACACGTTCAGCACCACGGAGAGTGCCGAAAACACCATGAGCCAATAAAACCAGGCGCAGTATTGGCGGTTGGTGAAGGGAGCGAACCAGCCCCCCATGGAGTGCGGGTCAGTTATTTGCACAACAGCGGAGTTCATTTTACAACAATACGATTTTATAAAATGAACACAGAAAATAAATAAAAATGTATTTATTGAGGCACGCACAAGCAACCGTCATCGCGATGGGCATACGCGATGCCATACTTCTTTGTTTTGTTGCCCTCGACCGGGGCCGCAGCTGGGACAGACTGCGTGCGATACGGTCCGCGTCCCTTAATGCGCGCCAAATACCGCGCATATGAACCGTGCTTAATGTCCACACCCTGGCTTGCAGCCGAGCACGAACCCGGCCGCATGCGCGTGATGGAAGTCTTCGTGGAGCTGGCCCCGTAGCTGGGCACGTTGCGATGCACCTGGCCCGGCTCTGCGCGGTCGCTGCCCTGGTTCCAGTTCACGAACCCGTACTTGGCAACCGGTTTGGTGTACACGTTGAGTCCTGCCAAATTCTCTAAATACTCGGACTGCGACACGCGCACCGTGTTTTGAATGCGGCGCTGCGTGGCATCTGCTGCGCACGCGACGCTGTCCTTGCACCTGTAGCAGCCCTTGCAATTACGCTGAACAAACCAGCTGACCTCGTTGCCCGACAGGTCCAAGCACTGGTTGCAGTAGTACGTGTTCGGAGTGCGGTCGTTTACCAGTTTGACACCCGTCGAGTTTGTGAGCAAGTCTCTTTGGTTCAAATAAGCTTCGTAATCAAACTCGTCATTGTAATATTGATGGTACTCTTGATTCTGATTCATTCTTGCTTCTTGCTTCTTACTTCCTATATTATATTGCTTTTTATATTATATTATTTTTTAAAAATTGAATGAAATTTGACGTTGAAACAACCCCCATTATCAGATTGTCCCCTTATCAATAACTGTCGCATGACGGACAAAGAAGTTGAAGCCATCGAATCCATAACAACTCAAGTTCCCGGATATTACAAATGCGGCCACTGCGCCCTGCACTTCAAAACCCGGTCCCGCTTCCAAACCCATGAATCGACGTGTCTGTCGTTGAAACAAATTCGCGCCCGGGCGACGTTTGGTTCAGAACCCGGCGTGTCCGTGCAGGACCTCTTTGCGCTTGTGCAGCGGCTGGCCGTGCGGCTGGAAACGGCAGAGCACGAGCTAAGCGTTCTGAAACGCCAAAACCGGCTGCAAATGAAACGCGAACACAATGCGGAAAACAAAATTCATCGCGACAACTTGCTGCAGTGGTTGAATGAGTCTGAGTCTGAGTCATCAGCATCAGCCCAGATCCCCCCGTTTTCGGAGTGGTTGACTGCCATTGCTCCCATGACTCGCGAGCATCTGGCGCTCGTGTTCCAGCACGGCTTCATGGACGGCATGTGCGCCATCATTGCGTCCATTGCATCATCCGCATCATCGTCCTGCGCAATTTGCGCGTATGATGAAGCCCCCGACACTATGTTTGTGTATGATTCACAAGACCAGAGCCAGAGCCAAGGCCAAGACCAAGACCAAGACCAATTCAAATGGCGCCCCATGACGCGGTCCGAGTTTGAAAAGTTCATCAACCGCATGCAAAAGCTGCTCATGAACGAGTTTGTGCGCTGGCAACAAGAAAACAAGGAGCGCTGGCACGACCCCGATTTTGCGGAGCAGTATGATGCAAACCTGTTGAAAGTCATGGGCAGTGGAAAAGCCAAGAGCGGCGGCTGCTCCAATCGCGACATGCTGATGACCCGCATGAAGTCAAAAGTGTATGCGGCCATCAAGCAGTCGGCCAACAACAGCAACAACAACATCGCCAAATAAAAAATAAATGCAAATGCGCACAACCCAAAAACTAAAAATAATATTAAATACTAAACAACCGGATGTTGAATGTTCATGTGAACGGATTTTGGGATGGGTTTTTAAATAAAACTGATGCAAATCACATCGGTTTTTTCGAAACCATTTTTCCAAAAACAATGTCAATGACCAACCCCAACACCAACATTCATTCTGCAAACGTGTTGTTTGAATCCATTTTTTCTAAATCAATGGTAAGTACTAAAAACTGGTTGTGCAAAATTCAATACACGGGGGAACCCAGATGGCGTGCAATCACGAATTACGATCTGACACTTGGTTCATTTGAAGATGGCGAAAAAATCATCAACTTGCCATTGTTCGTCTACTACATCCATTCAAGAAACCTCCTGGACAAACTCATCCATCGTCCAATGCGAACAACGGTTCCTCCGAAATTTTGTTGTTTCATAGTCAGCAATGGAGCTTGTCATACTCGCAATAAAATGTTCAACATGTTGAGCCGATACAAACGCGTGGATTCCCATGGAAAGTTTCAAAACAACAGCGGTAAACCATTGCAATTCAACTATGGCACGCAGGAATTTTTAGATTTTATATCAAATTACAAATTCATCATATGCTTTGAAAATTCGAAATTTGGAACGTATTCCACTGAAAAAATAGTAAATCCGTATTTGGCAAGCATCGTTCCCATCTATTGGTCTTCCCACAAAATAAAGGACACATTGAACCCGGAATCAATGCTGTTTTTAGACGATGAACGCGAAGAAACTTATGTGAAATTTATAAACAAAGTAATCGAGCTGGACTGCAATGATGAAAAGTATTTAGAGTTTGTGAACCGGCCGGTTTTCAGCCAGATGACGCATTGGAATGAGAATTACACGGTGGACGTGTTGTCAAACAAGCTGTCTGGGTTTTTGCAAGAGCATTTAAAATCGAAATGAGAGGTAATGAGAGGTGCATTGCAAGTAATTATCATTATTATTATTATATTTGCAATATTTAAAGACTGATCCAATACGATGAAATTCTTTGTCATTCATTACACGCCATTGGTTGAACGTCGTGTTCACATTGTCAAAGAATTGGACAAGGCAGGAATTAAGGATTACACATTCATATTGTCAAAAGACCGGGAAAGGTTGACGCAGGAAGACGTTTCAAAATTTGCAAACATTTCCCCATCCGAAACATCGCTGTTTTGCAAACATGTGGAGGTATTCAAGGCAGCATCCGGATTGGATGATGACATGGCTGTGGTGTTGGAAGATGATTCCGTGTTGTGCGATGATTTTCTGAAAAATCTGGACAAGTGTTTGACCCAATTGAAAACTGAGCAATGGGACATTTTGTTTGCGGGTGAGTGTTGTGGTCTGCACTGCCAGGTTGACAAACACGAACTGGTGAAACGCACGACCAAGTCAAGAGGAACTGGGTTGTATGTGTTGAATGTTGGAGCGGGGAAACGCATCTACGAAATTTTTACAAGACAAATGAAAATACTGATGACAGTTGATCATTGGTTCAATCAAATAAACCCGATTTTCAAGTTGAATTATTTTTGGTCAGAACCCACTTTGGTCAAACAAGGGTCGGAGTTGAACCTTTTTAAAAGTTCACTCGACAATTTGAGGTACAATGCAAATGTCAATGCAAATGTCAATGCAAGGGGGTATGCAAAAGCAAAAATGTTCAAAATGCACATGACCTAACATGTAATGGCAGCAGATGTGATGGGTTCAACGCACGATTTTTTGAACAAGCTTGGTCGTCAAATAAAACAGCGTGCCGCCCCACAGCGTGTCTATGACCGCCGTCGTAAGCTGCCACTTGGACAGAAGCGCCAGACTCGTGAAGTCGTACACGCCGTACACCACTAAACCCAGCAGGAACGCGTCCTGCGCCGACCGCCCCGGCCCGATGATGAAGTAGTTCAGCCCGAAAATCAGGAACACGTAGGTGACGACCGCGCCGAAGAGGTTGACGACTATGGGCGACCCCTGCACCGCCGCAATCTGACGCGCATAGTATCCCTTAATCATGCCCAAATACGCAAAGTCCATGGCCACGAGTCCCAGCGCGGAAACGAGCATTTTATACGATTGATTATGCATGATGATGGCTGTATGCATTATGCAGACATAAAAATATATTCTTGAAATGCATTTAAAGCATGCGCTCCATATTCAGTCACCTGCAACACAAGCACCCCAACACCCCAACACACACAACACACACACAACACAATGACAACCACGACATCAACCCGGCTTTCCGACATGGCGTTCATCGCAGCCGAGAAGGCACGCGCTCTGCGCGACAAGGCCAATCATAACCGTTTCAATGCCGCCAGGCTCAGCGTGTCGGATGAGCTGCATTGGTACAACAACAACACCAACTGGGACGCCCTGACCCGCAAGGAGTTCCGCGAAGTCATGGTCCGCATGGAATCGATAACTGCGCAGTTTTACAACGATTTCGGGGATTGCGTGTATCCCAATCGCAGCGCGGCAATCCGGAAGTTCTGGGCCGACGAATGGGACAGCAAATACCTGCCCGAGTCCGGCGAGTGGTGGAGCTTGTCTAGCAACAAGCGCATTGAGAGCGAGACGGAGAAGAAGGCCAAGCGTGATGCTGAAAAGGCTGAAAGGAAGGCTGAAAAGGAAGCAAAGGCTCAAGCAAAGGCTGAAAGGAAGGCTCATGCAAAGGCTGAAAATAAGGAAAATCTGCAGCAAACCGCTCAATACAATGACGAGGAGGAGGATCTCTATATACAAGCACTAGCGCAGCAGCAGAAGCCACAGACGCAGACGCAGACTTACAGATCTCGGTTTGATGCGGAGGAGGAGGCATATGAGAAGTTGTATGTGCTATCAAAATCAGCGCATTCGCAAAAAGCCCAAGCGGAAGATCAAGCACAACAGGCACAAAAAGCGTTGGAAGACCAAATCAGGCAGCAACAACAGCAGCAACAACAGCAGCAGCAAGAGCAAGAGCAGCAGCAAGAGCAGCAGCAAGAGCAATTGCATGACTATGACTATGATTCCTGGTATGATGCGGAGGAGGAAGCGCATGCAGAGGCATACGCCAAGGCCAGGGCAGCAGAGGAATTGAAAGAGCAACAGGAGCAACGGGAAGCTGAGGCGTATCTGGCCCAGCCCGCCAGTACCAGTGCCAGTGCCAGTCGCATGACGTGTCAGCCGGTGTTTTACTTCGAGGAGTTGACTGACGTTCAAGGAGACCCGGATTGGCGCGCATACATCTACTACGACGAGCGCATCCGTCGCTACGTGTTCAAGGGCACCCGTCGCTCGCTGCGCGCAACCAGCAAGAAGACGGTATTTCCGGAAGTCAAGCTGTGCTTTCGTTCATCCAAAGAGCTGGCCAGTTTCCTGCATTCATCCACCGACACACTGAACATCAGCATGTTTGCCATGGCCAGCGCAACCGTCAGGGACGCCACGTTTGCCGAGCTCTACGCGCTGCCCGCCCGCGGCAACAAGACGGAGCTGTTCGGCTACGACAACACTTGTCCCAGGTATTCCACGTTTGTGAATTATTTGAGGACGCTGCGCGACGTGGATGTCAGCCATTCCACCTTTGCCGCATTTTAGAATGAATGTCTGGATGCAATAAAAATATGAATATAATTATATGTAAACAATCATACATATAATTGCAAAAATGGCAAAGCCGTGTCCGGATGGCCAAGTCATGGACAAGACCACGAAGGAATGCAGGGCGCCCTTGAAGCGCGGAAGAAAGGGGAGCAGCAGCAGCACCAAAGCAAAAAAACCGTGTCCGGATGGCCAAGTCATGGACAAGAAGACAAAGAAATGCAGGCCACCCTTGAAGCGCGGAAGAACGGCCAAATGGGCTTCAAACAGTCCTAGCAAGAGCCCTAGCAAGAGTCCCAGCAAAAGTCCCAAGAACGCGACTTTAGACAAGTACGGATTTGCCATTCCTGTTTTCAGACCCAAGACTTACACGGATGCAAAAACGTACAAGCAAACCAGCATGCTTGAATTTTCAAAAAAGCGTTCTTGAACCTTAAATGCATAATGCATAATTTCAACAAACCCAAAACCAAAACACGTGAAAGAAGTTTACTAAATTCAGAGACAACCCAAAGGACAATATGTTTGTCTTATATATGACTTCCCAATGTCCCAAAAAATGAAGGTGAACTTTTACTTGGACTATCCAAAACGCAGCTACTACGAGACCACGATCCATCCGGAAAAAGACAGCCCAACCAGCATCATTGCTTCCATTTTTCACAAGCTTTACCCGCCGCATCTGCACTCTTACAGCACCCTTGATCCCGTGTTTATCCACGTGCGCGAGGGAACCACGCTGGATCCGGACAAAACGTTTGCCCAGAACGGCATTTCAAGCACTCTCGATGAAATTCCGGACATTCGCATCCGGCTAAAAATTCACATACTTTCACAATGGCTTCTATAAACACGATTTAAATGCATGATGCGAGCAAAACGCGTGATGCATGAACTAAACATTAAATACCAAAAATACCCGTGGCACGGCACGGCACTTAAAACCGGATTTGGCCGCCGACCATGCCGCCGAAGCTGGGACGGCCGGACCAGCCGCCGTCGACCTGGCCCTGAACAAAGGCGTTGCGATTTTGATTGCCGACGGTCACGCGACCGCTGCCGCTGTAGCCCTCGTTGTTGGCGTTGAATGAACCAGACACGCCGGAGGGGGAAGTGCGCGGGTTGGGGTTGGGGATGCTGATGGTTTGCATTGGATTAGCAGAGGGGTGGGGTGTGGGTTTCAAAGGGGGTTATGACATGTCTTTAGAAAAGATTTTTATATTGTTTTTTGTGTATGTGTATTATAGCACTCATTGCATAATTCATAAATAAAACATGGGAGGGGGCGGCGTGATTCCTGTGGCCATGCACGACGGTCAGCTACACTTCCTGTTTGGCCAGGAGAACGACGTCATTAAAGACGCGTCCAAAGACCAGGACTGGGGCGACTTCGGCGGTGGCGCCAAGCCCGGCGAGTCCGAGATGGACACCTGCGTGCGCGAGGGCGCCGAGGAGCTCAACGGCTTTTTCGGCAACAAGCGCGATTTCAGGGCGCTGCTCCTAAAAAACCAGCTCCTGAAGCTGACCTACGACACCCGCGTCACTTATTTAATGCGCGTGGACTACGACGAGCGCCTGCCGTTCTACTTTAATAACAACTACCGCTTCATAAAGGAGACGTCAAATTTGAGAGCCATTGCGGCGCACCCGGAGAACGGCTACTTTGAGAAGTCACACGTGCGCTGGTTCACGCTGGCGGACTTGAAGCGCGAGCGCGGCGCGTTCCGCGAGTACTTTCGCAACTTCTTGGACATGATAGAATACCGCGCACCCGAAATCAGACGGCTAATGGACAAGCGAAGCGACCGTAAGCGAAGCGACCGTAAGCGAAGCGACCGTAAGCGAAGCGACCGTAAGCGAACGAATCGACACAACAAACAACACAGACCCAACAAACGTCGTGGAACAAGGCGGCATTAATCACACCATTTTCTTAACTTTAGAATAAAACTCTCTCGTTGCGATGTGATGCAATATGAGAATCACCACAATTGCAATCAGCGTAAGGTAGGACCCTGGGTGCACGGCTTCCCCAATGACGTAACGATTGATTAGAACAACTGACATGACGCTGCACACGATGAGCATGCATTGCAGAATGATGACGTTCTGCGTTTTGCCCCAATAATAAATGGTGGGGAATGAAACCATGTTTGACGCCAATGACGCCGTGCACGAAATGGCAAGCAGCACCCAGAATGGGCGATCTTTAAACATGCGACCAACATAGTTGGAACATGAATTCAGCAACTCTGCAATCAACAACAATGACACCCCGAATAACAACATTTAATTGATATAAACTACACTCATATTAAATGTTGGGATTTGGCGTTTAAATATTTACATAATTTAGTGTTTGCAATTACCACAATCAACTATTGCAGTAAAATAAAATACTAAATTATGAACAAAAACAAGACTCGAAAAGGGTCCACCATCCGTAAAACTAAAACTAAAACCCGCCGCCGCAAGGACGTTGCCGCCGGCATAAAGGACATCCCGCTTTCAAAAGCCCGCGCCGATTTCGCAGCGCTGACGGCCGTTCCCTGCGCCGACATCAACCAAGCCGCCAAAGTGGGGAATGCCGTCATGGACCACTATTTTTTCCGGCATCGCCTTGCGGCTAAAACCAAGCGCGCCATTTCGTACTACGAATGGATTAAAACCAACTGGAAGCGCAACGAGTCGGAGCACAGTTTCTACAAGTTCAATCTGGCACAAGGCAAAACGCCGGAAAAGGCGCGCTATGCGGTGTTCCGTCTGTATTACGGCGCCATTCACGGGTTCAAGCCGTTGGTCGCCAAGTGGATGTATTGCACGTATCAGCCGCACACGGCAGTCCTGGACTTCTCGGCGGGCTGGGGCGGCCGCTGTCTGGGTGCCATGGCCCTCGGCATCCCTTATATCGGCGTAGACACCAACAAGGACCTGCGCCCCGTGTATGCGCGCATGGAAAAAGAGCTGGACGCCGATTCAAATTCAAAGGTCGTCATGCGGTTCCAGGACGCCGCAACCGTCGACTATTCCAAGTTCAAGTACGACATGGTATTAACGTCGCCGCCCTATTTCAAGACGGTGCGACCGATTGAAGCGTATGCGCACATGCCGCACTACGCTGACCGTGCCGATTTCAATGCGCGGTTCTTGTTCCCCGTCGTTCGGAACACGTACGCCAACCTGGCGCGCGGCGGCACGTATGCACTCAACATCCCAGCCGACATGTACGACGAAATCAAGGCCGCCGATATCTTGCCCCCCCGATTATTAGCCAAGCACCGCTTGTTCCTGCAGCCCCGCTTCGCCAAGGGCAACCCGAAGCACCCCGACGTCAAATACGAGGAATACATTTACGTGTGGAAGAAATGAGTAATTGAAATAAAATGGTTTAAAGACACGGTGCGAATTTTATCCATTGCAATTATTCCAAATTTATTCCAGGTTTTACATGTCGGACCTAACGGCTCATCAAAAATATCTGCAGGAATATCATTTCAGCTATGACATTCCAGAAAAACACATTCAATACTTGCGTGATTTGAAGGCGTCTGGGTTTGAACCGAGCGTTATTTACGACATTGGAGCCAATGTGCTGCACTGGACAAAAAACGCTGAAAAAATATGGCCGGATGCAAAAATTGTCTTGTTTGATGCGTACCCCCCGTGTCAGTTCTTATACAAAAATCATGATCATTTCATGGGGGTGTTGAGCAAATCGGACAACGACACTGTCAAATTTTATCAGAGTGAAGCGTATCCGGGTGGAAATTCGTATTACAAGGAAAACAGCAACGTGTTTGGAGAGTTCAATTATGCCATGATGAGGACCCGAACATTGGACAGCGTTGTCATGGAGCACAACTTTCCATTGCCGGATTTGATCAAAATCGATGTTCAAGGCTCAGAGAAGGACCTGCTTCTGGGCGCTCAACAGACAATCAGGCATGCGAGTCGCATGATCGTTGAGCTTCAACATGTGGAATACAACTTGGGTGCCCCAAAATGCGACGAATCTTTGCCGTTCATTGAAGGCCTGGGATGGAAATGCACGGACCCGTTGTTTCAAAACAATGGACCAGACGGGGATTATGGATTTGTCAATGCATCGCCAGCCGTCCCCAGCACAGAGTTCATAACAGATCGCATGGGCATCCGATATCTTAAGTGCTAAAAAAATGTTTACTGCTCCGCGTGCACCAATCACTTGTGCTGTGCACCAATCACTTGTGCACCATTCACTTGTACATGGCTTTGAAGAACGAGTTCTCTCCGTGCAGGCTGTAGTGCTTGCCGGTGCGAACATCCACGTATCCATCCGTGTCGGCGCAGTTTTGCGCGGGGAATCCATTGCTGTACCAGTAATACCCGGTGATTTTGACGACGTTGTCGCGCAACACCATGACGTGGTCGCCATGCAATCGGGCGTCTTCTTCGCAGATTCGGTTGTAGTCCTCGATGGTGTGCAGCGTGCTCGAATGCACGCGCTGGAACCAGTGCCAATCCATAGTATGATGAGTGGTGTACATTTTATCCAAAGTTGCCGCTGATTGCCAATGCAATGCCCTGGATCACAGTTCAATTTTTCAAGTTATTCAACAAAACAAAACAATTCATGCAAAAATTGAACATTTTTATTGCATGAATATCTCTCTATCAGTCCATGACAGCATCAATTACCGCAATAACCGTGTGCATCACAAGATACAACAACACAACATGGGCCGAGAGAACGGCGTGGCTCGCTGCCAATCCACAGCATGCGTGCATTTACAAAAGTCCCATTCCAATCAAGGCCAGCATCCCGTATGAAGCGCCGTTGTTCGTTCTCGAGATGAACAACGACACCAACCGAATCATGGGCGTCGGCCGCATCGTCAACGAAATCCGCGCCGACCGCCCCTATCGTGTTTATGCTGACCAGAACTACAACCGATACACGTATTTGGGGCGCCACCGCGTCGACCGCGCCGACATCATGCGGTCCAGGGCGGATGCCCGCGTCATTGAAACCCTGGAGCGCATGCTGTTTTACGGCGGCCGCCACGCCAAGCGCGGACAAGGCATCGACGAGCTGCCGGTTCGCATTCTCAAAAATAAACCGGGCTACAGCTTCGTGCAGTTCTTATTCAAACTAATGTCTGCACATAATGCATAACACACAAAACACATAAAACACACAAAACACACAAAACACAATAAAAATGAAATTCAAATTCGGATTGTCCGCTGTTTTATTGGCCATATTTTTGCTTGCATATTTAGGATCTCTCATTCCGACGACAAGCAAAGAAGGGTTTCAGTCCCATGCGTTCGTGTCGTGCCGAGGGAGCGGGTTTTCCAAGGAGTTCTGCCTGCAGAACCCGCCCATGCCGGGGCAGTGCCAGTGTCGCAACGGTGCCGTGGGCACGTTCCAGCCCGGGTTCAAGGGCCGGTGCGTGTGCCCGGAATAATTGCACCCATAAAACAATAATAAATAAATACGATTGTATTGTATCACGATTCATTGAATAATACAGTTTTTTAATCAAATGACAACCCCCGCAAATTTCAACAACATTGATTTGGACATCACGCACTACGACACGGACGAGCTGCTCGCCATGTTGAATTTGAAAGACCCCACCGAGGACGACATCATCAATGCGACCACCCGTTTCATCAAAAAAGCCACGGCGGACCGGCTGCCCAAGGTCGCCGCATTTTTCCAGGATGCGCAGGACACCCTGTTGGACGAGCTGGATAAGCAACCTGTTCAGCAAGAGCAAGAGCAAGAGCAAGAGCAAGAGCAGAAAGAAGACGACCAAGACGACCAAGAAGACCCAGAAGAAGACCCGCAAGCGCAAGAAGACCTTGACCAAGAAGACAATGTCGACCCTAGTGCCAATTCTGACCAATTGGGGCAGTGGTGGCGCAACCAGTATTTGAAGCAGGCCGACAAGGTGCAGGCCAACAAGGCGACCAGTCGCAAGAATAAGATTCAGGTGCTGCAGGGGAACGTTCACATGCCGACCAAGCGAGATAAACTCGGCGTAAATGAGACGTATCAGGTGCCGGTCGCGCAAGGCACCCTGAACCCCAATCTGAAAAACACGGTTTCTCGGTTAATAAACATTGACAGCCAGTATCGCCAGATTATCACGCCCAATGCGGAAAACCCGCTCGGTCCCGCGTCGCCCACCAACTACACCATCGACCTCACCGAAAACCTGACGAACGTGGTGTCGATCAAGTTGAACTCCATTCAGATTCCGTACACATGGTATGCCATTGACTACACTTCGGGAACCAATGTGCTGTTTTATCGTGATTATACCCCTCCACCTTCCGCATCTTCCCCGTACACTGTTTACACCGTGCCGCCAGGCAATTATACGCCGCAGCAGCTTCAGGCGTACATGTCAAATGATGCTGCAATCAACGGCGTGTTTGACATATCATTCAATCCCTTCAATGGCAAAATGTCATTTAGACTGGTCGGAACGACGACCCCCAAGGAGATCTTGTTTTTTGATCCCACATACCACATTCCATTTTCTGTCGCCACAGCAGACTTAGTGAATGATGCCATCGCCGCATCCAAGGTGAACTCCAACCTGGGCTGGCTGATGGGGTTTCGCGGCACAAATTTATCGGCTGCTGAAAAGGTTGCACCCAACACGCTGATTTACAAGGTTGAATCAACTGTCAATTATGTAACCTCGGAGGCGCTGGCCGACACGTACGGCCCCAAGTACCTCATCTTGGTGCTGGACGATTACAACCAGAACCACTTGAACAAGGGGCTCGTCAACATTGCCACCAACGACACGAAGCTGAGTCTGCCGTCGTATTTCACGCCGGGACAAAACATTGCGCTGCCGCCGTCGTATTTTGTGCCCGGAGGCATCCCGGTCGTCTGCGACACTTCCGGGAATCCCACCTACGTGCAGTCCAACCCGCGCAAGCTGACGCAGGCCCAGATTTACACCATCAACACCATTCAGCAGGACCGCAACAACACCACAATCGACCGCTACACGGGGCCCACCACCACCGACGTTCTCGCGGTCATTCCGGTGAAAACGTATTCCCTGTTGCCGGGACAGCCCTACATTGAGTTCGGTTCCGCCCTCCAAACCAACGAGCGCATTTACTTCGGCCCCGTCAACATTGAGCGTATGAAGATCCAGCTCATCGACGACAAGGGCAACATCCTGAACATGCACGGCAACGACTGGAGCATGACCTTGACATCCACGCATCTGTATGAGTACTAAGGCGGGGAACTACGTGACAAGCATTGCGCCCCGCACCCCTCCTCCGAACATTTCCCTCCATGCCGAGGGGCGAAACGCCGTGCCTTGTTCCCTGATTATTATAATATGCATGTTTATTATAACCCCATCTTTGACCCCTATACCCACCCGCCATATTAATAAAATGGATTTCAGTTCCAATGCTCCCCAACAAAAGGGCTTCTTCAACAAGAAGCTCCTCCCTGCAGTCAAACGCATCTTTCCTGTGGCCGAGCGCGTTCTTCCCGCGGTCGCCACGTTTGTCCCTGCACTTGCGCCCGCTGCCGCCGTTGTCGGTGCTATCGGCTCCCTCAGGAGATGAACCATAACCGCGGTTTCTTTAAGCCCTTCGGCCCATTTATTATATAAATGCATCGAATTTTCCCAAAAGTGTTTCGCGCATGTTGGTTTTTGGACATTTTTTTTGTCTATTTTCTCAGATTTCTGTACTCTTTTGCAACATCAACTTCAAAAAATAACAAAAACATTTCGATAGAAAAAAACGAAACCACGAGAGCATAAATGGTCTCACGTTCGCGCGCCATCCGAAACGTCCAAAAACGGGCTTAAAAAAAAGCACCAGGGTTGGCGTGCATCGGGCCCCCCGGACCTACTAACGGCTACTAACAGCTACTAACTATTTGTCAAGTGTTTGGAGCGCCGGCCAGGCGCACGGTATATGCGGCGAGTATGCAACAGCGGACTTGAATCCGGGCGCTAGGTAATCCAAAAAATACTAACAGATTACTAACATTTTTGGCAAATTACTAACCTTTTACTAACATTTTGGGCAAATTACTAACTCGGCTACTAACATTTTTGGCAAGTGGGCAAATGTTTCATGACCGAATTAATATAAACACACTTATCATATATACCTAAACTCTCTAGACAAAATGCAGCAACACCCGCCACCGTCTCAAAATTATAGGTGTGAGTTGTGCAACCTGTCTTTTTCTTTTCGAAGTCATCATGAGCGTCATTTAGCTTCCGTGGCACACAAAAAATTGGAGTCGGCGGCGGTTGACGTCAAACATCAGTGCGAGTGCGGCAAGCGCTACAAGTTTGCGTCCAGTCTGAGCTTTCACAGGAAGACGTGCGCCAAAGCGACCGCGCAGCACCAACCGCAGCACCAACAACCGCAGCACCAACAACTGCAGCTGATAGTGCATGACGTAGACAGCGACGCTGCAACTAAAAAAAAGGAACCCGCTCCCGCGTCGGAGCTGTCGGAGTTCAAGGACATGGTCATGACCATGCTGCAGGACAACCGCAACGCGTGCACGGCATATTGCGCCGTGGTGGACAACATGTCGGCCATCATCAAGGACATGATTCCCCGGCTGGGCAACGGCAACGTCATTACCAACACGAACACCAGCAACAACAACACGCAGTTCAACCTGAACATGTTTTTGAACGAGGACTGCAAGGACGCCGTCAAGTTGAGCGACTTCGTGAAGACGCTGAACATCACGGTCAAGGACTTGGAGTACACGAAGACGAAGGGCATCGTGGAGGGCGTGGGTTCCATCATTGCAAACAACCTGCGCGGCATGGACATCCACAAGCGCCCCATTCACTGCACGGACGCCAAGCGCGAGACCATGTACGTGAAGGCGGACGAGTGGATCAAGGACGAGGGCCACGCGCACCTGCGCCACTTCATTTACCTGACGTCCTGCTACCAGACGCGGGTCATCCAGGATTGGATGAACGAGCATCCGGGTTGGGAAGCCAAGGACGCCATGCACACGGAGTACCAGGCCATTTGCAAGGAGCTCTACAAGAACATCGAGCACGACGACAGCGCGCACAAGAAAATCATCAAGACGTTCATCAAGGACATGGTGCAGCTGGACAAGCAGTCGCGCATGATGCCGCCGCCGCCACAACTATGAAATTCATCTTTGCATGGCCAGTTTAGGCACATCTACGCTTTTTGATGTAATACTATAGAAATATGTATGTAATTCAGTTAAAGCATTGGTTCATATAATCAACATGTCATCATATGAATAAAGAAGAAGCACCCCTTGTGTTAGAGGACACGGTCGTGGCGGCGGTTGTCGGTTCGTTCCAGGAGCGCAGTCGCGCAGGCCAGCTGAAATACGGCACCACGCTGGATCGCACGGACCTAACCCCGCTGCAGTGGGCGCAGCACATGCAGGAGGAACTCATGGATGCCATTCTGTATTTGGAACGGCTGAAACGAGAGATAATCGCACGTAATTTGCACTAAAAATAAATCAATACATTATAATATACAATACATAATTCAATGTTTTTATTCCGGATGCATTCGGTGGGAAGTGTGCGTCCCAAAACCAGTGCGGCAAATGCACTCATTTGGTGGTGGAACAACAATGCGGGTCTGGAGGCGACCGAGTTGGCAGAGACACCAGAGTCAGAGGCAATAAGCGAAGCGGCGCCAATAAGCGCAGCGACACCAACAAGCGGATTAAACCAAGAACCGAATGAAATCGAAGAAGACGTGGTTGTGATTCAGGAAGAGGAGATGGTGTTGGTGCGCAAGGAGCAGCAAGACCCTGCGGCCCAACCCGTCACGGAAGGACCTCCGCAGCCACAATGCATCGAACCGGAACCCACCGTGTCTGCCCCCGCGCCGTCAAAGTCCAAACCCAAGAAAAAGCAACAGAAACGCAGGCAAAATTGATGCGAACATTTTTAAATCCAAAGCATATGTTATTTGAATTTAAACACATGGTTATACAACCAATAACTGTATAATGGAGGATTTAACTGCATATTCTCTCGAAGAGCGTGCCCACATTGTGCGCTTGGGCATCTTCTTGCACGAGCAGGGGCGCGAGTTCTGGGCACAGCACCAGCATCATCATCATGAATCCCCTGCATCGTTGTCGGACGAGTTTGCCGCGACCAAACTCAAAGAGGAGGTGAACAATTTAAAGGAGCGCCTGCACGCGGTGCGCGAGGAGGAGTTCAAGAAGGGCGAGCGCCGGGCGGAGGAGTACCGCCGCGAGGCGGAGCAGCGTCGACGAGAGTGCGAGGTGGAGCGTAATCGCTGCGACCGGTTGATTCAGGGCATTAATGCCGAGGTGGAGCGCGCGAGCGCGGCGCGCGTGGATGAATTAGGCAAGCAGATTGCGGCGCTGAAAGCGAAGAACGAGTGGTATTACAACATGTACGAGGACAAGTCCAAGGGCAAGCACTACGAGGAGGAGCTGTACCCGAGACTCCTGGATTACAACGACAAGCACATGAACGCGGTGTGGACCATTACGCACGTGGGCTCCGTGCTGAGCGAGAAGACGGACTTCCACTTCCGCCACAAGGAGCTGGGGACAACCGTGCTTTTAGACACGAAGAACAACCTGCCGACGAATCCTGTGGCAAACACCGCCGATTTCGAGCGCGATGTGTTGCGCAAGGAGACCAACGCCGTGGGCGGCATCATGCTGGCCAACGGCAGCATTTGCAACAAGAAGCGGTTTGAGCTTAACCGGATCAAAGGCGGCAAGCACTTGGTGTTCGTATCCGGGTTTGACCGCGACAACGTGGCGTTCGTGTTCATGCTGCTGGACTGGCTTCTGGAGCTGGCGCAAAAAAAGGGCGACGAAGCCGTGCAGCGCGGCACCCTGCAGAAGATTTTGATCACGAATTACCGGAAGGAGCTCGCGCAACTGGATGCATTGGATAAATCAAAAAAGGCGGCCCAGCGCGCCCTGGACGACATTGTGGCGGACTATCTCTCGTATTTTAACGAGGACATTGAGATGGCGTCCAAGTCGGAGGAGGTGGGGGCGAGCTCGGTGCGCGTCAAAGAAAAGACGTCGACCGAGGTGGTCAGCATCGACGCGTTGGAGCAAGGGCGGCGCGTCATTGGCACTCGCAGCAAGTATTACCTGACCTACGATGCGCCGGACCCGTGCATCCAGTACTTTAAGAGCAACTACGCGCGGAAGCAGAAGATGCTGCAACTCTCCACTGAAAACCTGGTTATAGAAGTGGATGCATGAACTTTGAATTTCTTATATCATTGAATTATATAAAAACGAAAAATATGAAGGGAGGACGGAAATTGAGAGCACCTGGCCCCACGTTGCATAAAGAGTTGCAGAACATGACATCTGAGGACAGAATAAGTAGATATATTAAATTGAACAATGCGTTTCCTCCAACAGCTCCTACCGAATTAAAACGGTTTAATGCATTTAACGCTGAAATGAAACACCGCAAGTTCGCAGAGGATGCCACTGATGCAGAAAATCGGATACGGGCGATGTACGAGAATGATCCATTTTATAACCCACCTTACTCACAAACCAGCTTCTACGATCTTGGCGGCAGAACCATTGAAGATGTATTGAAATCGGGATTGAAATCGGGATTGAAATCGGGAGGCAAAACGCGACGCAACCGTCGTCGTGGCCGTGGCCGTCGTTCATTGAAGCATTATAGCAAACGGCGTTAAAAACATTATGCACATTCAAATGATTTGCATAATGGCATGCAAGATGAAGGCAAATTATAATATTACAATATTTCAACACATGTCATTCAATATGAGACGCAACACAAAAAAGGGTGGAATCCTGTTCAAGTCAATGCGACATGGGAAAACGCGTCGGGTTCAACGTGGCGGTGCACCTGTTATGGAGAACGGAAAACAGATTGGCGAATATGATACAACCGGAAAGGGCAGCGCAGAATACGAAGCAGGCAGATATGATGGTCATTTTCGAGATGGCGTGCCACATGGACAAGGAACGTTGACATATAAGGATGGAAGTGTTTATGAAGGTGAATGGCCATTGAATGGAAGAGGCAAAATGACATACTCTGATGGAGATGTTTACGACGGCGAATGGCGTAATAATGACATGAATGGACGCGGCAAAATGATGTATAAAGATGTAGGCGTTTACGAAGGCGACTGGTTAAATGGCTTAAGGAATGGACAAGGAACAATTAAATATTACGATGGAAGCTTTTACGAAGGCCTATGGCAGAATGATGAAAGGAATGGTTTCGGAAAAATGACATACGCAGATACACGCGTTTACGTAGGCAACTGGCGGAATAATCAAAGGAATGGACATGGTAAACTGACATACGCAGATGGACGCGTGTACGAAGGCAATTGGCATGATAATTCAATGAATGGACAAGGAAAACTGACATACGAGGATGGAAGCACGTATGTGGGAGGATGGTTGGATAATAAAAGGAATGGAGAAGGAACCCTGATTGACGTAGATGGATTCACTTATGTTGGTGAATGGCAAAATGATGACCGTCATGGGCAAGGCACAATCACATATCGCGACGGACGTGAGTACAAAGGCGGATGGCAGAATGATGGCCGTCATGGACGCGGCATTATGAGATACAAAAATGGATCCGTTTACGAAGGCGAATGGCAGAATGATAAAAGGAATGGGCGGGGTGTCATGAGAGATGCATCGGGCAGAATCATGTATGAAGGCGAATGGCAGAATGATGAAATGCATGGACGTGGAAAATACACATTTGCAAACGGAGATGTGTATGTGGGGGAACTACGTAATAACGAATTAGCTGGACATGGCATTATGAGATACATAAATGGATCCGTTTACGAAGGTGAATGGCAGCATGATAAAAGGAATGGACGGCGGGGTGTTATGACATATGTCGATGGAGCCACTTATGATGGTGAATGGCAGAATGATGAAATACATGGACGTGGAAAATACACATTTGCAAACGGAGATGTGTATGAGGGGGAACTACGTAATAGCGAATTCACTGGGCAAGGTGCAATGACATATGCTAATGGAGACGTATATGTAGGCCTATGGGCCCAAGACAAAAAAAATGGGCGCGGTACAATGACATATGCCAATGGAGACGTGTATGAAGGTAATTGGCTAAATAATAACATGCATGATGTAAATGGAAGATATACAAAACATGCTGATGGAAATGTGCAAGTGGGCAATTGGATAAATCATGACATGCATGGAGTAGGTCTGTACGAAGGGGAATTGAACGAAGATGGTTTGGCAAATGGACGTGGCAAATGTACATTTATTAATGAGGACGTGTATGAAGGTTCGTGGGATGCTAATTTTATGCATGGACAAGGCAGATTGACATACCAAAATGGAGACGTATATGAAGGTCCATGGTATCGTGATAATCGGCATGGAGCAGACGGCAACATGAGATATGCATCAGATAGGTGCGTTTATGAAGGCGAATGGTGGAATGATAATATGCACGGAGACGGCGCCATGACAAGGGACGATGGTTCAACAATATATGAAGGTTTATGGAGGGATAATCGTGAACATCCACTGTTTAACCCCAATACGGGTGCATTGGCAGACAATGCGGAATACAATGCCACACTTGCAAGACCTCCCAAGATTTTTCCCATTAGTGATAATATGTTGTACCAGTCTGACACATACAAATACAAATACCATGATATGATGGAACTGCAAGATAGAATTGTGTTGGAAGCATTGGATGAAGACCCTGATGCGATTGCCTTGAAAGTGAATAGAACTTACTATGTCGTGTCAATTCGTAGGATTGAAAGTATCGCAAACAACAAAAATTTCATTCAATACGAATGTCCCGTTCTAGTGGACCTAGACGTCAACCAACGCGATCTGGAACGAGTGATCAAAGCTGAACCATATTTATCCATAAATGGCATGGGTGTTCAACTTGGAGGCGTGGTGCCTTTGTTTGACATTTGGAGTGCTATTAAATCGGGTCATAGATCATTTGAACTCGTTGGCACGAGACGTGTATTACTAAGCACTGCATCGCATAACACAATGTTCAAGTATGGGAATTTGGTCTCATCAAATCATTGCCAAAGTGGTATACCTGCCACAGTGTATGAATTGCAGACATTGCGAATAGCCATCAATCCTAGGATTAAACCAAATAGGCATGCGAAACGATTCAGGATAAAAAAGAATGGAACAAAGAAACTGAATCGTATAATAAATTTTATGCGTGGTGTCCGAAAGCAGTCCCATGTCCGAACGCAGTCGTCCCGTGGGCGGTAGTATTATTTGGAATTTCTCTCGATGTTCAGATTGGGATTTGTGGAAAGTGTTTGGGATTGCATCATGAGGATGGCCGCGAGTTGGCACATGGTTGTCTTGTTGGGTTTTTTTGTTGCGTGATTCGAGAGATAATGCGTATATTCTATAATATTCATTCAATATTATAAAAATATGGATACTTCACAAAAGTATATTTGCGATTGACTCATGCAAACATGAATGACGTGTCGCCCGTGATTTCGCGCAACATGTGGTCAATGTATGCGCGTTGAACGGCATCGGCTTCGTAGTAGTTCCAATACGCGTCTGGAAGGTTCAAATCTAGATGGGGCTTATTACATGTATTTGATTCATTTTGTTCAATTTTTTTATGAATTTCTCTCGAATGATGAATTCAAGTTTGTGAAAAGTGTGGGTTAGTGATGCAACATGTATGCGTTTTGCAAACATGTTGGACATTTTAGGGTTTTTGATTCATAAGGTTGAGAGATATTGGATTTATTTCATATTCGATGAATTATTGTTTGAATTTCTCTCGTTTGATTGATTTAAGATTGTGAAAAGTGTGAGAAGGATGTGTGCAGACATGAAGATGATGCGCCCTGCGTGCGCATGTGCCGCCTTCGGCGGCAGGGCGACCTTTTTGATGCATTTATTTAAATTTTAATTAAAAATTGAAATGAAATGCAAAATATGGATGATATTGCATGAAAATGCCACGAAAGATGTGCGATGAATCAGGATGCACGAAAGGTGCTGTAGGGAACACCAATAAATGTATTAAACATGGAGGCGGCAAACGTTGCACTGAGCCTGGATGCCCGAAGAGTGCCGCAAGTCCAACAGATAAATGTGTTAAACATGGAGGCGGCAAACGATGCAATGAGGCTGGATGCACAAATGGTGCCCAAGGCAACACAGATAAATGCAAAGCACATGGTGGTGGTGGAAAACTATGCAACGAACCAGGATGTACTACTGTGGCCCACTCTCGTGGCAAATGCTTTGCGCATGGTGGTGGCAAACGTTGCACTGAGCCTGGATGCAAGAAGAATGCCGCAAGTCCAACAGATAAATGCAAAGCGCACGGCGGTGGAGCACGATGCACTGAGCCTGGATGCAAGAAGAGTGCCATAATTCCAACAGATAAATGCTTTGCACATGGCGGTGGAGCACGATGCACTGAGCCTGGATGCACGAAGAGTGCCATAGGCAACACAGATAAATGCGTAGCGCACGGAGGCGGCAAACGATGCACTGAACCAGGATGCCCGAAGAGTGCCCAAAGTCCAACAGATAAATGCTTTGCGCATGGTGGCGGCAAACGATGCACTGAGCCTGGATGCCCGAAGAGTGCCCAAGGAAAAACAGATAAATGCGCAGCGCACGGAGGCGGCAAACGATGTCCAAATTGCATCACTTGGCCAGATTCGCGATGTGGGTCAATCGTATATGATGGATATTGTGCAACCTGTTTCAAGCAATTGTTTCCCACCGATGAACGAAGCAAGGTCATTTACATACACACAAAGGAAATCCGGGTTCGCAATGCAATCAATGATGCATTTGAAGGATTCATTCATGATAAACCATTATACACAGGACAATGCAATTGCACTCATCGTCGACGCATTGACCATCGCAAACTGATTGGTGCAACGCTTTTATGCATTGAGACCGATGAGTTTGGGCATTCGGGTTATGACCCCAAGGATGAGGAATTGCGATATGATGACCTCTATATGATACACAGTGGAAAATGGATATTCATACGATTCAACCCAGACGGGAAGGGTGTAGACATGGTGGATAAATTGGCTCGTCTCATGCAGGAAATTCAAATACAGATTGAACGAATCGAAAATGATGAAAACAATGAACTGTTGGAAATCATTAAACTATATTATTAAATCGAGAGCATGTATGCTGTGGCCATTTTCGGGCGAATGGGGTGCACCTAGCGCCGTCTTACGGCGGCCCTAGGGCGCTCAGGGCGTGGGATTTTTTTAATTATTTGAGACCATATATGCAGTGGTCCTGTTGGACTGGTCCAGTGGGACCGAGACCATACGGGATGAGACCATAATAGGTCTCAGGACTTGGGGCAGGTCGGAGGGCAT